CCCATCATCTTAAGTTCGGTCTTAGCATTTTTCAGCTTAACCAAATCTTGCTGTGCATATAACTTAAATAAGTCGGCGACCCCTTGTGCCTCTCCATTATACATCAGTTCCTCAAAGAATCTCATCTTTACAAAATTATCTACATAATCCAAAACCAAACCTTGAGGCGTATCTGGTATAATTATATTAGATTCTCCGTCAAAAGGAAGAGACCGGTACTGCATGTAAATAGGACCATCAAAATTAGCATACAGGAATCCGTTTACGATATTTATCTCATACGGACTATTCTTGACCACCTTATTCCGGCATTTACTCAAACAAGAATCACGAAGCATAGGCTTGGCAAGACCTAACATTACCGGCCGGTCATAATAGCAACGAACTTCATGATCGCGATCGTGGGTGTTAATATAAAATTTTTCAACTATCACTTTCTCGCATTCGTCTTTACAACATTCATCGCAAGAACACCACCTATAACTTCTTTCGGTGCGTTCTTTCCAGGCTATTGTATTTTGAAGTTCTGGTATCACCTTGTCACCTTCCGGCACCTCATACCCTTTAAAATCACATTTAAAAGCCAAAATAAGATCAAAGTAATCACCAGGCATACGAGCCTGCCCTCGCTTGACATCCACTACCGCTTCCTTACGCATAGTAATATCGCCTCCAAACTTCTTCAGGGCAATTTCTACCCATTTGTAGATGGACACCTCATCTATCAGATCACGCTTGTCAAATGATCTTAAAGACGATTTTAACTCTATGATATAATCTTCGACTGTCATAACAAAAAATATGGAGGACAGGAAACGAACCTGACCTCCACAAAGATATAAATAATCTGTCTAATGCCCTATTTTGTATTTTCAAAAGTTAGGATCTTCAAACTTACCATACTTCAAGAAAAGGCTCCTACACTTTTCCTTTATCCCTTTAAGTGTAGCCTCATATCCGGCACCAGTCATGTAGATGGTTTGCTGATTAACTCTTTCCCCGGAATATTTGTCAACAAAATATGATCTGTAAACACCAAACTTATTTTTGACAATATCACTGTATAGCTCCCATCTACCCTGCCCATTTCTGAACATAAACTTGACTTCCTCAAGAAACAAACGAAGATTCTTTTCTGCGATGATGATTCCATTCTGCTCAAGCTTCTTCGCCACATCTCTGATTAGCCACATGTTTTCATGATCCACCTTCTTAAATGACTCAGAAAACTCTATATCCCCCTTCTTTTCTTCTAACGTATTTACAGCTATTTCTTTTTCCATTCTTTCTTGCTCCGCCCTTTTATGTTCAGCCAAAGCAATAGCTTCCGCTTGCTGAGCTCTACGATACTGCTTAGCCCATTCTTCGGCTGCTTCTGCCGGATCAGTAAAATTTGGAATAGAAACCAAGTTTGATGTTAAAAATTCTTTTATCTTCGAGTTACACCATAATCTAAAATCAGTATCCAACCATCTCGCAAAATCTATGGCGAGATCTTCAAACATCCATGTACCTCCTCCATTTTCAGGACTTCCAAGCATAGTTGTAACTATCTGATTCTCAGAAAGGTGGGAAAATCCCACCATTGACTTAATTAATTGATTTACAGACGGCAACCTTAGATACTCGGCAGGTTTCTTATTGAATGCTTTTGCCATCTGTGTGGCATTTAATAATATACCATAAGAAGTTTTTATAAAAGAAACATTATGGCCATTATAGCTAAAAATTTTAGATAATTTTACAGATAAATCCATTTCGTTGGATTCTGACGTCAAAATAATGTTACTATCCTTCGCATTGTTTTGAAAATTGTTTACCTTTGCCTCCATAGAGCTTTATTTGTATAAAGATATTTTGTTAGCATTATATCCGTCCGCTTGCGAAAGTAGACGGATATGCAAAAATAGTGATTATCCTATATCTACAAAGGGTGATCGCTATTTTTTTTCTACGACCTTCTATGTCCCAATTCTTTATCTTCGAAAACTCTCTTAATCTGGAAGTCTTTAAACACCCTTCTTTTAGCAAGTATTTCATTGTACATAAATCGATATCTTCGTCCTTTATTCATTTTAACCCTTAACTTCTTTTTCAAGCTATCTTGTATTACAAAATGGTAATATCTTTTAGAGTCTGCGAAATCCATAGCCAGGTGGTTGTAGAGGTAGCCGTTGGTGCCGAGCCTGCTCACGATGTCCAGGTCCCGCCTGACTGCAAAGCGCTGGCCCGGTATAAGCACATGGCACAAGTAACCCACATTATCTACATAAACACCGGCATCAGCCTCTATATAATGTTCTGATACGGTTTTCCATATAATAGACAGCAGCCTTAAAACCTCTCCCCTGTCTCTTATCATGCCTTTCTTAAAACCATTCTTTCTCTTCATAAGACGATGGTAGTAGGCTACAAAATACGGTGATTGTATCGATGTTCTTTTCATGTCACTAAGTTATAAAAAAATGGGTCTTGGTTTCACAACTAAGACCCAAATAAGGATAAAAATGTTTCGTTATTGAACAATTTGACTTTTTTGATTGGAATCAAGATTCGGATTTTCATCAATAGGAATCTGTAGCCTGAATGCTACTTCCTTTATCGTCTCTGCCACTACGTACTCAATTAACTTAACAGGGCAGATAAATTCGTATTCCCATTCAGACTCACACCCTTTAGGTGTAGGATCGCAGGCCATTAACTCCAGCGCCTTCTTTCTTCTTGTTGTAAAAAACTCTACGTTAATAAGCTCTATATGAAAATCCGGTATATAAATATAGTCGTTTTCTACATAATAAAAAGGACGCCGCTCTTTCACGTATTTAACATACGGTCTTTTTTGTTCATTACGATACGACTTTATTTCAGCGAACTTAAAAAATATAGTGTTATCTACGTTAGTCACCTTAGTAATAGCCGGTCTAAGGGCAGAATAAAGAAGTCCTGGAAGTTTATGCTTTGAACGCATAAGTGTATTGCATAACGCAAATTCAGCATCGCAGCAAACTATCTTGTCAACTTCAATCATCTCCAGGCAAGTAACGTAAGTTAGGAGCCGGTGATCGCCGAGCAACGTCCCATCATCCCACCTCTGGGCTGTATAAGATTCGGCTTTAGTTCTACCGATATTCAATATCCATCTCCGGCTAACATGGGAGTCTTTATCAAGGGCATGAATGCCATTTACGACTCTTGATACAAATTCACCATTTGTAATCATGCTCCCCTCCTTTCTTTTGCTCTGGATTCTCTTGATTTGGCATTCAAGATCCTCATATAAATCTCTCTTTCACTCATGCCGGATATGGTTTTTATAGCATCATCCAACATAACTTTCGTATATAAAGGTTTAGGGAATCCCTTTATCTTAACCGGATCAGGAACTAACTTCGCCTTCCGATATTCATAAAATCTTTTAGAAGTTACATTAAGATAAGAAATAGCTTCCTCGCCAGTATAATACTTAGCGGGATTAGCAAGCTGCATCCATGTTTCCAAATCATTGGCTGTAAGATGATCGCATTCGCCATTCAAAAACATGGCCTTTATTTTATCACATACCGCAGCACCACTCTTACGCAGCGTCTCTGTCAGAATCTCTTTCATCTTCTTTAAAGCAACCTGTTTTAAATCTTAAAATGATAGAGGCAATGATTATAACAAGAGTTACAGCCATCAACGACCATATTGCGATGTTATGCTCAATAGGTATATTGAAATTAACCATAACCCATTCTACTGACACATTAAGCATCATACTGTAGATTAGTAACCTATGCCATATACAAAACTTAAACATTTTTGAAAAAGCTAACAGAAATAGGTCCCATGATAGAGGATGACCTAATATCGGATACAGCCAATTAGTGATACTAAAAGGATAAAACTCATCAAAAATGCTGGCTAACATAATAACCTGCATCAATACAGGATAGTACTTCACAAACGTCACACAGACATTCCTTTGCCCTTTGCTAATAAACTTGTTGCTCATAATAAATTGTTGTTATGTTATTAAAATGGGGAAGGCGATCAGCACCTTCCCCTGGTTTTCAATCACTTTTTAGTGCTCGTCTTCTTTCTTTTCATCTTGCCTCCAACGCTACCGCCTTGGCGCATTTTAGGTTTGTCTTTCTTATCGACTTCACCACCCTGACGAGCTTTCTTTTTACAAGCCATGATACTAAAATTTTAAAATTGAATGATATGCAATATTAATCATTTTTATCCTAATAGACAATATTTAAAACAAAATATTATAACCCAAAAAAACATTCAAGGGAGAGAACTAAATCCCCTCCCTTGTTAATTATGATTATTTAACCAACAAAACCACCATACTCTAGAAGGTAGATGAATTGGTTTGATTAATTTTGAATCAAAATTACAGATAAAAAAATGATTTCATACAAATACAACATCTATCATTCAAAGAAAACGAAATATCTGGACAAGATGCTTCGTGAATGTTGTTTTGTATGGAATCATGCGTTAGCTCTACAACGTAGATACTACAAACTATTTGGGGAATATATATCAATTGGTAAAATGAAGAAACATTTTGCCAAAAGAATTAAAAGAAATCTTCTTCATTCTCAAACAACACAAGAAATACTTGAACGTCTTGATGAATCTTATAATCGTTTCTTTAAGAAGTTGGCTAAACGACCTCCTAAGTTTAAGGGAGCTGATTGTTTTAACTCCTTTGTTTTTAAGCAAGGAGGGTTTACCCTAAATGGTAATATTCTCACAATTAACAAAGGAAAGAAACGATTTAGATTCTCATACAGTAGACCTTATGAAGGTAATGTTAAGCAAATAAGAATAGTTAGAGAAACCTGTTCACGTTTTAGTTTGATTATAGTTACAGATCATAATCATTCAAACTCTTATAGAAAGACACATGATGGTGCATCTATAGGATTGGATTTTGGGCTGAAAACTTATCTAACTAAAAGTGATGGTAGCAAAATCGATTCTCCATTATTCTTCAAACGATATCAAAACAAGATTAGAAAACTAAACAAACGGCTTTCTAATGCAAAGAAAGGATCCAATAATAGAAGAAGGAGACTGTTTGAACTCCAACAAACGTATCGTAAAATAAACGATCTTCGATCGGATTTTCAATGGGGATTAGCACACCAGTTATGCAAACAATATGATTATATTTTTATTGAAGATCTAAACATTGAAGGAATGAAACGTTTGTGGGGAAAGAAGGTTTCTGATCTTAGTCATTCTTCTTTTATTGATAAACTTACGTATGTTGCCTCAAAGTATGGAGTAACGATACACAAGATTGACAAATGGTATCCTTCTTCCAAAACTTGCGAATGTGGCTGCATTAATAAAGGATTGTCGTTACGCGACCGCACGTGGGTATGCCCGTCGTGCGGCGCAATTAACGACCGTGATGTTCTTGCAGCCCGTAATATACTTCGGAAGGGCATTTCCGAATTGGAGAGCAAGAGTAATTCCAGCGATAGTAATATCGGGGTTTCTTGCGCTTGTATCCAAGAATCCCATTTGCTTTAGCTATGGGAGTATGTCAAGCTGGATTAAGATCCATTTGAGAATAAGAGTATTTTAAAGTTCCTCTATCATCACCGCACTCAGCTCCATCTACGATAAAGTTGTAAGAAGCAGGTGACTCATTATAGACATTAAATATACCACCATTCTTGGAAATATCTGTTTTTTCAAATTGTCTAACAGTAGCACTCTTATACAATTTGCCATCATAGGATACGTTTATAGTTCGTATATACCATGTAGTATCCTTATTCTCATCTCCAACATGAACATATCCTGCCAATATACCTCCCGCTACAGCTCCGAAATACGAACAAGAGCTTCCAGGCTGTTTTCTCTGGGTTGTAGTTCCAATGCTTATAGTAGCTCCAGGTATCTCACGGTAACTAGAATCTACAACCTTGATGTCGCAAGTATAAATTCGTATATCTCCATTTTCATCTCCAGTCCACTCGAATCCAGCAATACACTTGCCGGCACCAGGGTTATAAGAAACATTATTCTTCTTATAAGTAGCCCAAGAACCGTTTTTCAATGTGATATGAGCGGGTACAAGCTTGACCTCAGCAGCAGCTTGTGTAACATTTATTTTCAATGTTTTACCACTGTCATTTTGAGTAAGCACAACGGATCCAGTACGAGAAGAAGATGTACTTGTGTTGGCAGTTATCTTAAGAACACAAATCATACTATCAGAAGCCTGATTTTTATACTCAGTCGTAATCCAAGAAGGTTTAGACGTAGTGGCAAAACCATGATAAGAACCATTCAATGTGCTTTTGATTGTATATTGAGCATCATTAGATGCAGCTTGAACAGATAAAGATTTATCTGAAGTAGTATTATCATCGAATGTGAACTTATACAACATTTGTCTTGCCTGCGAAATACTAAGAGTAATTGTCTTTCCAGATTCATTTTGAACAAAAACAATGTCACCAGATCTGGAAGAAGATGTTGTATTGGCAGATAACGTCACCACAGCCTTCATACTTTCAGATGTCTGATCTCTGTAATCAACAGAACACCAATCAGGTTTTGACTTAACAGAAAAACCTATGTATGAACCGCTTTTGGTACTTATGATAACTTCTTCAATATCCTGAGATTCTCCAGAGACGGATCTCGACTTGCTCGTTCTTCCATCATGGAACTGAAATTCGTATGGAGCATATCCACATTTTCCAACTTCATATTCGTATTTGTATTCGGCATGACCACAATCATCATAACGAACGTATTTCACTTGATCATTCTTACATCCATTTTCTTGCCAAGAACCGTAAGATCCGCAATTACAGCAATTCCTACAACTTACAGAATATTGACGATCTATGCTACCAGAGCAACTATCACGATAAGCATCATACTGAGTATGACCTACGCAATCTCCTGTTCCGTAATAAGACCAGTCTGTACAAGATTCTCCACCTCCATTAACCCATCTTGTGTCGTTGTAAGAAGAAGAACATGGATTGGTGTCACGTTGTTGCTTCTGAGACGTACAACCGTCACAACGGGTGCTTCCGGTATCCGACCAAGAAGGAGTTGTGCTATCAGCTACGCAATCACCGTTTTTGTTAGCTACTGCCTGACCTTGGGAATTTACAGCATCTTGAGCCTTCTTATTAGCATCAGCTTGACTGATATTGGACGTAAATGGACCACCTACTTGATCTTGGGTTACGGTAACAGACGAACCATGCTGACAGCTTCCGCAATTGTTTCTGGTGAAGACCTTACTTGCCTTACCGGTCCAGGTACAAGTTCCCTGCGCGTCAGCAAGAGCCTGTCCCTGCTGTTCGACGGCAGCCTGAGCCTTGCTATTTGCGTCTTCCTGACTTACGGTAGACGTAAAAGGACCACCGGTTACATCATCCTGATCTATGGTAACCTTAGATCCGACACCGCCGTCAGCACACTGTTTTGTAAATTGCTTGCTATATGTTCCGGTCCAGGTACATACTTTGTCTCCGCCTTCTACCCATCGTTCATTTTCTCCACCATAGCATTCGTTGGTATTAACCTGTTTTTTATAAGATTTACCACCTTCACATTTGGTTTCGAGCGGCTCGGAATCTACCCATACAGGGTCGGTGTTATCTGTTTCACACGTTCCGTTCTTATTAACATAAGCCTGACCTTGGGCTTCTACGGCTTCCTGAGCTAATCTATTTGCCTCTTCCTGACTTTCATTAGAATAGAACGGTCCACCCACCATGTCTTGTGTTACGCTCATCGGAACGCCATGCTGACATGATCCGCAATTGTCTTTCGTAAATTCCTTGCTATATACGCCTACGAACCTACATTTACCTTTCTGGTTGGCAATATTCTGTCCTTGAGCCTTAACAGCTTCCTTAGCCTTATTATCGGCATCTTCTTGACTTACGAAAGAAGTAAAAGGATTACCTTCAACATCAGCTTCACTTACTTCTACTTCCGTTCCTGAATCCGGTATCTCACAGTCGTTTTTCTGGAACGTTTCTGTGTAATGACCGGTCCAACTACAAACCTTATTTCCGCCATCTACCCAACGTTCTTGATTGTGAGTTTCAGAACATTCATTGGTATCACGCTGTTTTTTCTGAGACTTACCTTCATTACATCTAAGTTCTTCCGGTTCTACGTCCTCCCATACAGGATCGGTGCTTAATGGCGTACAGTTGCCGTTTTTATTAGCATAAGCCTGACCGCCTTCTTCTACGATCCTACGAGCTTCTGCGTCTGCTGCATCCTGGCTTTCTGTTGATGTAACAGGGCTTCCATTTACCATCTCAGCCGTAACCTCCATCTCTACACCTTTATGACAAGCCTCGCATTCTGGAACGAATCTCTTACTGTAATGACCGGTATAGACCGTCATATCTTCACAATTACCTTTATTGTTGGCAATAGCCTGACCTTGTTCTTTAACAGCAGCCTGAGCCTTGTTATTAGCATCATCTTGACTTACGGTAGATGTGAAAGGAGCACCAACAACATCTTGTTCGGTTACCGTAATCTTAGATCCTACCTGACCTTCAGTACAATCATTTTTGGTAAATTCCTCACTGTATTTACCAGTCCACGTGCAATGGCCGTCCCGGTTAGCTATGGCCTGGCCCTGTTGCTCGACAGCAGCCTGAGCGAGCGCGTTAGCCGCCTCCTGGCTTTCGTATGAAGTAAAAGGACCACCGGTTACATCGTCTTGGTCTACTGTTACCTGAGAGCCTACGCCTTCTCCTTCACAATTGTCTTTTGTGAATACCTTGCTATATACACCAACAAATTGGTTTTTATCTATGCAAGTACCTTTCTTATTTGCAAGATCTTGTTTCTGTTCTTCCATAGCGGCCTCAGCCAGCGCATTAGCTGCCTCCTGGCTTTCCCTTGACACAAAAGCATCTGGGTATCCGGCAAGATCCCTTTCAGTCAAATCAACGAAGCTTCCGGTCTGAGATTCGGCATCGCAATCATTTTTCTGAACACGAGCCGAAGCCTTTCCTATAAAATAATTAGGATCCTCAATGCATTCACCATTAAGGTTGGCTTGTTCTTGACCGTTTTTCTCTATATCATCAAGAGCCTTCTTATCAGCATCTTCTTGACTTACGTCTGATGTGTATTTACCGGCTTCTACTGTGTAAGTGTAAGGTGCTCCGACAAACCCATCTTCGCAGTCATTCTTATAAAATACTTTTGACTTCTCTACGTTATACCATAAATTTGTTTCACAGGTGCCATGCTCATTAGCATAACCTGGACCTTCAGCTTCCAAGGCATCCAAAGCCTTCTGATTAGCATCCTCCTTAGAAACAGAAGAAGAGAAGCGGCCGGCTTCTACAACGTACTCTACCATAGATCCAACTTCGGTTACCTCACAATCTGTCTTTTGGAACATCTTGGATTTCCTGTCGTTGTACCATTTTATGGTATTACAAGTTCCGTGAGAATTAGCATAGTCTTGACCCTTGGCATCCAACTCAGCTTCAGCCTTACGGTCAGCATCTTCCTGGCTTATGGTAGAAGAGAACTGCCCGGCTTCGATAGTCATAGTAACCAAACTTCCTTCTTCAGTATCAGGATCGCAATCGTTCTTTCTAAACGACTTTGATTTCTTAACATTATACCACAATATGGTTATACAACGACCATGCTCATTAACCCAGTTCTGACCATTTTGCTCAATGTCTTTCATAGCCTTGTCATCAGCATCAGACTGAGATATGATAGACGTGTATTTTCCGGCCTCAACAACATACTCAAGCTCTTCCCCTTTCTCTGTTTCAGGATTACATCCTTCTTTTGTGAAAAGAGCTGACTGTCTTTTATTTCTATAAACTACCTGTTCTTTTTTTTTATGAACTAACGTACATTCTTCAGATACGCTACCGTCCCTGGAAGACACCCTTATCTTGACACTTCTGTTGACACCAGTATCATTTTCATCAAAGTAAATATTAACCTTACTGTTAAGACCGCCTTCTTTCTTATCTATGTTCGCCCAACAATTATCTACTTTCATTCACTAACCCTCCATCTTAAATTTTTGGGAGTTGTACTTACGTTGATTACCTCAGAAGATCCATCGGAATCAAGATCAACAACATCCTTGTCCAGGTGAATTTCCTCCTTATCCACAGACTCGCATTCAACTATTTCAATAACATAATCTTTTATATTACTTTCTATACTTAACTGCGTGCTTGTTTCATCACCCTCAATTTGTTCAAATTCCTTATCCAATTTAATGTAAGGAACGACCTTTCCAGGCTGATAAATAGGAATCAGTACACCATTTATAGTTATGTTCTCATTAACTTCATTCCCATCCTCATTGCCAGGCATGGAAACAATCATCGAAACCTGGAACGTGTCTTCAAGACCCGGATCACCAGGGAAACCATAATCAAGCCTAATATCATTGACGTCAATATTAAGACCGGAAGCGGTAGTAAATGCTTTTATGACACCCTTTATATCTTTCTCACCCGTAATAAGGGCATTGATAGAAGCAGCGTTGGTAGTAATAAGGATCTGCTTATCTCCACCAGATATAGGGAACTCCAGCCTGCTAACCGAGACTTCTGTGATTTTAATGCCTTTTTGCCTGAAAGTTATAGCTTTCATACTTTCAGTATCGGATTTCTTCACAATTCGGATAGTGATCCTGTCTTCCCTTCCTTTCCAAGATGGAGCATCGAAATTCATTTTATCACGACCGACACCTTCCTTCTTGTCCGAGGTAAGCCAAGAACCATCATCCATCTTATATATTTTCTCTCTCGACATAATTATCCTCCCTAATTTAAAGTGTCAACTCCCATTCAACTCCATCATCGACAACCACCTGAACCGTAGCCGTACCTCCTGTAGCTTCAAATGTTATGTCAGTAGGAATAACGTCGAATATCTCTTGTACACCTACACATCCTAAGCCACAGATAATGTCCTTAAACCATTCCTCTTTAGCATATTTTTTAAGAACCTCTTTAAAGAACTCACGAAGCCAATCCGAATCAATGGATTCCTTAAGTATGGTTTCTATTATTTCCTTAAGCCAAGATTCGTGCATTTCCTCTTTTAGAATCTCTTTAATAAGCTCGATAATAGTTTCTTTATCTAACTTATCAGAAGGCACAGAGCCATCAACGAGATTACCCCCACATATAAATCCTTTGCATTTTTCTGCCATTTCTTATCCTCCTAAATTAACAATGGAACCCATAAGAACTATTTGCCTCTTCTCGGTAAACAACCCTCACTTCAGCAAATTCGTCTTGTTGACACATATCCCGGCAGAACCTAACAGTACGACCCTGGACTTTATACATATCAGAAGGCACGACACCTCCGCAATAAGACACAAGCAAAATCTCTGCCGGATCTTTCTTTAGAACCACATGAGAAGTACCGTCAAATACCTCCATATTAACAGATCCACTTACGTTAATAGCCCTTGAAACGTATTTAGCTAAATTAGCTAAAGCTCTATTTAAAGGCATACCATGATACAAACCAGCTTCTTCTATATTTTCTCCATCGTAGAAAATCTTAGAAGAAGGAATATCGCAATGATGCGGGCGTTCGCACCCACCATGACTGCCAAAACAACCGTTACCTGTTATTGCCATTCTGTAAAATATTTATTTTTTGTTTTAAAAATTCTATTTCCCTATCCTGATATTCCATACGGCATATCATTGCATTGATTAAAGCCGTAAGATCAGATCTCTGAGCCAGACTGAAGTAGCCAGCGTTGATGTCGTCAGCGCAGTACACGCAGTTCGTGCAGGTGTATCCGTCCAGGCATGGCACCGGCGTCTCGTCCACATGTGGAACATATACGTGTTTACCACTTAAGTCCTTACCAATTTGTGCACTCTTTTCCATTTTGAAGTTGTTTTTCAAGTTGTTCAACCCTTTGTTTCAGAAGCGTATTTTCTTCAACCATCCTATCCAAAAACTTATCTATGTTTTCGAAAACCAGTTCTATATTATGCATAACCTCATTATAAGGCATGCCCGGCGTTAATTTGGATATGAATGTCTTGCATCCTGTATAATGAATGCAATGATCGCTTAAATGACCATACGGGCAATCGCATTCTTTTGGAAGAATCTCGCAATTGTCCGTACAGTCATTACACGGATCAGACCCGATACAGATATTAGATCTCAGAATATCAGGTCCGTCATCTTTACAAGTGTTACAATTCATGACTTTCTTTTTTTTGGTGCAAGATAATAATTTTCATTCACACCATCACAATGAGAAGTCAATCAATGTATTCCAAGCGGTTAGTGCTGCCTTTAAAAACGTATCCGCATCTGTTTTCTATCTCTACATCGGTAATAGGGAGAATAGCATCTTTGCCATAAGTAAGTTCACATTTTGAAATAAAATTTACTATACCTTGATAATTACCATGAAATTCCCTTGCGAGTTTCCTGCCAGTAGGAATCCCTTCTTTATTGGTTTCAGGAATACCTATCAAACACTTTATCCAGTTTGGTTCATTCTTGTTATTGCTTCGTATTTCGTAGTTCACGATATCAAATACAATACCTTCAAGGTTCTTTACATCGATGCTGTCCGCATCCATTTTCTTATCAATACGAATCGTGCTTGTTAAATCTCGTAATTTCATGATATTTTCTATTTTTGACATTAATGAATAACTGTCACAGTGTTTTAAAAGACCGAAGTAAGAAGACCAGCTTTCATTTGTAATACACTTCTTCGCGTCTTTGGCTACCCTCTTCCTTATTGTCACATAACCTTTATTGTGTTCAGATACGCCTTTGTTATTACGGTGGAAAACATACCCGCAAAAATCAAGAGGTCTATCCATGTCTGTTATAATACAAGTATGCCTTTTAGATCTTATCTTAAGCTCATACCACCAATAATTCTTAATCCTCCATTTGGCAGTATTAGCATCCTCCTTAGTATAGAAAGCAAGGAAATTATCGTCGGCATATCTCAATGAAAAAGGAGCTATTCTCTTTGCAAGATCATCAAAATCTTTCATAAGGAGATGATGAATGAAAGGACTTGTAGGAGTCCCTATAGGCAGCTCTCCAGATACGAAACTTACGTCTATTACAAAATCTATAAACTTTTTATTTGAAATAAAGTTCTTAAGTACTTTTCTAAACACTTTGTCTTTTACATGGTTATAACATTTACGTTGATCTATAACCAAACAATACTTCAAATCAAGTCTATCATAATAAACATGCTTCATCTTTTTAATAAGAGACCTTGATTTAGACGATGCTGTTATGCCAAATCCCGGCTTACAATTAAGACCATTCATATTATCCTTCTCATAATACAAAGGACCTAACTTTACTAAAACAAGATGCTGATAAATTCTGGTGGTAAGATCCGGGCTGTTTATTTCACGAACCTTACCATTCTTGTTTTCTTTTACAAGTTTGCGATATTTGATTTTGCTAACATAAGTACCATCTAAATACCATTCATACAATTTTAACGAATTACCATCAAAATCAGAATTGAAATTAACAACATCATTCTTTTTAGAATGGTTTTTAAATGCTGCTTCGCATGCTTCTCTAATATCATCCAAACTTATATCTATATAGTTTGAAACTGATTTCAGTTGTGGGCTAATGACGGGCTTACGACCGTCGCGCATCTCTATCATATTTTTATCATATAACCTCATACGCTTGTCTTTTATTGATTCTCCACTCCTGGGAAAGATTAAAAAGAATATACCCAATTTTTTAGCCCACACAGGGCAAGGCCGCAATTGTTGCGATTCGTATTAGAAGCGGCGTTATTCGCATTCAGATTACGAGGCGAACAATTGCCATTGTTCGCATTACCGCCGAAACGAGCAGCCAATTCTTTTTAACCTTTTTCTCAACCGTTATTTGCTATTTCAGAGGTCAGATCCCAATGTAAAACTTGTTAGCAGACTAACGGATTTCATTGAATAGATTTTTATTGTTTATAATGTTAACTATCTCTGTTGTCTAATGATATTGCAAATGTATGTATAATATTTTATAGCTACAAAACAATTTGTATTAAATATTTTAAATTTTTGTTTTGTAGCTATAAAATATTATATTAACAAGATACGGCTGCGCCGTGATATAGTATATAAGGCTGCGCCTTATCGCTGCGCTTATGATGGCTGCGCCATCAATGGGTTACACCCATCAAACCTGCGGTTGACTGACGTCTAATAACAACTGGGCAAGGCCGCAAATGTGGCGATGCGTAGCAGAAGCGGCGTGAGACGCAGTCAGAGTACGAGGCGAACAAGTGCCATAGGTCGCATAAACGCCGAAACGAGCAGCCACTCTGGACTTTATACCAACAGATGAAGCCCAGTAGCAATTGTCCCATGTATAAAAACATTCTCCTGTTCCGATACTTCCCCCTTTTTTATCCTTCCATCCGGTATAAGGAATACGGTGTAAAGCAAAACTATCTCCTAAATTCTGGGTAGTTGCTATCTTTTTATATTTAGATTCAAAATTAAAAACCTCACCATTATTTATAGTAGACCTTTTCTCATATGTCCATTTCTTTTGATCTGGCTCTATATAAATATCAATAGTATTACCTATTCGAGTGACATTAGGATCATTTAAACAAGTCCCTACCTGTTCGTATCCTCCTCCACAATGCCTAAAGACATCTCCAGACAAATTCATGCCATCATACAAAGACATCCTTAAAATAACTTCCAAATCAAATTCTGCCGGTTCGTCATTTTCGTTTAAGGCTGATATAGTGCCGGTCATTTCCTTAAATACAATAACATTCATATGACCTTCAGCCATACTCTTGGCTCCCTGGACGTTCTTATACCAGTATTTTCCTCCATAAAAATCAAACTCTGATCCTTCTTCTACGCCTGTCTCGAATGCAAAAGAAGCCGCCATCTGGCTTTCCATGCACTGTTCTTTAGGATACTCTGAATTTATGAGGTAAGAGAAGTGAGTTTTTTTAGTAGGTTCATAATGGATAATAGAAGAACTGTTGTTCCATGTGGCATACATCCATGTATCTTCTCCTTTTTTACGGTATTTCAATCCTCCGTATTTATGGTAATTAACATCATTACCTACCCCGGAGTTACTTGATATCCCTGATCCAAAAGTATCTGGATTAACCAAGTATTTAGTACCGTACAGCATTTCAAGGTATATGATATAAGCATTTAAGGTCAAGAACCCACCTTCAGAAAAAGGATAAGAAGATTCAGGATCTACGTTATTAACCCTTGAATACTTAGCTATATTGATCTGATTTACATCATTGCTTCTCGGATAAGTTCTTCCATTTAGAAACATCGTGCAGGCGTTACCAACTCCGGCTCCAGATTTACAATTTGTTTCTCCTTCATACAAGAAAAAGAAAGATCTTGCCTTGGAGTCTACTGTACATACCGGTCCAGGAGATAAGGCTGTGGGCGGCAGCACAGGGCACGTCTGGCGCAGGTCAAGTCCGTCCAGCATAGGAACCGTGTCTGCGTCGTACACACCAGACCATATTTTCCCACTTTTACCAACTACCTTATCAACTACATACAGACTCTTGCTACATCCTAAGAATATGCTATAATTCTTTGAAGTAGTCTCCCAAGGTCTTAAAATCCTTACCTCTGATCCTGATACATTATAAAGTTTTTGACCAATACCATACTCTTCGTAAAAAGCCTTAGCGTCAAATGCTCCAGCATTACAATACTTATTTTTATGACCGCTATCCAAATACAACTCCACATCACATTCGGCTCTCATTTCCTCGGTTATGCCTACCGTAGGAGCAAAATCTCCATTTTCAAATCTAAGGAGATTGTTCTTACGAAGCTTTCCAACCGGACGCACTTTGTCTCCGGTATTTTGAGTCATGTCTATAAGGTAAAAATCCCAAGAAGGGAGAAGGCTTTTGTCGCCAACTGATTCCGTGGCTTCTGGAGGAAGCTGGTCCTCAGCCCAAGCGGATGCCGATCCTGAAGCACCTTCTTTAAGAACGTTGAAAGTATTACCATCAGACAAAACAAAAGGTTCAGATCCCTCCCCTTTCTTCGATAAAAACTTTTCCCTTTTACCAACTTGATTAACGACGATGCTCTTCTTAGCCTTATTCCCTTCATCGGAAATAGTGTAATTCAAAGTCGTATCAAGACCTTCATTTATTTCAGAAAACACCGACACCAGTTTATCATTCTCACCTTCTGTCGGATTAAATTTTACGTTGCTCATTTTCAAAAATCAAATTTGCATTCATCAACAACAGGCTCGCATTTGGTATTTTCATTAACCCATTTCATGCCCTCTTCTTCCAGTATCTTCTTAGCCTTTTCATTGGCATCATCAACGCTAATGAAAGACGTTACGGTACCGGCGTATATCCTCCTGTATTTCTCAGGAGCCTTCCATCCTTCCTTACAACGTTTACTAAACCAACCATGTTGATCTTCGTTGTAATAAACGGTTTTACATACTCCAGATTCGTTAGCGGCAGCCTGCCCCTCTTGCTCAAGGATCCTCGCAGCTTCGTAGTTAGCTATTTCGGTACTGAACTTAGACCATACACGACCGGCCTCTACCACGTAATGTATAGGCTGTTCTTGCTTTTGACCATCAGGGCAATCATTTTTAAAGAAATCCCCTTCCTGTCTTGTGTTATAATAAACCTTGCAACATCCACCTACTTTATTAGCATACAACGGACCTTCTTTCTCCGCAAACTCTTCCGCTTTCCTATCTGCATCATCTTGGCTTATATCCGAACAAAATTCAGCTTCATGAACGATAAACGTTTCTTCAGAACCAAGATCTTCCGGACAATCCGATTTCTTGAAAGCTTTTCTGTATTCTTTGTTGTAATACATCTTTTTCATGACAAGATCTTATTAAGTTCTTCTTTGAATTTATGAATCTCGTCCGGACACAACCCACATTCCCCTTCACAGACGATTCTTCTCATACGATCTATTTTAAAAACCGTATCCATATCAGGCTTGATACCTACCTTATACTTATGATATTGTAGATACTGATCAGCCTTACATGCTATAAAACGATCAGCACACTCACATAAGTAAGATGAAGGGAAAAGAATTTGCTGTGTACTTCCGGTAGCTGCCATATCACCTTGACGTAAAATACCTGGCGTATTCTTTATTTATGTATTCAGAATAAGTAGCAAGATCATCCGGATCCGGGCACTCGTTCTTCAAATTAACGATCCAGCCTCTTACCAGTTTTTGAATATCAGCATACCTTTTACTTACACCTCCTACAAACCTGAACTTGCGATGAAGGTCTATGATTTTCTTGTCCAATACAGCAAGTTCATCATATTTCTGAATACAAGCCGCATTAGAATCAGCTTTAGGTGTCGTATTCGACTGAGGCTTTATAGCCCGACTTTTATTAACAGAAGCAATGTTGCTTCTTCCGCATCCACATCCCATAATTTATTGATATTTAATTTATTATATTTTGCAACCACAATTTTCACAATTATTGAGAACGTAAATCAATTTAGATGCTTTTTCGTATAATTGTTTTACGTTTTCAAAATTCCCTAATCTCATATTAGCTTCAGCCGCAGCCAGCAGAAACTCTATTTCTTTTATTTTGTCAATAACGTCATCATCCTCATGATCGCATAACACAGTTGACCTGGCCCATATCTTATCTATGTTAAGACGGATCAGATCTGTTTTTAAATACTTTCTGTTAAATGAATAAGAGGAAGGACTGCCTTTTATGGTAATATCGTATATACCATCTTTCAGGTTTTCAAAATCATTTCCGCGACCCGGATTTATGCCAAGAGTCTTACTGTTGAATACATTCAGCTGATTCTTACCAAGATAATAAACATACTTATTCTCATCTTCAGGTGGTACAATCTCTATAATAGCCGGTCTGTCTGCCAATATCCCCCATTCCGACTGATCGGCTATGCGAAGCGTTTTAGGGTTGTTGGTGCTTATAACCTCAAAATCAAGATGGATGTTGTTCATACTCTCCTCCCACCCCATTCTGGTAAGGGAATCATCGTATCTGGCTGTTATATCAGCTCCCTCTACCTCAGTGCTATTAACACGTACCTCGGTACCATTTATCTTGACTCCTACTATTTGGGCCACCAATGACTTAGCCATACCAAACATAGGAACAATGATTTCACCGTTGTAATCAGTTCCTTCATTTGGATACTGTACTACCTCCGTCTTGTACAGACCATCATTTCTTCTGGCTACTATTCTAATAACCATCTGATTTTCTACATCGTAGTCGGTCATTACTATCCTGACATAGAAAATGTTATTTCTTATCTGTGGTAAAATATCGATATAATTCATAACTTACCTTTTTCCACAAAGATAAGTAAATGGGGTGATAAAAGTTTAAAATGTTGTGTATTAAATAAAATAGGACGTGATTATTACCATATCCGATAATAGATTCCAGCGCCTAAGTAGGGAGAGAAGCCCTCGCGCCCAACTCCATACCCTGCCGTCAGCCCTATGCCCCAGCGCCGGCTCTTTTCGTATATTATTTCTTTTTTGTGGTAGATGATCATCGTATCCAAATTAGGCCTGTATCCGCTTATAACAGCCCGATAATCATCTGTGCTGTATGTTTTTCTTTGAATTGGGATATTGATATAAACAGTGTCTTTTATCGTGTCTTTTTTAACTATAGCATCCATAGGGAAAGGTATTTCTACCTCCCCTACGTCAACTATATACTGAGGAACAGGAACAGGTTGGATAATGGTATCTATTACCGTATCTATTTCTATATCGTGTATTATTTCTTTCTTCTTACATGTTTTACCAAACAAGAAAGATATAAAACACAGTAGAATAACTCCTAACACATGCCCTACCCTCATTTTTTGCAAACACATTTCTTACCCTCCTTTTTATTATCTAAAAGATCTTGTATTTCACCATTTTTTATACCTTCTTTTAACTCCTCTCCGAATGGAACTTTTTGCCACCAACTTACTTTACTAAAGAAGTACTTAACGCCTTTTACTATCATCAAATCAGGTGCAAGGTCGCCGAGGCGCTTGAATGCCATTCCACCGTATAATATTAAGGCAAATATTGTAATCCACTGAAGAAGCATGTCTATAAACTCTGGGGATTTATGCCCTCCCATAGACATAATAAGGTCCATTCCGGATATGGTAAACAACCCGAAAGAACAGGCCGCGAACTCAAGAAGAATTTTCAAAACTCCCATTTCGCTTATGCATGTCAATATCTTAAAAGGTCTCTTTCTCTTTCTTCGGATATAGCAGTGCTTGATACTTTTTATAGTAGCTAACAAAAGATTTATAGCTAATATAAACAATATAGAATATATAAGGTGGTGAATCTCCTGGAAATTCATCCACAATGCTGATAATCCGGAAATGAGAAAAGCCCAGAAACTTTCTAAATTCATCCTTCCTACAAATCTGTAAGCCATATTAGAACATAGTTACTTTCTTGCTACTTCCAAGAGAGTCATATACGTCAATATGGACCCAATTGGTACCTGATTCTAATCTAATAGGACAAGGAAGTAAATCCTGCGACTGAATTATTTTATTCCTTGTCTCTTCTGCTGTCATACCCTTGGCATCAAAATCGATAGCTGCCCCAAGCATATGAGGACTGATATACAAAGACCCTGATACGGTCTTGGATTTTACTATATCCGAGATATTGTTCCTAAACCCACGCTCATCAAACCTTCCACCCGACTTCCAGGTATTGACCGTCATCGGAGTTTTCAAAATGTCTTTCCTTAAAACCAGTATCGTGTGAAGCAATTCAGTTCTTAAATACCTCCAGCAAAGATCTTTGTCTCTACCGTATTCTTTAGGACCAACTAATTCAACAATACTAAAATACTGACTCAATTCTTTTATAATATCTTTTCTTTCCATAACTTAACCTTTTTCACAAAGATAACCAGAACCTTACCGATATAAAAAATAAGTAGAGTCTGGATTAAAGAAAACCCCTGCATAAATAAATATACAGGGGTTATCCATAACATTAACAACAAATTACGACCTAAACAACCCTTACATATCCGGCTGATACAAGATCAGAAAGGTTCTCGTAAGCCAAAGGGATGCCTGAATTTCTTATGCAAAGATACTTAATTTCTTTGTCAATGTAATACTTTCCATTCTCTAAAATAGAATTATATACCCAAGGAATAGGATCGTCTACGGTACCTGAATGCTTTTCTTGAACAACCATATACAGACTTTCGGCTCCACCTCCCTGGCCAGGAACCCAATCAGCTTGTAGATTGTGATTTTGCCTTACTTCAAACAAAGTCCAATCCAAATCCGAAGGTTTGTTTTTGCTGCGGAAACGTTGCCCTTTTACAACAGCCGTACCCATAGGAAGACCTTTGTCGCCATAAACTCCATCCTTATCCCAAATAGGATACAATCCTTTTATCTTAAGAGCCAGACTCTGGTCAGTATTCTCCAACATAGCCGGCGTATTGATCATCGCCCTCATGTACATGGCTGTAGCCTTCTCCGGATCATTGGCTTCAAGGATCTTATTTTTTTCTATGATCTGATCCCTTGTCCTTACCAACTTCTCAGGATAGCCTTCATCTACTTTCATAGACTCAACTTCACTCCTGTTGGTTTTAGAAGCTATTTCCTTTTCTATAGCAGCAGTACGATCGTTGCACTCAGATTCATATACATGCATTTCATTCATTGCCGTATTAGCAATATCAAGCTCGTATTCTGAATCTGCTACGGATACGGTATATATCCCGCTTCCTTTTGCTACGTCAATATCGTTTTTAACCTTCTGTCTCATGCTGCTGTTATACCATATCTGTTTACCATCCAAACTATAAGAACGAACGGCATCAGAATAAGCATATTCCCTGGCCTCAGAAACTTTCTTGTCCTTAGCCTTGGCAAGCAACTCCTCTTCAGTTGGTCCAGGGGGCTCCGGGTCAAGCTGCATGGCAATAACTTCTTTCACACTCGCATCCGAATTGTCTTGATGGAATTTTTCTTGATCGGAGTCAAGTTGAACCCATTTACCATCTAAGAAATCTTGGTAAGAATACCCTACTTCGTAAGAAGAGGAATCCAACTCGTATCCTTCCCAGTAAAAACCTTTTACGTTTTTATTTACATAAACCATACTCTATCCTTTCTGTTAAGCTTGTTCACCTACTCTGATAACCAACTTATCATTGATATACCAGATACTTAATTCTATAAAACTATTTTTAGGTACTACTACGCTATCGCCTGACATGCTCTGGAACAGGCCAGAGGTAGGAAGCGGCTGCGTGATGTCTGTGCCGGTGGTGTTGTTGACCCGCACCTGCCATTCCCGCCCAACATCATCGGAAGATACGGCCATAGACAGGTTCGTAGCGGAAGCTACGTTAGCTATGATATTATGAGCACCTTTTGGTAAATTTGCCAATGTTGTAACAACCCTAGGGGGCATAGCCATAAAATTCAAATAAGACAATATCGTATTAGACAACGTAACCAGATTGTTCATAGCCTCATATGTCTTATCTTGAATAACAACAAAAGTCCCCACCTGAATTTCTATATCATATTCAGATGCGCCTACCGCTGAGTCGGTATTAGCAAATGAGGCAAATACTATTTTTAATTTAAAATTATTTTCAAAATCATTACCTTCTAAAAAATAATTCAAATAATAATAATCACCATCTAACTTACCTAATGTGATATTGTTATTGTATGCATCCAAAACTTTTGCAAACGAACTTTCATCAAGAGATCCGGAATTACCAGAAAATATGGATAAATCAAGATAGCCAGAATCTACTCCGGTACTTACCATACCAAGCGATTCAAGCACCTTGCCACCACCTTCTTCAGTAACCAAAATATATTCGTTATACACGTTTTTGGTTTCTGTAGACGCCACATCATCTTTTACAAGATACATGACATTATCCTTCGCCTCTTCAACAGTAGGAAGTTTGCTAACAATTTGCTTCTTCCACCCTGCCGCCGAAACAGCATCATCTATGTACTGTTTTGTTACATGATCTCCCCATGTCATATTACTAAGGAGAGTCTTGCTACCGTCTTGACTTCCGGCAGGGGGAGCCGGGATAAGGCCTCCTTTGCCCGACTCTGAGCCCGTCCCAGGAGCGGCCTGCACTACATTCTCAAGTCTGGAATCAACCTCCTGACCTTCGAATTTACTGTTATAACCTACTTCTGCCATTTTTTTTATTTCTTGTTAATTTTATCCAACAACTTCTTGATCTGGTCTACGATGTCCATCACCGCGCCAACCTTGTTTTTTACGTCCTCAACCTTCTGATCAATCTTAGAATCCAAAGCCTTTAAACGGTCTTCGTTTTTACGATACACTAAATACAGGGCTAAACCGATGATTGCTATCGTAAGGATATTAGCCAAAACGCATCCGATTATTATCTGAAACATGATGATTATATGGTAGATAACGCTACCACACGCTTTAATTATTCAACTTTTTACAAATATAGCAATTGTCCCAACCATAACAAGATCAAAGATGTTCGTTATTAACATCGGACACCCATTCTTTAGATGAAAGAACAGATTCAAACTCAGAAGAAAAGCTGTCATATACCGGATATGGGTATTGAGGTTCGTCATCAGCCTGCATGTCTAAAGACTTAAATAGAAGGTCATAATGTTCTACGTGTAAAATAACTTTAGAACCGTCTACGCTCGCTCTTGGGCTGTCTATTCCTAATTCACGCCTCTTTTCTTCAGATACGGAATCATATAGTTACATATTTCAATGAAATTCAAAGAAATATGCTTTTCTTTAAGAAAGTCCTATTCGGAGTTTCTTTGGTGAACTACAAACCTCTATCGGATTATAATTAAATTCTCCGACTTCTTTTCTTAGAATATTGAGAGCTCCGTTTAAATCAGCATTTATGAATGTTCCATTTTCTGATCTAAACAACCCTCTTTTAATTCTTCTACCTGCGTAGGAATCATGCTTTTTGATCGGTTCGTTGTCAATAAAGCTACATTTTGAAGTGTAACTTTCTTCTCTTAAAACAACTTCAATCCCATTTAGCTTACATTTATAACAAACCATTTCAATGAAAACAGCATGAGGGATGTTTACAAAGTTCTGATTATTTCGTTTTCCTATGTTAATTTCTTTCTTCCACCCATCGTTTTTGCCTATTACTACTTTGCAAACATTGTTGGAAATTAATTGATTAACTAACATCGTACTCGCTTTATGAAGATAATCCTTCACTTTGTTATTTCTCTTTGTTGTGAGTCTGTTAAGTCTTTTGCTATTTTTGCTTTTACTCCTCCTTTCAAGTTCTGAAGAAAGTTCGCTTTTCTTCTTATTGTAATATTGATTGATTGATTTCAAAGGTCTTCCGTTTATAATCAATCCTTTTCCGTTATTAAATCCGATTGTTGCAAGATTGTTCAATCCTATGTCAATTCCTGCATAAATCCCATTGTCTTCTTTCGCTTTGCATTCATTTGCTTTGTAAACGATTTCGACTACGATATGATCACCTTTCGGAATCACTCTAACTTGGATGGCTTTCCTATCCGTTTTTATGTAAACGCTGGTACCGGATAACTTTAAGTATCTTTCTCTGCTTTTATAAGAAACAGCTTGATATGTAAAATAAACCGGAAATCTACCGTTCTTTTTCAAGTACTTTGGGATTTCTGCGTCTTTTTCACCTTTCTTTTTGAGAGCAAAGAACGACTTGTAGTTATTCTCGACTATTTTCATCGTAGCTTGTGAAACCTTTGAAGGAAGTGCCCTATAGTCAGGATTATCGGATAAGACAAACTCTTTATTTAAAGAAAGATATCCCAAGAACTCTTCCGTATTGAAATAATGTTGTCTGAAAGCATATAAAGTAGCATTGTACAAGTTTTTGGATAAAAAGCATATATTATCCAATTCCTTGTATCTCGTGTCGCTCTTCTTAATTATATGTCTTTCAACAAGATTCATTTTTCAACACTATCCTTTTTAGAAAGTTCTTCTATTATTTTCCCTGTTCTCTTTTTCGACCTACGAAGTCCGTACACTTTACTGCAAAACGAGGTTATGATAGAGATAAGATCGGACATTATATCTTCTTTATCATCTTCCGCTTGGTTGATAACCTCTATTGATCTTCCGTTTATGTTAAGAAGAGTTTGTATGAAATTAAATCCAAATCTCGAAAACCTGTCTTTATGCTCAACAACTATGATGTCTATCGAATTGTCCTTCAAAAGGTCTTCTAATTTAGGACGTTTGTCATTCAATCCGCTTCCTACTTCCATTACAACCTTACTTATCTTGTATCCTTTCGCCATGCAGTAGGAGACAACTCTGTCTTTTTGAGCTATCAAATTGGACTTATTTTCAGAAGATGAAACTCTTGCATATACAGCGATTGTCTTTTCTTTATTTTCATCAACTACGATGCGTATTCTTCCTGTAGAAGTTCTTTCAATTTCAAATTCTCCTTTATTTATCCAATTCCATACGGTACGCATTGTAACCCCATGAATCTTTGCATATGTACTCACTTTGTATTTCATATCTCAAATATAAAATAAAAATAAATGCAATGAACAAATTCGTTGAATATTCATTGCATTTATTTATTTTTAACTATCTGTTACAATACTTCTATTGGTATGATAATAAACTTCATATTATTTTGCTTTTAGGGTTTGTAAATAGTTGTATGCTTTGATACAGTCGTCTTTGGAGAGGATTCTTGGATAAATTGCAAGGTTCTTAAAAGCTATTCGATCAAACCTACCACTACTACTCGATACCTCCAATATACCACCAGAACCAACTACATTACCTGTATTTGCCAGTATTTCATTCCAATTACGATCATAGGCCCTACCATCTGAACATGCAGCATTAATACTTTTAATTCCGTCAAGACTATTTGTTACTGATCCTGAATTAATATAAAGATCAAGTCCAATCATTGTGTTGTAGATATAAAAACTAGACGCTTTTACTAAACCAGTACCACTCTTTTTATTATCAATAAACTTCCAATCCCCAACAATCGTAAAATCCTTACCCATTCCAAAAACTGACGAAACTATCTTATCATCCACCCCATCAGTAACCAGATAGCCTTCGTATTCGGGGATAATATCCAAATAAAATTCTGAAATATTTGAAATAGTGTTTCCATTATACAATATAATCCGGGCAGGTTTATTTGGATCATTATAAACAAACTCATGTATGCCATTTTCCGTGTACGTATATGTCTTAAGAACTGTATTTAAATCATTCATATCGAACACTCGTATTAAAAAAGACCCACCTTCTGGCAATCCTCTTAATCTGAATTTTATTCTAAAATTGGTCGCATTGTTTTTTACAGTTGTTGCATAACTCTTCGAATCATTTGGATAATGTACTGTACCATATGGTTGATCTGCAATATAATCTGGATTCCATACATTCATACCGAACGGATAACTTCCATACCCACTATTCTCACTAAACCCAAAATTAGACAGTACAAGATTATTACCATTGCCTGTAATGTTGGCAATAGTAGCACGATCTTCGTCCTCGTTGGTTTTGCCTACCACTGTCCATGCTTGGTCGGGGAAAAGCCAGGGATAGGTTTTGACGAAGTAGTCTTTGATCTTGGTCAGTTCTTCTTCGGTGGCATCGTGGTCGAGGATGACGAGCTCCCAGATAGCAGCGTTAGTGCAATTTTCGATGATGTTATTTATTTTTCCAACATATAGCTGATCTGTTCCTATAAAACTACCAACTGCAATCGAAACACCATTATAGCTTTTAGATGTCTGATAAGTAAGGATGTGTGGTAAATCCTTTTCACTCCCTATTGCTCCAAAAGAGACCGGTCTATTAAAATAGGAGTTTTTTGTATAACTATATTCTAAAACGAAAGCACCATCTTTGAACCAATTCTTTGCATTAGATACTAATCCAGAGATTCCTTCACCCATTGAAATCCGCTGTCTCAACGCTATAACCGTATATCCCTTTTCCTTAGTCAAAATAGGGAAGTTATTACAGGTACCGTAATCGTCTACACCATCAAAGACGAGTGCGCCGGGGTAGAGAGGTAGTTGTTCGATGGTGATGTTGCATGATTCCTGCAATTTTAAGAACCTGAATCCGTAATAAGCATTTTTAGCTCCAAAATCAAAACTTGGTAGATGATATATACCATCATTTTCAATTCTCATTATAACAGTTGGTTGTGTCCCATTCGAAATATATTCAATTCCTTGTCCGTCTGTTAAACCAGAAACTTTGATAGTACATGATAAAACCCTAAATCCAGTATCACTTGATTGTGATTGATAAAATAATTGAGCGAAATTATTGTCCTTTATTGATTTTACATTAAAAGACTTATAAGTCCAAGTAGCATCAATTCTTGATGCTACCTTATACCATTTATTGCTATCATAGTTCTCGGTATATCCACCTACCCCGGACATTCCCTTCCAAGCGAAATTCTTCATCTGTAAATCATGCCCATTACCTGTAAGGTCTTTCCATATAGGATTTTCTGCCATCTGTTCATTAGTAAGACCAAATGCTGAATAACGAGCTACAATTCCTTCTATATCAGGAAAAGAATCCACTCTACATGGTAAATCTAATATCATTTTCGCATACTCTTTAAAAGGTATGGAAGTAGGTACATCATACCCTTTGGATATAAGGGCTTGCCTTATGTCCTCTTTGGTATTTATGATCCTCATTAACTTATCTGATATGGTTCCCATTACACTTCCTCCCCATTTATGTAATCTAATACCTGACCTATGTCTCCGATGTCCGATTTTATTGACTCTCCTTGAGAATGTATTTCAATAAGTTTCTGATATAAAGTGTTATCTCCTATACGATTCTTGTCTGTAGCTTGTTCTTCGATTTTGGCTATCGTATCAGGATCTTCGTACTTAACGCCATCAGGGCCATACCATTCGTCTGTTAAATTCGTGTATTTATGACGAACTGGAGTCGATTTAGACTCCAGTGTTACTAAAAAATATTCGTTACAGCTCATGACAATAAGATTTAGTGGTTGCAACAATTACATCTACAAACTGTTCTCACGTATCCAGAGGGAATGGCAGCCAGCTCCGTCCCTACGGCGATCGCCGGGTCAGTGCTTTCCATGACCGTCAGCGCCATCTTATCTACGTCAAGGTCATTGTCGTAAACGATTTCTCCCTCAATGTAAATGCTCCCTGCATCAGAAACGTAGCAGTTTTTCACCTGCCTTATATGACGCTGTGTAGCAGACGCAAAATCGCACTCTATACTTAACCACCCTACCGGTATCTGATCGATATTGGATCCGATATTGTAATCAGGATCGGTTGTTTTAAGAACCATATGTCTTAATTCCCTCGTATTTCCGTATCCGTCCATTGTTATGTATGTCCGGATCTGAACCTTGCCCTTTTCTGTCTTATAACAGTTTTCTACTATTTCCGTATCGGATGTAGTAGCATCAGGGAAATCACAAACAATACGCTGCCATCCTTCTTGTATTTTGCTGAATGTGGCGCCTCTTTGTATATCAGGGTCGGTAGTTTCTAAAACAATAAGATACTCGTCCCGGACGCCTATTATGCTATCTACCGACCTGTATCCACCAAGATGTATTTTACCACCAGGAGTAGTATAACATTCATCTACGGACATAATATGTCTTTCTGTAAGATCAGGAAAATCGCATTCGGTTTTCGTCCATTCGTTAGGTATCTTATCTATTCTCGTCCACTGAGGATAGGCGGCGTCCGTTGTCTTAACAATATAATAATACTGTTCCCTTACACCAAGAACGGCATCAATAGCTTGATAACCTTTTATATTGACCTTACCACCATCAGTCTTGTAGCATTCGTCTACTTCAACAATTTCCCGGTCCGTCATGTCAGGGAAATCACAGACCATCCTCACCCAATCTTCGGGAATGGAATCCAGCACGGCCCCTACCTTAATATCAGGATCGGTAGACTGAAGGACGGTATAAACCTTTTCCCTGGCTCCAAGAATGTTATCTATGGCCACCAAACCTTCTACTTGCACTTTCCCCTTTTTAGTAGTGTAACATTCAAGAACGTAAGTTACGTCTCGCTCTGTCATGTCAGGAAAGTCACAAACCATTCTAACCCAATTTTCCGGAATTAGCCTGAAAACATGGCCGGCAGGGAAATTATCGTCCGTCGATTGAATAACGGTATAAATAGATTCCCTGATATTTATCTTATCATCTATGGCCTCCAATCCTTCTATTTCAACCTTACCATCCGGAGTCTTATAACATCTGTTGACGAACGTAATGTCGCGTTCTGTCATATCAGGAAGATCGCAGTCGATCATAACCCACTCGTCCGGTATTTTAGTAAGAACTTTACCTACCGGATTATCCATGTCGGTACTGTCGGTAATTCTATGGGTTTCTTTAAGAACATCCATCTGATCGTTAAGAAGATACCAACTCCATACTTCAACCTTTCCACCAGGTGTACGGTAACAGGTTTTGAAATCTTTGATAACTTTCTCAGCTATGTTAATCCACTCCCATTCGGTTGTGGCCGGAATACCAGAAACAGGATGCTTCTTACCTTCTTCGTCAAGATACCAATAACAGCCATTTAAGGACACAACCACTTGGTAGATTTTGTCCCCTATTTTTATACCGGATTTGCTGTCATCTACCGGTTGGGAGGAACCCCATTTTCCAACTATGTTGGTTATTTTATCAATGCCCCTACCTAAGGCACCGACTAAAGAATCCACGCCGTTCATATGAAACTAACTTATTTCAAATTGTTTTATTACAAAAAAGGGGGTGGAGGACCAGCCTCCTCCCCCTTGGGATATATAGAAAAAAGGAAAATCAAATCTTGCAGGGCTTGATATTCGCCGAAGCAGCTAACAAGTCCATAAGGTCTTGAATACCTTCGTGAGCGCCATACGGTACATGGAAGTGTACTGTAATATGATCATCAATTACCCTACCGAAGCCGTTAGAATAACGTGCCGGCTTCAACGTTACTGAATAATCAGCATACGGAGCCAACAGGTCTAAGCGGGTTTCTTCGTTGGTAAACATCCGTTCCATAAGTTCTTGGTGAGTCTTACGGAAATCGAAGAACATACGTTGTTCGCGTTCCTTATCCAGCAATTCAGCGCCGAGGTGAGTACGCGGAGCCCAGTGCTGTTTGTATTCGGTATGGATCGGGTTAAAGTACGTGCTGATAGCCTCTCGCTGTTCATCCGGATAACCGCCATTTACAGCAATACGAACAGATCCTTCTTGGAATGTCAGACGGTCAATCAAACAGTCAGACGGAGAAATCATGTAGTCAATACCACGGAACAAGATACCGCATTTGCAGTTCTTAGGAATCGGATCGGCGATAATGGACTGATCTCCTGCTACGGCACCCAAACGTTTCCAGTTACGTCCACGATAAGATTCGGGAGCTTTAGATACGAAGAAGTCTTTGAAAATTTTATCGCATTCGTCGCAAACCATGTTAGTAACGACCGTTGTTTTGAATTTGTGTTGACATCCACCAGGTGTACCGTAATCTTCGATTGTCAGATACGGGAATGCTGCCTGCAATTCTTCTTTAGCACTGTTACCACATTCATCATCCGGCAACGTGATTTCATAAGCTTCTTTCGAAATCTTACAAGAACCACATGCTTCCCAGCTAACGGTAGTAACAGTAGGATTGCTACACATATCTGCTGTTTTAGCAACGAACGTTACTGTGGCAGTCGGATTAGTTTCTACAAATGCATCGATATCAGCCTTCGTCAGTTTCTTGCTTACGGCCACAGTGTACATACCTACGCCGCCATCTTGGGCTGCTGTTTTCTCGGCAGTGCTACTAACGGCATTCTTAATGCTTTCTACTACAGTAGACTGATCAACACCATCATCCTCTAACGTTACGGCATAAATCAAACCGCCGTCTACCTTAGTATATCCTTCAGGGCACTCTTCGCAGCCTTTCATGATAGAAGACAGCTTTTGAGTATAATCAGAAGGCTTACCACCTTCTTTCATCACCTGATATTTAGATGTAGAAAGATGACGTCCTACTCTCTTAATATCCAAACCAGGATAAGCAGCCTTAAGCTGAGCCAGAGCATAAGCGTCGCCGGTATCACACATTTCCATACAATAGAAATTCATGTCGGTTTCCGCCGGAGCTTTTTCTAACTCATCACAAGAATGGATAGGATGGATTTCTACAAAATCACCTACCTTTCCACCACCTGCAATCGGCTGATTCTTGATACGTTCGATTGTTTTCAAGATAGCAGCCAAAATATCAACATCTTCACAAGGATCACATTCTGAACACATATCCTCACGACCCGGACAGTTTTCGAAAATGATGTAATCATCAATATTTACCTCACCCATCGGATAACCACGAAGCTCGAACAAACGTCCTGTCAGCTTAATATGGATAGGAATACGATCGCCTTTTCTTGCTGTAATAGCGGTATTGTCGTCAATTCCGTTATAACCGAAAATAACCTCATCTACTTTAATTTCTTTGCTCTTCGGAGCAGAAGCATACACTTCTATGATTTCGTCAATAGCAAACGTAGGTGTAGAGAATGATTTATCATCAGATACACGGTCGTTCACCATCTCATTACGTCCGATTCTGATCTGGAAACGTTGTTCGTCCTTACGATATCCTTTCAAGTCTTTCAACGCTTTCAAACCATCTTTAGTCTGCTCACCATCCAAATCATAGATAGCGATCTGACCTTCTTGAAGCAACAAAGAATCTACGTCCGCCAACTTAGCGTGCGGAGGACAGATAATGTGTCTGTCATACGGTTTATGGATAGCCATAGCCTTATAATATTTTAAAAATTAATATTCTGTTATCTGTCTCAAAAATAGTGATAGTCATATAAGCAACAAAAAGCATTATGAATTAATTAATTCTTAATGCTTTTTGATAATCTTTAATTTAGGATATGCCTTTCTTCTGCTACAAAGGAGATTGGACGTTGTTTGAATCTATTTGATAACGTCCGTATTCGCTTTCATTCAAAGCAAATTGCTTTTCAATCATGTTAAGGATAATACCAATTAATTTATCATCTAATTCAGGATCTATATCAGTTGAATTAGAACCATCGGATTTAATATATCCTTCGATGTCAACTTCCTTCGGATAGCGGTAATATGTAAGGTAAACGGTGTCTACATCAAAACCAGACTTATACACCCTTACCGAATCTTCGCCTATTGTATAGAATGTTTCCCTAAAATCAAAATCAGGTTTGTTAAAAAAGTCGGCAAGAAGCTCATGCGGGTTTTCGTTCTTAGCCTCCCACATGGTAAAATCAGTAACCGTGCATTCACCTTTGGTAAATACGCCTGATATGTTTGAAAAAGAGAAGAAATCAGAAGGCAATGAAAATAAAGTGCTTTCCGGATTATCTTTATCTTCTTTCTTATCAAGTTCTTTTGAGTACACAACCAACTTTTGTATATAACGTATATCCTCTTCGTTTTTCTTATCAAGGATATAACGAACAAGGCGGTTTTGTTCGTCATTAAAAAGCTGAACAAAACGTGCCTTGTCAAGTTTTATACCACCGTTGGTCATGTTTTCTTCAGCCTTCTGTAAGGCCCGAAGATAACAATCAACGATTTTCATAAATTATTCCTTTTTATCAGCGTATTGATCAACATCAAAACCTTTCTCATCTTCCTTTTTCTTCTTATCAGACTTAGCTCCTTCTATTTTTTTATGCTTGTTCTTTAAAGCATTATACGCTTCAAGAACACGTGACTTGGTTTCTAACATCGACTTATTGGAAGCAAGAGCCATAGATGCAGAGATGGCGTCGGCGCCCAGGAGCTCGCCATTCAGATACAGTCCGTCGGTGTTGACGGTGACAGCCAGGCCCTCAATCATTTCCTTGATCATACGATGGAATTTAATCACCTGCATCCCTTCGGAAGATTCGTCGTCAGATAAGAACCTTGAGCTTGCTTCTTTATACATGTCAACGTTCGTATTCTTGGCGTCAATCCAATTAGTGAATATGTATTGAACCATGCTCTGATCAAGCTCTACGCTATATATGATATCAAGATACAAAAGCAGATCATAGATGCTTCTCCTTTCAGCCTCGGATCCTTTCAGTTTGTTCATGAACTCGTATAAAATATCAGCCTTGTCAATCTGACGTTGTTTCCTGATATCTACGGCCGTAGTCTTGTCTTCTACACAATAATAAGATTCGACATACATCGGATTACCATCTTCCTCTTTAGGAGTAAGAGACTTGGACAAAATAGCTATATACAACTCAAATAAATCACGAACGTCATTAGTGTAGAACAAACGACCATCATACAAGTCTATTCTGTAAGAATCCCAGAAATCGAAATTCTTTTGGTCCAGGTCCTCATTGACAGTTTCTTCAAACGGATACCGAATATTCTTAATACGCATATCCATTTCATTCTTCTTGTCTTCAAGTGAGTAACCTTTATAACATGCTGAATTGATGAAGAAACCGGTATCATACACCCTAAGATCCTTATCCCATCCACAACAAGATACTGTCTTGTTCCCAGGGAAAGGAGTCTTGGAAATGCCTCTTTCCTGATATCCGGAAGGAGCTTCTTCATCCATCTTACCTGTTATAACATAAATAGAGTCGGAATATATCTTCATTCCTCCTACGGTAGCCAGCAGTTTCTTAGACTCATGGCTTTCTTCAAAAATCTTTTTTCCCATTTTTTTTATATACCCTACGTCTTTTCATATATGAAAAGACTATGTTAGAAACAAAATTTGCGGCCGGTTTTAAAGCCGACCGCAAGTTAATATTAAAAGTTATGATTACAAAGAGCTTGGTAACAATTCAATTGTTACGAACCGGCTGGTATCTTTTACCCAACAAGCCGATACAGAATGGCACCAGAATTGTTCTGACATACGAGGATGGCTGGATACAATTTCTTTAGCCGATACTCTGGATGACCATCTACCTTGTTCGTAACCCCACCACATAGAACCGATATCAGGCTTAACGTAGAATACGTTGCTGTTGATATTGCCAATACGAGCTTCGGCTGAAGCAGGGATGCCAGCGAATGCGTTAGAGTATTCAGGAGCGGTCAAGTCTTCCATAATACATGAATATGATGTGATAGGAGTCATACCGTCTACCAACTGGCTTCTATCTACCATATCAACGTAATCCAAAGAAGGTTCGTGTTCTACAATGACCTTACCAATACCCGGAATAGTAACACCCTTGATCTTTACAGGTCCTAATTCAAGAGCATCGTTTGATCCTGTTACCGGGTTATTGATGATACGTTCTGTACCCATAAGAGGAGCCAAAGCACCTAATTGAGCGAAGAACTCATCACGGAAGATTTCAACGATGTTCTTGTAAGCCATAGCACCTACCTTGAATTTCATTACACGATTTTCAATCGGCATATCGCTACGACCACGGAAAATATAGTCAGCAGCAGCCAGGAAGTGTTCACGCTTGATACCACCCGGACGTGCATATGAGATAACGAAACCACGGCGAAGTTGATGGTACAAACCTTCATTTTTCATCAAAACACCATTATGACCCTTGACTCTACCTCCACGCATGAACATAAGTTCGTATGCTTCCATCTTAGCCAATTCAGCCAAGCAGAACAAAGACACCGTATTAGCTACACGTGCTGTACGCATATCAATGCTTCCGTCACCAAGACGAGAACCGATGATAGCATAACTTGCATCACCTCCTCTGATTTCAGAAAGCTGACGAACTTTCTGGTAAGCTTTGTCGATGAAATTCTGTGTACGTTCGTCTGCATAAGCCAAAGACTTAATACCAGCGTACATAGTCGTTTCACCTTCAACACCACGGTGTCCACCAAGCGTAAATTCACAAGTCATAGAACCGGCCTTAGAAGCACCTCCTACACCAGAGAACTGAGTAGAGAACTCACCAAGAACGTTTGTTACCTTCCAGTATTTAATACCGGCGCGAAGCATGTCTTTCGGGAAGTATTTAGCACGAGAACGACCCCACAGCTTACACCAGTATCTCCAGTTTTCACCTTCTTGTTTAGGAGGACGCTCTGTAGAGATAAGAGCCTGGCAACCGTTAATCACATCGTAAGTAATAACATCTCCTTGTTTAAATTGTGCATTCAACACAATTTCGAAGAAGCTTTCATCAATACCAGGTTTTGCATATTTCAAAGACGTGTCTTCTACTGTAACCACCTCATACGTTTCTGATACCGGAAGATCATAACGGAATGAACCATTGATACCATTTACGGTAATAGTAGCATCCTGTTTAATCATACCCATATACATAGGCAGAGGATAGTTTGTAATGTTAGAAAACAACTCAAGCATACCCAGATGGTTCTTATCCGGATCTTCGTAGTACCAATCTTCTAAAGAGCTAAGATCGTGCTCTACGATACTTTGCTTAACGACTTTAGCGTCGGTATATCCAATCACCGTGTCACCATTCATGGTGGCCGGGAAATTTTTTGTTAAAAGTACATTAGCCATGAACGAAAAAATGTTTTAATTTTTAATCTATACTGATTTCATCGAACTTCACACCTTGAACTTGATCACCTTTATCATCTACCGGAGCCACCCTCTTGTCTTTATTTGTATGGCTGATGAGCTTATAAATTTTCTTTTTCTCATCAACTACAGCTTGATTCGACTTCTGTTTTATGAACTCTCCTGGGTTCATAAGAAACATAATCAAATCTGGCGCTTCTTCCGGATTCATCATCATCTCCCTTACCCTATTAAATGCTTTGGTAATTCCGGGATTCGATTCAGAAGGTTTTAGGGCAAAATCAAGAGCTTTAGATACCATAGTGTCATTTAGCTGATACTTTGCCTGGATAGAAGACTTAAGGTCTTTCTTATACCTTCTAAAATCTTCTGCATCCTTCGCCTTCTTTTCGGCAGCCTCTTTAGTACGTTGCTGGATAATATCATCCATTCTCTTATCAAGCTCAGCCTTATACTTTATAGCCTTTGCTTCAACATACTCTTCTCCTTTATTGATAATGCCTTTGAAAAACTCATCAGCTTCATCTTTAGGCAACCCAAGAAGATCAACATAATGGCGAACGATCTTTATCTGATCTGCTTTGTTTTCAATGTCAAGCTTTTCTATCGGAGCGACATTCGTATCATATTGCTTAAGAATATCAACGATATTAGCGCCAGCCTTATCAGCCTGAATAAGCTTCTTGGTAATATCAGAAACAGAAGTAACATCTATCTTATCCTTAACAATATCCTCTTTCTGGCTTTCAAGGACTGTAGATAGTATGTCGCACAACGAATCTTCTTTACTAAAATCAAGATCATTGATAGTAATCTCTTCGCCGTTTTCACCGCTAAATACCACATCTTTCAAATCGGGAATGATCCCTCTTGAAGAAAGGGCATCCAATACTTTTCTGTAATTGACAACCGGGGTCTCTACCGGATCCTGTTTAACGTCAACCACATTCTCTTCTCCTTTTTTATCCTCTTTAGGATCAGGAGTAGGATCGACAACCGGCTCTTCTTTAATTTGAGAACCTTCTTCTACAGGCTTCTCATCTTTTTTAGCCGGTTCATTACCATTAATAGGCAGAATATCTTCTTCCCTATTATAAACATCATCAACTGGACCGATACTAAAAATATCGTCCAATTCTACTATTCCATTTTTTTCTAATTTTCCCATACTGCAAAAATATTTAAATACCTATATTTCAGATAAAAAACTTATAAGTGTTTAATCTTCACTAAAAATTAAATATCCCCAAATTTTATTAGAGATTTTCTAATGAAATTTGGGGATATTTAATCCTTAATTCTTATTGATTCCGGCTACATACCTTTTGGTGGCATCTTCCCTCGCTCGTTGAGCAAGCTCTTTGGATTTTAATTTTAACTCTTCCATTTTCATTCTCATTTCATCATCATGAAGTTTGGAATCGTTTTCAATTTTCTTATCCTCTATCCTTTCCTTGCTTTCTATATCAGCCTGCCTTACGGTCTGATCTGAAACAGAAGCCAGGAAGTTGAGGGAGGTGGCGTCGCTCTTGGCGTCTGCCGCCCTGCCTGCCGCCTGGATCTTCTCTTGAAGTATCCTGTATTGACCTTTCTTGTCTTCCAAAGCAAGTTCATGCTGACGTTGCTTATCCTTCTCAGCAGCTTCAGCTTGTATCTGTTGCTGGTTAAGCTGCATCTGATTCTGTTGTTGCTGCTGTATCTGACGCTCATTGTATGCGCGAGTATTCCTTGCATTCTGTATAAGCTCTACCATAGAATCTGATGTGAAGATAGATGCAAGATCGTAAATATCGCCTCCGGCCGTATTTAGCTGCAACATGAAAGTTTTAAATTTCTCAAGCTCATCCCTTTTCTTGGAATTAGATAATGCCTGAACACCAAGATGCCTTAGACTAAGACCGTCGGTTCCTATAGATAAGAATGCTCTGGTAAGGTCACTTTTTGTGTACATTACAGAAATATCCTTTCCTTCTTCCTGGCATTGTTGAGCAACAGCCAGATGAAGATCCAAAGCGCGTTTCTTGAAGTAACCGAAGTTATCAAAGTATATCTGTGTTTGTAACATAGATGCTGTAACGCCCTGCTGGACCCCAGTGGCGGTCTCATACCTGTTGGGGCCATTAATTACTTGAGGAGTGATACCAACCATTTCAAAACACTTCATCCTCGACCATTCAGCAAGCTCCATTCTTGTTTTAAGCTGCTCTGTCTGGGATAAATCATAGACAGCAAACTGGTTGAAAGGAACACCACCTTTCGTGTTTTGAGATGAGGTATCTAATGTAAGAGCGCCTACAGACTTAGCTACATCAAGAAGATTAGCCCATATATCAGCCACATCTTCACCCAAATCCTTGTATTCACTTGGAACCAGATTTATATCCCCTAAGAAGAATTTACCGATCTCCTTTTCAAGAATATTGTTTATCTGATTTATGGAGAAATTATAAAATATTTGATACGGCTGAATCCTGTTAGCCATAGAAGTACCAATATATCCGGCAACGGGTAGAACAAAGTCATAGATGTTGCTATCCCCTTTTATCTGGTGATCAATAGGTTCTCCATCCAGATACAGGTTGTCCTGAGCGAGGGCACCTCCACTGATTTTAACCCCGTACCTTACCTGTGGAACATAATCTACGAAATAGGTATTAATCTCCGGGTTCTCCATTCCCTTACTCATGGTCCTGGTAATTTTCTTAATACCATTTTCCTGTAAAAAGTCCTGAAGAAGCTCGTCGGTTACCATTTCAGTAGTTACTAATCCGGTTTCAGTTTGGTAGGTAATTACATATACCTGAGCCGGGGATACCCAATATGATTCAGTTACCTGATACAAATCACTACGAACATACTCGTCGCTCAAACTCTGGGCGCGGTTATAATAATTACCATGCTCTAAATTTGGCATGAATCTGGTTCTGTGATATTCGTTGCCATTACTATCGTATCCGGTATATGTGCCGGCTGGAATACCGTAATAATCCTCATAAGCTTTTATAGAAGCATAATCATTATATCCTTTCCAAGGTATTACCTTATTCTGATATAACATCCCTACGCTCGCCGATTTGGATAAACTTACATAGCTTCCATTATCACCATTATGATAAGTGCCATTGAAATTATCAGCACCTCCTATAAGCTTTTGCTTGTCTTTTGCCGTAAGAAGATGCCCCCACCTTACTATAATATCATTGGCAGTATAATAATGAACACGGCCAATATAATCACCGTACTGCGGATACTTGCTATCTAATGTCTTAGAATAAAACGTATTCAACGGAGACCATCTCTCCGGCTTATAATAGTCGTATCCTACATGATAATTTCTAAAGCAACGACCGGTAAGAAGATAGTCAATGAAATTCTCAGTGTCTATCTCATCCATGTAAAAACGCCCCCTGTCCGCCTCAAGCGTATGAGAACCCCATATAACCTCGGCAGTCTTCCATTTTGTATTCATGAAGTTCTCTATCTCAGGAGGGGTCATAGATGCTTTCACCTCTTGTATCTGTTGAGCATAAGCCTGCTTTTCTTCTTCGCTGGCAAAATTATTATAATCCGGATCCAATCCTCTATTTAATAACTCTTGCCTAACTCTTCTGTCCAATTCCTCTCTAATGTAATTATAAAGAAGATTTTCCTTCGTGGCAGAATACTGATTCACTTCAGATTCGTCCAATCCAACTACATTATACTTGTCAGAAAGGTTGCCCAACCATCCTACAAAAGCGTTTACGATCGTACCTATTATATCATAATGACGTAAGAATGATGGAATATTTACATTGTCCCTTATAGACTGAACATCCTTAAGATAAGGAATTACATCTTTCAGCTCCATAAATGACAGCTTCCCTTCCATCATCCTGTAAAAATCTTTGAACTTTTGGTTCTCATCAAGCTGCTTCAAACCAATCAATTCAAGAGAATCCATAGTGGCTTTAAACCACTCCTTGGTTTTTCTCTTGGTAGGTATAGCCTGCACCGGCAAACCTGAAAATACTCCTCTGGCCGGAAAAGCCTGATCTCTATTGAAATATTCCATCCTATTATCCTATTTTTCACAAAGATAAGGAATTTGTTCTCGTCACCTCATTTTATACGGGTTATGTCTTCTTACCGTAAATCCTTTAACCTGTTCCATCTTCTTACGTTCCCTCTTCTTTTGATTCTCCTTCTGAGTCGTACTTTCAGGCATGTAACCCATATCATCATAATACTTAGCCAGGAGAAGAGCGTGGCCGAAGGATATGATACGGTCGGTGTTGGTCCCAGGGCCGAAGGCTATGATCTCATCAAGAAGTTCTATATCAGGGATACGGTAAATACCTTTCTGTGTTATTTCATTACCATCATCATCATACCCAACAACAACATCCTCCCAACAATATTGAATAACGGTATTGAAAAGCATGCGCTGATTGGGAACCGTAGGAGCCAAACCGAGCTTGTTGTTCTGACGGGCTCCGGCACGGATAATCTTACCGGCAAGACGTTCGCCATCTTCCAGCAACATAAGCTGCTTATTTCGTCTCGTAAGATAAAATTCATACATTCGGTCGGCATTCTCCATAAGACACTTAGCTCCATACGCCTCTTGAAGTATTTCACAATTCCTACAAAAATCATCGGAAGATGGAGGACGTGATGCGTATGATGCTACTATGCAATAAGCAAATGGATCGTTGATTTTTACATATCTTTTAAGTACATAAAACGAACCAACAGAATCAGTATCAGCCTTGTCAGATTTATAGGGGTCAAGCGATGAGACATAAGTGTAATCAAAAACACCTCCTTCTTCTGGTGGATCCTCATATATAACAACAGGAGCATCTATGTTACCACCTTGGAACGGATAATCAGCAAGCTGCTTATCACTAAAATTATACCCCATTTTCATGCCGTCTATCTGATAAATATCCACTGTTTTACCAGGCCTACCTTCTTCAAGAAGACGGCTTTTGTGCTTCAAAGCATCTTCTACAGGAAACCTATTTACATTCGTATTAAGAAAACAATCATCTATAGACAAAGGAAATGCCATTCGTTCCTGAACGTATAAAGCTCTATCCTTTTTGACAAGTTCATCAAGACGAGATTTTATCTTCTTAGTATTATCATCAAATTTTGATACCTGAATATCTATTTTCTTAAGACCTGTAGCTTTCTCTATTCCAAGGTACTTATCTAAGGTTGTTGTTTCCTTATCATAAGCATGAGACATCTGAGCAGGAACAAAACAACCGGATTGACTAATACGCCAAGTTGGTTTTAAACAACGTTTATTAAGCAGATCATAATTCATGACAATAAACCCGTATTCAGCAGGGTTATTCATCACTTTTTGAGCATCTTGAGACTTTTCAACGTTGCCGCCCGTACCGGAGCATATCATCATCCCCCTCATTCTACCGTGCATCATATGGGCAGGACGACCTTGTAAGTATGCTGCTAAAAATGGAAATTTACCTACCTCATCATAAATAGATGTATATGGTGTTCCAGATGCGGTCTTAAGAGAGGCACCGGCTTTACCGCTATCAATATTGGTAATACGAATACGAGCGTGAACGTCACGAATATTGTTCACCGTCTTAGTACCCATAATAACCTCTTTAAACCAATCATTACCTGTTCTATTTATTCTTAGATAAGGATGTATATTATCAAGACCAAACTCAAGATACTCACCAAGACTCATAAGGTCCTCCTTACTTGACCCAATAACATTATGCGTCAAATTGTACGTCATTGTAGCATTACGAGCCAAAAACGAGCTCATTATGGCCGTATTATGAGTAACGATGTAATTGGTGGTCAAAAATAAATGAGAGTCATTATCAACGGTTATACAAGTGGCATGCTCCTTTCCGTATATCGATATGGATCTTATTTTTAATTCCTTACGATTCCTTGATAGTATAAGTTTGTTCCCCTCCAATTTAGCATACCAACCTGAAGCCCAAAACATACGTTGTACAAAATTTATGACATCCATGTCAATATGAGACAACGTAAGCTCTTCTTCTCCGGTTACTACGTTTCTGAAAGAACGAATGAAGTTTTCTATAAAATCTTTCTTTTGATCTATGGACGATCTTAAAAACTTCTTACAAACGTATTTATCAAAAAACATATCCCCTCCATAGCCACCGAGATAAGCCGCCAGCATCGAGGCGTAGGCCGACGGCGGAACCGGCAGCTTTGCCGTAGGGTAGTTCAGGGCCTCACCTACTGGAATAGACATACTCTTATAATCTAATCCAGCTATGGATCTAAGACTCCTAACATGCCATTTTCCGCCATGATTGACACGCCATTGGTGATTTCCGCAACAAATAACGTTACGACCGTCTTCAAATACGACTCTGTAGGTAGTTACTTTTCCTTGAGGATAGACACCTACGACTTCTACCAAATTACCTTTATCGTCATATATCTTATCCCCTACAACGATATTTCCTATCATCTTTTCCCGGTCCTCAAGATAAAGTATCTCAGAGTCAAGAAGGGCTTTTCCAAAACGACGGCACCCGAACATGAATATTCCTTTATTCTCTTCTTCAGCCTGCTTTAGAAATTCGGCAAACATCCATTCATTATCACGAAGCTGAGAATTTCCAGGAATACGATCATCTCCTACGTCAATCATCATCTTCCAGAAATTGATATGCCAGTATAGCCAAGGATGGATAAATACACCATTTATGGTAACACCGTTAAGGAGTTTCATAGCCTCATTTTCCCAGAATTGCTTGACATCATCGTCTTGCTCTTCATAAGAATAAAGGTCATTCCATAACGGAATATCGTTACCCATATTTATATAAAGTTCTTTACTGTTAAAATTCATGACAAAACTATTTATCGAGCTTGTTCTTAGCTTCATTCTTGACAAAAGACTGAATACCTGATACTGTTTGTCCTCCTTTTAGACTTTTCTTGTTTTTGGCAGCCTCAAGCTGATTATAGACATCCATTATCCCACACATCTTAATATAAGATTCAGTCCATTGCATTAAGCTATCAGACAAGCTTTTTTGAAACCTAAATTCTTTCTCTCTCTTATCGGAATCTTCTATTTTATCCCAAGGGTTTTCAGATAGATAACGTTCAGCCTTATCTATCTGATCCCTTAGCACAAGAAGTTTCCGATCTACGTAAGAGACATCATCGTTAGTCGGCTTTCTTACCTTCATTATTAATAATTTTTAAAAAATCCTCATACTGAGACTTAAGCATATTAAACCTGTCTTCAAGAGAAGATGGATCAACACGATACTTACACATGTTTTTTATTCCTTCCTCAACAGATTCGTCTTTGAATACAACAGAACCAGTATTATTATCAACGTACATAATAAAATCTGATTCTCCGTCATTTACTATCCTATCAAGAACCTTCTTACTGTCATCATCTACATTGAGATCATGACCGGCGTTAATAGATAACCTGTAAACGGCCTTTATAGAAGAAGATACTTTCAGCATCTCTTGTTGATACAAGTTGGTCATAAACGACTTTTCCTCCAAATCAATAAAGTCTTCTAACTCTATGTTGTTTTCCTCATCCTTCTTCCTAATAATATCCTTAGTTATCTCTTCCATCTCCTCTCCCACCTTATCTTGCGCAGACAGTAGATGGTTGTAATAAGAAATAAGATGTTTTATATCTGAATCAAAATCAATCTTCTTCATTATCAAGAACCTTTTTATCATGAATAATAACGTCCATCAACTCCATTGATAAATTATAATCAGCCACTTCAAAAAGCTCGCTGTCTGTCAACGTCCTTAAAAAAGAAACAGACAATCCTCTTTTCTTTGCAAAAGATCTAAGTACGGCATAGAGAATGTCCCCGGCAGAATAATCGGGGAGATCGTCACAAGATGCCTGCAACATAGAAAATAAGGACTTCCTTTTATCCTCGCATTGTAAATGCCTTGCTTTACCACATCCGCCCATAATTTAACTTTTTTGAATTATAGTACCTTCAAAATTAAACAGAATCTTTTCCTCTTTTTGAGACCCATCTTTTTGATAGTGAATAGTCATGTGCTTTACGAATCTTCCTATTCCAAATCCTGCTGTATGTATCTCTATATTGAACTTAAAGTGACGTGAGTCAATGATATTCAAATTAGATGACGTACAACCACAAGATGTCTCTGATGCTGTTATCTTCATATCATGCTTCGACTCAAGAACGAATGAAAACCTTATACTGTTCCCTTTTTCTACCGGTTCGAAAATGATTTCAAATGATTTACCGTCTTTAGAGAGGTCAATATTGTATTGCTTGTCATCTGTAGAAATAACATTAAATTCATCAGAATCCATTGTAATAAGTTCTAACCTGTTCCATCTTGACTTCTCATCATAAAAATCAATAGAATACTGACGGTCCATCCACGAAGGACGGGGAAGCCCCTCCCCAAGCGCACATTCCTCTGTCTTGCTCCAGGCCTTCTGCTTGATGAAGCACGTACATACCGAACAACGATTTTTACCTATTTTCTTGCTTACGTACAAAGAAAGAGGAAGCATAGAGTTAGGGACGTTCTTGGTATTGAATTTACATCCTTCACACTTTTCAAGACGTTCCTTGTACCAATCAGGATAATCTTCTTTTTTTCTTGGAAGTTTTTTTAATATCGTATCCATAAAAGCATCGTATATAACTTCCGCTTGCAAAATCTTTTTCATGACTTATCTGTTAAATTCCTGTTCTTGAATATTTTGTATTTCACTAAAACTATGACCCTTACGAGATTTAAAGATAGATAATTTGTTGTGTTTTATCAACATATCCCCACCTTTTATCTCACCTGAGTCATAAGCATCCTTTATCATCCTTATCTTAATATCAAGACACTGAAGTTCTTTTTTCTGATACTTAGATAATTTTTCTACCTTGGATTTAAGACGCTCAAGATTGTGTTTGCGCCTCTCCATCTCATGAAGGTTACAAACCATATCGCCTACATACGGGAACGATACAGACACGTTATCTGTGTACGTACATAAGTTATTAGCATAAGAAATACTGGCTCTGAAAACGTCACGTATTTGGTTTCGGTCGTAAACGCCCCCGGTCTTATCCATCACATCATCTATAATATGTGACTCAAATGATATAGGGAAATCATTCTTCGGCATCTGATTCAAAAGTTTTCTTTCTGTAAAATAAAGAAACCAACGCACATTGATCTCTTGAACCCTCCAATACAAAAAGACGGCGCATGTTCTCTATATCCGGGCACAAACACCTTGTCCTGTAATTCCCTTCACGGTCAATCAAAATACCACGCTTCTTCATCTCCGTATCCAAAACCGATACATATTGAAGATCGGTACTGAAACAATGAGAAAACTTCTTCTTGGTCTCATACGAATATCCAAACACAAAATAATAGGCAAGAAGATTTAAGTGCCTCGCATCTATGACATTCTTCTCATTACCATAGGCCATTAGGTATCCGTTATAAAACAGAAGTATCTTCTTAGCCATATCTACCGTATTGGAATAAGGTACTAAAAGCCTATAAGCCCTATTACTAACATCTTTATTATCACTTTCTTTCATGAGATTATCGTTTTGATACAAAGATAAAGATTAAGAATTTATAAATTTAAAATTAACGTATTTTATGACAATGGATTCAGGATTTGTCCCGATATTTGCACTGTAGCATTAAAAAAATAAGACCTTATTGTTTAACATTCATAATTTATTTCTACATTTGCTGTACGTTACAGATTAAAGAATTATTAGAAATAAATTATGATAAAAAAAATATTACTTGTCTTATCATAATTTGTTCTTATATTCTTCAAATCTGTAACGGGATTTTGGGATTTTCCGAACGAAAGAAAGACATGAATCGGATGGATATCCCCAAAAATCCATCCGATTTTTTTTTGTTACAGATTATGAAGCTACAATTAGGTAGAAATATTAACATAAGTCTTAAACTTTTGGAACAGCGGTCAGATGATTCGTTGTTCATGGAATTGTATGCTTTATACTGTATGATAAAAATCTCCCGCCGGGATTCGAGAATAAGATTCAAAAACCAGAAAGATCTTCTTCATAAACTTGGAATCGGGTATTCGAAGTTCAAGAACATGACAGGACATCCGATGTTTGACGAACTGTTCCGTATGACGGATAGTACGTTAGTTGCAAGAAGATATCGTGTTAATGGCATACAACTTACTCTCGGATGCGGGAAAGTGAATATTCCAAAGAATAGGATTTTAATTAAGATAAAGAAAAATGAAATAACAAACCATGAAAAAGTCCTTGACAGGATAAGAGAGGCGATGTTTGTTAATTTAGTCAAAAACAATGAGTCTGTACTGAACAGTGGAGAGACAAACTCTCAGGCTGATGTCGTAGACGGAAGCCACTCGTATTATGGATTAATTGATTCGACGATAAGTAATAAAACAATTGCATTGTACTTGAATGTAGGACTAACAAAAGCGAAAGAGATTGTCGGTATGGCGATACAAGACAAGCTCGTAAAAAGGTTCGAAAACATACAATTTATAACATACGTAGATAATCCTCGTGCTTACATTGAAGCAAACGAACATAACTACCCAATAGGTAAGCTGATTCCGGTATATAGGCACGGAGCTGTTTTCTGGCAAATAGCAAATACCTGGACCTTGTATAAAAAAGGAGCAACAAACAGATGGTATTTTGGAGAGAAGGATATAGAGAAAGGAGAAAAAGAAAAAGTGAGTAAGAAAGACGATTTCAATTTCTTCTTAAAAGACAATACTCATATCCTACGTTTCCTAAACGCAGAGGAAGTTGTTTCCGAAGATGGCGAAATCCTTGGCATAGATCGTAAAAAGACAAAAGAAGAAGAAGCAAGGTCATTGGCTTCTGTTATGGCTAAAGAAGCGCACAAAGACTTCTGGGACGGATATGAGCGAAGTACACAAAACCAGATTATAAGAAAGTACTATCGCGCTATCATAGCAGAAGATAAGAAGCGAAGAATGGACATGTTCTTAAACCGTCTTAAACAATCATACGACAAGGTTAGCGCGTGGAGTAAGGAGAAGTTAGCCACAGTAAAGGCAGACATGGCTAATGCAGAAGCCTGCTGCGCTGAGGTGGGGACGTCCATTGCCGGGGTATGCGGTAGGGTAAGTAGGAGAATGAAATCCTATAACAATACCGCTCCTGACAAAAAGGCAGGTTTTAATGAGGTACGGGATATGTATGCTGAGTTCGCCGGCGAGATGGCTAAAGCGGTGGGATCGGTAAGCGAAGACATCTATACGTATGTTAAGGCAGAACAGTTTAAGGAAAAGATAGGGAATATGGATATATCTACCCAATCATTACCTAATATTAGTATAACAGTAGATAATGATAAAGAATTAGATGGTGAATCTATATTCAAGGATATACCATTAGAAGAACTATCATTCTATAATGATACCTATCTTTACCCTTCATCTCAGTATTCATCATTATAATGTTTGGTACTTGAGAGAGGGTCTGTTATTAGCGGTCGCCGACAGAGCCGAAAAACGATAATCCCGTAGAACATCGACGGAAACACCCGTTAGCCACCACTATGCCATAACCATATCTATACGAAACCATATTACTGTCTGATTCGAAACCACTTATCAAACTTATTATTTCTTTTTAATCCTAATTAATTCATTTTATATTTTAGGTTTTATTTTATTTTCATACTTTTGTTTTGTAGAACAAAATCAGAAAAAAAGATGGCTATAAGTTACGACAAAAAAATCATGGAGTGCGTTCTTCGTTCAGTTATGTCCGAAGGTAATGTCGCACAAGGAAAGGCTATTAAGTCTATTTGTAAGTCACCTAAACCGCTTTTTATTACGGGAAAAGGAGGTACAGGGAAGACGTTCTTCCTTAAACGTGTTATACCGGCATTAAAAAATGCGGTTGTTGTCGCTCCTACTGGTATTGCTGCTGTTAATGCAGGTGGCCAAACCATTCATTCTTTTTTCAGGATCGGAATGCAGCCGTATATACCTGAAATACGAAAAGGTGCGTTTATGGATAACTGCGAATATAAATTCAACGGAGGTTCGGAAAAGATTTTACAGAATATAAAGTATCTTATCATAGACGAGATTTCTATGGTTCGCCCTGATCTTCTTGACAACGTAGCTGATATACTTCGTCATGCAAGAGGAGACAAGGATCCGTTTGGCGGCGTGAAACTTATTATGGTAGGCGACCTGTTTCAGCTTCCTCCTGTGATTAAAGAGGATTTTTTTAGAGAAATATACGATACATCTTATTTCTTTAGTTCGAAGTCTCTTATGGCTTCTGGTATGGAAATGGTGTCTTTTGAAAAAATATATCGTCAGAAAGATGAGAAGTTTATTAGTGTCCTTAATAAGGTGCGTGAAGGGAAGATGGATGATGATGTATTTGATACAATAAACAGCAGATGTATTCAGTCTGATAATAATCAAGGATATGTTGAGATTGTAACTACCAACTCAAAAGCTACGGCTATTAACGAAATGAGAATATCATCGTTACCAGGCTCTTTAATAAAATTAGAAGCTGTTATAAACGGTGATTATCCTAAAGATGCTCCGGTTGAAAAAACTCTTTTCTTGAAAGAAGGATCAAGAGTTATGATAACAAGAAACGGAGGAGAGTACTTCAATGGCTCTCTTGGTACTGTATTATCTATAAAAAATGGGGAGATTGAAGTAGTCCTTGATAAACCGAAAGATGATGAGCATACTAAGGTTGTTATAACGCCATGTTCGTTTGAGAAAGTAAAATACGTAAGAAACGGATATAAGATAGAATCTGAAGTAGTAGGAGCTATTATTCAGTATCCTATAAAAATAGGTTATTCTATCACGATCCATAAAGCTCAAGGCCTGACATTGGATGCGGCTATGATGGACGTATCTAATTCTTTTGAAACAGGACAGCTATATACGGCTCTTTCAAGAGTAAAGTCTCTTGATGGATTATATCTTCGTCAACCTATTCCTAAGACGGTAAAAACCAGCGATCAGGTGGTGATAAACTTCTATAAAAGGACTCTTGGTAATGGAGGTATTGTTAAACCGGTTCCAATGGAAGAGCTTGAAAAGTCAATGATTAATTTGTCAACCGGATCTGAAATAGATTTTGCAGAGTTTAATTTATAAAAAATATAGTTATGAAATTTGGAGAAGCTTTAGAAGAAGTAAAAAAAGGTGCGTTGATTGCACGTGCCGGATGGAATGGTAAAGGTATGTTCGTATTCCAGCGCCCGGAAGATTGGTTGTCTACTGATATGATAGTTAATAAAGTAAAGTCATTGCCGGATTCGTTTAAAAAATACGTAAACGATTATTATGACGTAACTGAAACCAACATGATTAAATTTTGCGCTTATCTGTGCATGAAAGATGCTAACGATAATATCGTAAACGGATGGTTAGCTTCGCAATCAGATATGTTGGCTGATGACTGGATGGTTGTTGGTTAAGATAACTTAGTTTATCACCGCTTTATTTTTTTTATAAATCAATCAATTATTCGATTTTAAAAATTACAGTTATGAAAACAAAAGAAGAAAAACAAAAGAAGTTTGTGACAGAATTTGAGATAAATGGAGAAAAGTATGGCGGATATATTTATGCTACAACTTTTTCCGAAGCTGAAGATTTTGTTAGACAAAGAAAAGCGACAGAGAAAGTTGTAGGTGGTCCGTGTTTAGAACAAGAAGAAATTAATCGTCTTTATAACCATTCCTCTTAGAATTTTTAATGATTCTTGTTTGTTGGCATAACCTTGAGATGGTGATACTATAGTATATAAGTACCTAATAAGAATATGGCAAGAGTAGATAAAATATTTCAAGACAATTTGGCTCTTATAATGAGCCAGCCGTGGGAAGAGGTAAAGCGACCGGTCTACGGTGACGGGACAGGCGTCAAGGTGAAGCGTATTCTACAAGTATGTAACCAGTACGATCTTCGTCGGGAATTTCCTCTTGGTTCACTTAGACCTACTAATCTTAAAAACTCCATAAAAGAAATATTGTGGATTTGGCAAAAAAGATCGGTAGATATCAAAGATCTTGGTCTTCATATATGGGATCAGTGGGCTGATGATAATGGAAAGATCGAAGGATGTTATGGAGATATGGTGAACAGACATGTTTATATGGGTACCGGAAAAGCTCCAGATGGTATGACAGATATCCATGATGGTCTTTACGGTTTTCTTAACCAAACAGACTTCATTCTTTGGTCACTAAAGAATGATCGTTCGTCAAGAAGAATAGTAGCATCCATGTTCGATCCTGAAACCAATGGACTAAAACCTCTTCAAGAATGTGCGTTTCAGATCAATTTATCTGTTAAAGGAGATGAGTTGTATATGACGCTTTATCAGCGCAGCCAGGATATGATTACAGCTTCTTACTGGAATGTAGCTCAATATGCGGCGTTGATGATGATGTTTGCTCACGACGCCGGGTTAAGGCCCGCAGTTTTCACTCATTTCATCCAAGATATGCATGTGTATGACCGTCACGAAGAACAGGCAAACGAGCTCCTTCGTCGATCTCTCTTCGGCCCGGTTCCGCAGGTTACTATCTCGTCTCGTATGGAAGGGAAAGGATTTTATGATTTCGTAGCTGATGATTTTGAGGTATGGAATTATGAACCGAAGGAGCAAATAAAATTTGAGGTTGCAAAATGAAAATAAGCATAGATAGAAGGGCTAAGATGGTTCCTATCATGGAAATAAATGCCGGTGATGAAGTCAACGTAGGAGGCTTTGATTATGTTGTTGAAAGCATAACCCCATGTAGGAAAGGATCTTATTCAGATGCGTATGGAATTAGGTTGGTCATGTCTTCTTACAAACATGGCCAACTTGTAAGAAAAGTAGATAGTGTTTTTTCTATCGATTCTATTTTAGTATTTCTCCCTAAAGGAGATTCTGTTGTAGTAGAGTGCTCTTATAGAGAACTTGAAGAATGTTTCCCTAAAATATAGTACAATGACAGGCGAAGAAAAATGTAACCGATGCGAGCAGTTTGGACCGAACGGTCTCACTGATTATCCATGCAAAAGGATTCCATCAAGGAACTGTCCTTGGTTTATAAAAATATCGGATAAGAAATACAAAAAGATTCTTGCCGATAGGATGAAAAGAATTAATGAGAATGAGAAACTTAAGCAGGAAATGATGAAAGATCAGGATCTTGTTGAAGAAGTAAAACAAAACACGAAAAGATTAATGCAATGAAAAAGAAAAATATAAAACCAGAAGAAGTGGAAGTCGTTATTCCTAAAGAAGTAGAAGCTATTAACATATGTGGAGATATCAATAGTTTTATAAAACATATTATATATGTCAGCTTGGATAAGGTAAGTAGTGATAGGGCATTTGTCAATAACGATATTCTGTATATGGTTACATACGCATCTATAAAAGGTGAAAATATACCTGTTGGGGTATTAGCAAAACAAAAAGAAGCTGAAACAGAAGATATCGCTATGCCGTTTGAGGATATTGGAAGGGACGTAAATGTCGTGTATCCTATTGAAATAGGAAAGATGTTTAAAGGTTTTTACATTCTTAGTAACGGTGCTGTGGCTATCGATTACGAACTTACAGATAATGGAGGCTTTGAAAATGACGATAGTATTGGTAAAATCGACATGAATCTAAATTGATACATTATGGTATTATATATAGCAGCAGACCCAGGAAAAGATGGAGCCATAGCCTGCATCGATCAGGACAGTAAACTAATATCAAGAATCTCCACTCCGAGAATATCAGCTTCAGGACCGGTAGACTTGACTAAAGAATATGTTTTTTGCCGAGATACGATCGTAGAAAACAATCCTGATAGGGTAGTGTTCGTCATAGAGGACGTCCACGCCCTATACGGGGTCAGCACGTCCTCAACAGCCTCCCTCATGGAGAACAAAGGTCAACTGCATGGGCTGTTCCTCTCCCTCTGCATGGCATTTCCGGACATAAGTTGCTCCGTTAATTTCATAGCCCCTAAAACATGGCAGAAATTGGTTTGGACGCATTCTGATAAGGTCATGGAGGCCAGTAAGGTGAATACTAAGAAAACGTCATTGTCTTGCGCTAAAAGGCTGTGGCCAAACGATACGTTCGTTAAAAACGAAAGATGTAAGACAGCCCATGACGGTATAGTTGATGCGATGCTTATAGCAGAAGCAGCAAGAAGAACCATTTAATCTATTTTAAATCATTTTAAATCAAATTAATTCGTAATTAGATTTTAAAATAATACATTTGCAGTGTTAGATAATCATAATCGTAAGTTTTAAAAAAATGAAAGTAAGAGTTCCTGGCATACTAATGAATGAGAAACTTTCAAACATTTCAAAGATGTTTGATAAGGTTCTAAAGGATTGTGTCACATCGAATATAAAAATTACTTTATATTTTGATCATATCCGGATACAAGCCATGAACGAACGTATAACATATACGGATGATATTTTCGATGTGAATACTGATATTTCTTGTGACCATAAGTTTTCTCTTTTAGTAGATGCCGGGACTCTTATTTCGTTTTTTAAAAATCATAACCAGGATATAGAGATAGAGATTAAAAGCGATTACAGTATCGTTTTTAAATACGATAGAGGATCTTTTTCTTCTACTTGGATTGAGGATAAGGCTTTCCCTGATTTCTTTTATCCTGTAGGTGATGGTATTCGTGTTATGAGTTCGTCTTTCATTCAGTCTATGAAAAGATCTTTTGCGTTTGTTGGATCGGATGAATTTAGACCAGCTATATGCTCGATTCTTCTTAATGTGAAGAAGGACTATATTGACATTGTTTCTACTGATATGTTCCGTCTGTTTATAGACAGGAAAGAGTATGCTAATGCAGTAGAAGAAAGGTCGATTATGCTAAGTGAGGTCGCGGCTTCCATCTTATATCGCTTTCTATCTGATAAAGATACGGAGATCAGTATTTCCACAGATGGTGTTAGGACGTTCTTATGCTTTGATAATGTGATTATATCGGATATGAACGTAGAACAACAGTATCCTAACTACGAATACGTATGTAACAAATTCGAAAAATCTTCAAGGGTTAAGTTCGACAGGGATTTGCTTATATCGGTTCTTAATTCCATGACTTTAGTGGATAATGTTGTCAATGTTAAGGTAGATAAAGAAAACGGCATAACGGTAATGTCTGAGTATTTTGGAAATAGAAAAAAGATAATGGAATCAATGCCTTTTAATGCGCTTGAGGGCCCGTGTTTTAATTTTTCTATCGGTAAGGAAAATATACTGTCTTCCGTAAAATCACTTATAAAAGGAGATACTGTCATGGATTGGTCTGATCAGTATAAGATGATAAAGATGTTCAATCCTAAATACGAATCAACATACGTCTTAAATCAAACATTGTATAATCTATAAAAAAAAATAATAATATGGCTTTTAGAGAAAACAGAAGTTTTGGTACAACTTATTATTTGTATATTAATTCAGATGGTAACTTGTATGAAAAAAGTAACGAACCAAAAGAAGGTTTTGTTCAGCACATAAATCCTAATAGTGGTCAGCCGGCAGGATATTGGAAAGAGTATTATAATGGAGTAGTTGGGTACATCAACTACATTGGATTAAAGTCGAGTACTTTCTCTAATGGAAATACTGTTACTAATTTCCTTATCGTATTAAAAGATTACGAGCTTAATGAAAACTATTGTATTTCCATACCTCTCGTCAATCAAAAAGGAAATATCAAGGGCTTTGTTAAGAGCTTCGTAAAATACTACGAAAATATCGATTTCAGTCGTGAAATTTATTTCAATATCTTTAAGAAGAAGAAAGATGACGAGTTTGGATCTTCGGAACTTATTATTGCATATGCCGGAGTAGACGGAGAAGAAGATCAGCTTGTTGAACGTTTTTATAAAAAAGGCGTAAATGGCTGGCCTGACCCTGTTGAGGTTACGGGATTTGATGGCAAGAAAAGCCTCGATTATTCAGCTCAAAACAACTTTACTTATCAGAAGATTACTGAATATTCAAACAGGTTCAATGCTTCTATTAAAGATATCAGAGCAGGTATAATGGCTAAATTAGGTTTAGGAGGAAATACTCAGCAAGAGCCTACAGCCCCTCAGACTTATACCCAGCAGCCGGCCGCGCCTCAACAGGTTCAACAACCCAAGTCTGTTCCGAGTGCTATTCCGTATCAGAATTACCAACAGCCTGCTCAACAGCCTGCTCAGTATCAGGCCCCGGCTCAGCCGGCTGCACCTGCCCCGGCACCTACTACAAGGAGCACCAAGCCTCAGCATCAGACGCAGCCACAGCCGCAAGCACAGATGCCGAACTTCCCTCCTATGGAAGAAGATGACCTTCCATTTTAATATAAACATCAGCCCAGGAGAATAACATCTCTTGGGCTTTTAAAGATTGTGTAGAATGATGGTAGAAATAGTTACAAGATTTCCCCTTATTAAACTTCGTAGGAAAGTGACAGAAGAAAGGATTATGGCGAAGCATGGGGATAAATTATGTATGATCTACTCAGAAACCAGAGAAAAATATAAGCAAGGAGATGAGTGGGTCGATGATCCTAATGATGCAGACATAAGTACTTTTCGTGAGTGTTATGAATCAACGAAGGATATAAAAAAAGAAGGTATTGTTTATTGTACTATAAAAATATAATTATGGACAAGTTAGAAGATATTGAAAGACTTCTTTCTGAAAAAGAAGATAGCAAGAAGGATACTGTTTCTGAAAAGAACAACAAACATAAAAAAGAAGATAAGGTTGTTAATAAAATACCTGAATCGTATTTGACTCCAGGTTATCAGAAGACTGTGCAGGTAGGTATTAAGAAGCTGTATCCCGATGTCGTGATACCTGAATACAAGCATGATGGTGATGCATGTTGTGATATTCGTGCATATAGAGTGGTGAAGATGGTGAATGACATGGGAGTGGAAATAGATGTTCCTTCCGATTTTGAATCAATCACCTTATATCAAGGTTATTCTGTTAGAATCGGAACAGGATTCAAATTGAATATCCCAGAAGGATGGTGCGTGAATGTAGAAGGAAGATCAGGATTCTCTTTTGACGAGGGAGTGGTAGTTACTAACGCGCCCGGTAAATGCGAATTTACCTACAAAGGAGAGTATATGGTTAATCTTACTAAAATCAATAAAAAACCGACCGTAATCCATAAAAACGATCGAATAGCTCAGATGGAAATCGTTCCACAATACAAAATGGTATTGGAAGAGGTGACAGATATTGAGGTAGAAGACGGAAATGAACGTGGAGAAAAAGGTCTTGGTAGTTCTGGAGTTAAGTAATGTTTAAATATTTTGAAAATGAGCATGTTAGGTTTTACATTCATCACAGACAGCAAGCTGTCAATGTACAGGGAGAAAGCTATTAAATCCGAAAATCTTGCAAAAGAAATTGAGGAAATGCAGGATAAGGCTGATTTTTACAAGGAAAGGCTTTCCGAACTTAAGTCAGATATCGCTTCAAAGGATAAAGAGATTTTATCTATTGGCAAAGATCTTTCTGAGTCTAAGGAAAAGATTGACGCCTTGAAGGAAAATCAGAAAAAGCTGATAAAAAGCGTCAAGAAGAAAACGGAAGAACTTGATGCGGCCAAGGCTGATCTTGACAAAGCTAAGTCTGATCTTGATGAGGCTAATTACAAAATCAGTAACTTGGAAGAAAAGAAAAACAGTATATCATTTGAATTAAAAAAGAAATCAAATGCATTGATTGAAGCCAGGATCAGAATCGGAGATTTGGAAAACGAGGTTTCGGTTGGGTCCAAAACAATACAAGAGTTAGAATCGAAGCTGAAATTAATGCAAGTAGAATTAAGAGGCTACCAGATAGGTATAATCGGTAAAGACAAAAACGATTCCGCTGAGCCGGAATTGGATAAAGATGAGGAGTCAGATAAGGATGTGGCTGAGTCGGAGAAGTCTGATGTTGTTCCTGAGATGGATGTGATTCAGGAAGAAGCCGGTGATATTGTGGAGCCCGAAAACGAAGCTGAACGAGTAAAAGACACTAAAAAGAAGAAGAAAAAAAAGAAGTAGGTATTTTAATCCTTTTTATATTTTAATGTTTGCCATATTATGGGTTAGTACTTAACTTTGCGTTGAGAGAGTTTTTAGGATAATTATTGGTTAATATTTAGCTGTTATATGCAGGCGTCTGTGAAGGCTCCTGCATATTTTTAAGGTCCTGTAGCTTAGTGGTGAAAGCAGGCGGCTCATAACCGCAAGATCGTGGGTTCAAATCCCTCTGGGACCACTGTCCAATGGTGTAGTGGTAGCACAACAGATTTTGGTTCTGTTAGCGGAGGTTCGAATCCTCCTTGGATAACGGTACATATTTTGTGTAAAGTGTTAATTATCTCGGTGTTTGCGGTGTGTGAACATAGCAAACATTAAATAGCCTGGTAGTTAAACGGATATAACAAAAGTTTCCTAAACTTTAGTTCCGGGTTCGACTCCCGGTTGGGCTACATGGCTTGTTGGATGAGTGGTTTAGTCAGGGATCTGCAAAATCTCGTAGGGCGGTTCGATTCCGCCACAAGCCTCTAAAAAAGTAAGACAATGAACTACCCAGAGCAACAAATGCTTAAGATCCTTAATAGGGATCTGCTAAGTAATCCGATGTATGTTATTAACAATCTCCATATATATGATTGGGAATCTGACTTCCTGGCCATAACAAGATCATTGTACGCTTATGAAGTAGAGGTCAAGATGTCTAAACAAGATTTCTTTAACGACTTCAAAAAGGATAAAAAACATAAGGTTCTTAAAGACGGCATTATTAAAGTAGGTGGTGTCATAAGCTATCCTCCAAACTATTTCTACTACGCCTGTCCGCCTAATATGATTGACGTAAATGAAGTTCCGTCTTATGCCGGGCTGATTTATGTCGATGTTAGTAAAAATAGGAAGAACGTCGTTAAGGTCGCACCTTTAATTCATAGACAGAAGTTTGATGTAGTGGGTAGGAAACTGGTGGATAAGTTTTACTATCTTTAACAAAGCCCCTGCTTTTAAGCAGGGGATCAATGATTCTTTTATTCATATATGTATTTTTTAATAATTGATTCTGATATATGCCAAAAAGTTATTATTATATTTGTATTATAAATGTGGTTAAAAATGATTTCATACAAATACAACATCTATCATTCAAAGAAAACGAAGTATCTTGATAAGATGCTTCGCGAATGCTGTTTTGTATGGAATCATGCTTTAGCCCTACAACGTAGATACTACAAACTGTTTGGGAAATATATATCGGTTGGTAAGATGCAAAAGCATTTTGCAAAAAGGGTAAAAAGAATCCTACTTCATTCTCAGACAGTACAGGAAATACTTCAAAGGTTAGATTCAGCATACAATCGTTTCTTTAAGAAGTTGGCTAAACGACCGCCTAAGTTTAAATCACCGGAGAAATTCAATTCTTTTGTATTCAAACAAGGAGGTTTTACCCTGAATGGTAATTGTCTAACAATTAACAAAGGAAAGAAACGATTTAGATTTTCATACAGTAGAGTCTACAAAGGTAATGTTAAACAAATTAGAATAGTTAGAGAAACCTGTTCACGTTTTAGTTTGATTGTAGTTACAGATCATAATCTTATAAACTCTTATAGAAAGACACATGATGGTGCATCTATAGGGTTGGATTTTGGCCTGAAAACTTATCTAACTAAAAGCGATGGTAGCAAAATTGGGTCTCCATTATTCTTCAAACAATATCAAAACAAGATTAGAAAACTAAACAAACGGATTTCTAATGCAAAGAAAGGATCCAACAATAGAAGAAGGAGACTGTTTGAACTCCAACAAACGTATCGTAAAATAAACGATCTTCGATCGGATTTTCAATGGGGATTAGCACACCAGTTATGCAAACAATATGATTATATTTTTATTGAAGATCTAAACATTGAAGGAATGAAACGTTTGTGGGGAAAGAAGGTTTCTGATCTTAGTCATTCTTCTTTTATTGATAAACTTACGTATGTTGCCTCAAAGTATGGAGTAACGATACACAAGATTGACAAATGGTATCCTTCTTCCAAAACTTGCGAATGTGGCTGCATTAATAAAGGACTGTCGTTACGCGACCGCACGTGGGTATGCCCGTCGTGCGGTGCAGTCAACGACCGTGATGTTCTTGCAGCCTGTAATATACTTCGGAAGGGCATTTCCGAATTGGAGAGTATGGGTAATTCCGGTTGCAGAAATGCAGGGGTTCCATACGTTTGTATCCAAGAATCCCGTTTGCTTTAGCGATGGGAGTATGTCAATACAATATGCTCACTTGGAAGAAAAGAGCTATTTCAAACGTGTATGCTGACCCAGCCAAGGAAAGAGAGAAAGGCGTGCGTGCCGGGGCTGAGGCTGTGAGGAAGTCGGCCTGGGATGCGTTCAGGGCGCAGTGCCCGCACATTGCTTTCCCCTATGGAAAAGAATTTCCGATGTGTGACGATCACGAACAAGATCATCCCATGAGAGACTGCATACTTCAGTGTGAAAAAGGTAGAATATTTAAAAACAGATTGAAATGAGCACCCCACGTGAATTAAGTAGAATAGCTAATAGGATAGCCGGTAAGATGACTGATGATGGATGGGTTAGCCCCGGTAGAAAGAATCTCGTTTCCGATAAGAAGGTTATGGAGTTAATAGATTCGATTTTTAATGAAATTTGGAGAGAATTAGATGACGGGAAAAGAGTCCATATCAGGAAACAGATGATTTTCAAAAAGATTTTTGTCAGTAGGCAAAAAGATAAATACTATATACAATGCATAGAAAAAAGGGACGCCAAATAGACGTCCCTTTTTGTTTTTTATAAGCAATACAGACGTGAATAATCACATCACTTCATTACTGTCCTTACCAACTTAGAAACAGCTTGTGTGATAGTCCACCTGATGTTAGCATTAACATTGATAGTCTGAGGAGTACCGTTTGCATCCAAGTTGATTACCTCCTTGTCTATTTCCAAGAACGGATCACCTGCTGTCTGGGTAATAACCGTATTAGCTGTCTGACCACCGGCGGCCGTCACCTTAAGAGTATTTACCAGATCATTTACATCAGCGTTTTCTGGAATACCGGAGAATACGATACTGAAAGCAAATCCCCCTGTTGCACCAGGGTCGTCGGCAATAACAGCACCGTTATTGGTAGCCTTGCCTGCTGCCTGATAGGAGGCTGGTATTTCCAGCGTCAGAGGATGAGACTCGTCTGGAGTTAAGGAGAACGTTAATTTAGTTGAGTTGCTTGTGCCGTTGATTGTTACAGTACCACCTTCTTTCCCTACAGATGCAGTAGGATCTATTTTTACGAACTCAGCTACCGGAGCTTGGTTTATGGTAGCACTTTTCTTAACATCCCCGGATTCGGCACCAAATTCTACTTGTAACGTACGCTGTACACGACCTTCGTATTTTTCACCTGATACGGTAACTGCCTGATCACCGTCACCTGATCCCGGATTGAAGGTTACAAAACCTATTTTCATTTCTGCCATGATATAAATGATTTTTTTTAGTTAATTAATATATTGACAAATATAGTTTTATTATACGGAAATCCTATTATTGATCTTCATAAATTAAAACTATCTTTATCCCAAAATAAGACAATTATGAGAAGAAGATTTTTTAACAAAATAGGGGGGGTATTTACCTACTGATAATTTTATAGTTTTTGATAAATCTGTATCAGATCCGGCTAATATAACAATAAGCGAAGACAGTGATTTTTTAAATAGGTTGATTACAAGTGGCTTTTATAGAGTTCTTTGCAAGAGCGCTATGGGAGGAGGAGAGGTTTTTGTATGTAGGTTGAAGGAAGACAACAGCAATTTGTATCTTGATGGTAGTCAGGCTAATCTTACCGGACCAGAAGGTGATGTGATGGTCGTTTTCTTAGAATTTTGGTATAAATGGTATAAGGTGGATGATAATAGATTTCTTTATCATTTTGCTGATCATGATATTGACGGCACTTACATCCATGTCCCGGAATCTCTTGTTGGAGCATATAAAGGATATGTATCTTTGAATGGATTATATAGCTGGAGTGGTGTTAGTCCTACAACTTCAAAATCATTCAACGATTTTGAAGGTTATGCGAAAGCGCGTGGTACCGGGTTTCAGATGATAGATTTTCAACAACATTGCGTGATTGCTATGATGTTGTATGCTAAGTACAAAACACGTAATATTCAATCTGTATTAGGATTAGGTGGCGCAAATAATAATCCGGCTACAACAACGGGAAGCAGCAACGCAACCGGCGGTGCGGATACCAAAAACGAAAGTTCAAAGTACGTTTGCGGCTTAGGTTTGGAAGGGGTTTTTGGTGGTATCTATGAATGGGTTGAAGGTGTAGAAATCAACAACCGAGTTTGGAAAATCACCGACCCAGACGGATCGACTCGCAATGTGAACGCCGGAACTTCCAATGGCTGGATAACGAATATCGCAGCGGAAAACGGTCCGTTTTTCGATGTGGTGCCGACAAATGTTGGCGGTAACGATTCCATGCATTATTCAGATTACTATAGTCAGACATCGAGCAACTCCATTGTTTTGGCGCGCTCCTATAGCGGCTCGGATACGAGTAGTGGCGTGGCGTATGCGTATGCGTCTCGCAACGCGTTGAGCGCGAGTTCGTACTTCGGTTCGCGTCTTGCTTTCCGTGGAATCATATCCGAAGTAAGTCCGGAGCAGTTTAAAAAATTACCAGCATTATAATATCATATTTTAACTGTTTTTAAATAGTATTGTTGATATTATTATGTATGTTTGCAACATCAATATAAAATATTATAACCATGAAAGTAGATTTTTTTAACAGTAAGGATTTTTTAGGATCTAAAACTAAAGAAAGCAAGATCCGGAAGTTGTCAATCAGCAAAAGTAAGATAATGACTATCTCTGTCTATAATTTGAATTGGATGGGGGTAACGGATGCGGTTGTTATCGGCTTAGAAGAAGGGAAGGTATTTGAAGGAGTTGAAAATACGGTCTTTTATCTGTCTGCTTCTGATGTTGAAGACGAGAGATCGTTTAAGGTAAATAACCTTGGTGTAAAATACAAGAGAGTTTACTTAAAAGACCTGCTCGATTATCTTGGATGGGATATAGGAGAAAATTCTTATGCTGTGTATGATATTATAAAAGAAGACAGTAATCTGTTCCGTCTTCAGCTTAGGGTGATAAAAAAGAGTAGGAGTGAAAAATGATGAAAGATTTGTATATTAAAAACAAAAGAATACTACTATTTGATTTTGACGGGACGCTTATAGAAACCGCTTCTGGGAATACGTTCGCTACAGACTTGACAGATATGAGGATTAAGATGGATGTGGTGAATAAGGCTCTTGACCTCATGCAGGAGAACGGCGTTAAGGTGTTTGCTATCGTAAGCAATCAAGGAGGAGTAGAAGCTGGGTTTGTTTCTGGAGCTGATATTGAAGCTAAGATAGAATACGTACTGAGGTCCGTACATGATCTGGCGGTAAAACGTGGCATAAGAGGCGTCCTATATGAAAAAAGGTTGTGTTATTCAAATGACGAACAAAATCCGATGAGGAAGCCTAACACGGGCATGATTGATGATATTCTTATGAAGTGTAAAGACACGGTAATGCGTGGTATGAACTTTAGTCAACTTAAGGGATGTTCGTTGATGGTCGGAGACGCCAGTGGTCTGCCAGGGCAGTTCTCTGATTCGGATAAGGTATGTGCTGAGAATGCCGGTATTGACTATATGGACGTTATCACGTTTGTTGGTAAATAATTTTAGGTAGTTATGTGCAATATTATGAAGGTGAATAAAACGGCGATAGTTTATCATAAATCGGATTTAGATGGCGTTGTGTCGGCAGCCATCGCAACCATGTACGAAAACAGTAAAAACAAGGATGTTATTTATATCCCGTATTCGTATGAAGATGATGTTAAGAAAGTTATTGATAAAGTAGATGAATGTGGGGTTGTTTACGTTCTTGACGTGTCTTTCGGAGCCGATTCTAAAACGATTTTCAAGAAATGGCTTGATGAAGGAAAGAGCCTGATGTGGATAGATCATCACAAGGGAATTATAGAAGATAGTAAGACATGGGGGTTCACTGTTCCAGGGCTTAGGAGAGTCGGTGTCGGTGCGTGCGCTCTGGCCTCGGACCTGCTGATGGGGAAGGTGCCGGCGATCGTCCGGTGCTTGTCAGACTACGATGTGTGGAATAAAGAATCCGGTTTAGGCTGGGATACGGTAGTAGCTATCCAGTATGCCTTGAGATCAAAAATAAGACTCAATGTATTGATTGCGTTGTCGTATTTATATGATCACTTTAAAGAAAATATAAAAGACAATGAAATTGATCTTATTTTTTATGATCTTGCTAAAGAAGGACGTGCTATAATTAACTACATGGCTGGTAAAAACGAAGATGAGGTAAGTAGGTGCTCGTTCGAAGCGCACGTCGATGAGGTGAAGGTTGTGGCGATGAATACCGCAGAATCAGGCTCTAAAGTATTTGATTCTCTTACACCGGACTGGTTAGACGGTAGAAAAATTAAAGCTCTGATGCCATTCTGTATCATGCCAGGTGGTAAAGTTAGATTCTCTCTTTATGCATGCGTAAAAGATAGCGTAGATTGCTGCGAGGTAAGTAAGAGATTCGGTGGTGGAGGACATGCCGGTGCTGCTGGATTCGTTATAGACGTATCAAGCGACCAATTTAAGGACTTCCTTGAAAACCACAAACTTACTTCAATTCAATAGATAAATAAGGTTATGTTTTAAATAGGATTGGTTTATATCAATCCTATTTTTTTGTGTTGTGTGGATAGGTGGGTGTGATGGGAGATAGATGAGAAAATGAAAAATGTTTGTGTGATGGTAGAAAGACAGAAATGGTTTATGTGATGGGAGAGAGGGGGTACCTATCACGAACCTCCCGCCCCCGAAACGCGTTTTCTCCCCCGCACCCCCTTCGCTGGAAAACCGGAAACGCGTTTTTACCTTGAATACACAAACTATCTGATTATCAGCGATTTATTTAAATTATTGTAAATCAATATGTTACTGCAACTTATTGATTATAAGTTAATTAAGTAAGCATATATCCTACATATTAATGTACGCGTATAATACTACTCTTGTGTGTTTTGTAACTTGCTGATAATCAGATAATATAATCGAAATTAATACAAATTAACAAAAAAAAGATAGTATATATATTTGTGGTATTGATAAATGTCGTATATTTGCGTCGTGATCAAGAGAGATCACGAGTTAACATAGTGAACCTATATAGTGTACCCGTTGGGCTAACTATATCTGTATCTGTAATAGCCTGCGTTGCTGGATATTAAGTTGAATATCATTTGTTTAACAATTAAAATATATTGGATTATGATTACAAAAAAGAACGTTAACAAACTGCAAAATGCTGTTATTAAAGAAAATGCATCTAATTTGGTGGGTGCGGTTAAGTTGTACAACGCTTTATTTGCTAATGGTAGTGATCTAAAGGATATTTGCAAGGCTTTAGAAATACCAGCAGAATACGCCGTAAAGGTTGCTACACTCGCAAAGGATAAAAAAAGCCTGGTAACTGTATGTAGCCAAATGTTACCAAAAGTTGGAGATACCTTTATTAAATTTACCTTATATTCTAAAATATATAAGGATAATAAGATAAATAAGGAAAAAGGTATTGAAAGTAAAGAGGTTAAAAATATCGCTTACGGAGATGCGTATAAACCTTTCGGATTTGCTTCTGCTGAACCTTTGGAGAATGAATTTAGCGCAAAGTGGCTCACTCGCGAAACCGAAGAGTATAAAGCTACTTATGTAGCGGTAAAAATTACCTCTTATTCTATTCGTACCGTTGCAAAGTGTGTAAGTGAATACCTCGCACATGAAAGCAACCAGCAGTAAAAAAGGTTAGGCGCGTACCTTTAAACGCGTCTGTACGCCGTTGTCAGTGGGTGCACGTCCCGCGTATGCTTTAGACTGAAGCTGACAAAACAGAGAGTTATTTTACATATTGGAGATAGACATACCGTTGCCCTTGCCGTTGGCAATTAAAGGGCTGGTATTACTGCATGGACTATCCGAATGGGTATGGTTTATGTTAGGTATGTGATTACAGTTTGGAAAACATGCCGTTGTACGAGGTTTATCTCCAGATCGAAACGTGTCTTACTTGCTTACACGAAAAATAGAACAAGGCTGTAGATTAAATTACAGGGTACAAGCATGTAGCCTACCATGTAGGGACGTGCCGTATCAAAACGCAAGGACACAATCGCCTTTATTTGTGGCTAAGTTGTGTAGCAGACGGAAAATATAATAACAACATAGTACGGGCCCGTACACAAGAACTACGTACTAATTACGGGCTGTTGGTTGTAGCATAAAATTCGTACAGGATAGGAATGCGCGTTCGGTTCGAGTCCGGAGCAACCTCTATACTAAACTTAATTTGATATGGAAAAGAAATTTAAGGCACACATGGTAGACGTACGCGGTCTATCCAGGAAGGAAGCCAAAGAGAAAAGAAAGAGAGCGTATCGTGAATTTATGTTGTATCGTGATCTTAAAGAAGCGTATCATTCCGATACAGGAAAGGATAAATGCAAACGTAAAGTCCATACATCACGAACGTACGTGAAAGAAAACATAAACAGTATTTAAATAGGAGTAGGGCTGTTTCGAATATCGGAGCAGCCCTATTTTCGTATCCTACTCTTTCTATTTACGGGTAGGATATTCTGAGAGTGAACGGCGGACGTGAACGATATTGGTCTAAAACGAAACAAAAATAGAAGCATTCGGATATAATTCCGGTATTTTGTCTATATCATGTCGTTAAAATTGGTCCAAAACGAAACTTTAGGCGGTTTTCTGGCCCAAAATAGGGTGTCGGATGCCGCCTTTTTCGTCTCTATGGATTGAAAATTAGGCTTATTGTATTTTTCTTAAAAACAATGTATGCTTGATTATCAATTAGTTAGGTTTTATAATACCCGTATTTTAGGACATACTTATTGTATTTTTTTTTGTTTTATGTGGTGGTTTTTATTAATCGCTGACCTATATTTTTTATCGGTTGGTATCTGTTCTATGTTAGAGTACGGAGCAGATCAGTATAATATCGTAATGGTCTTTTGCTTTTCTTTATTGGCTTTGATTATAGGCTTAAATATCTATCTTGATAGGAGGAGCAGACGGTAGGGCGTGGGCTGAAGGCTCTCTATTCTCTCTATGGAATGATATTATCTCTAAATACCCCATACTTCATGCCAGAGTATAAGCTTGTAGCGCTCTCCGTATGCCGGTAGTGAGGCCGAGAGCGCAGGTTCTATGCGGAAAGCCGGAGGATTAGCCGGGGTTGGAGAGGGGGAGAGGGAGGGCACTTCCTTCCAACAAAATTCAACAGATCAGCGTTTTAAAACAGCATTATGTAGGTTTTTCCTACAAAATTAAGACTTACAGTGCTTTAAAACAGCATAATGTGAGTTTATTCTACAAAATTCAATAGGTTGAGAGTTGAAAACTATATTCTATAGATTAGTAGTAATCGGAATGTATAACAATTAAAACATAAACAACATGAACGTATATGATTTTGCACCTGACTTAGATTTGAGTAAGGAGGGAGAAGGTTCTATTTTTGGGGTAAGAGGAATAGAAGGTAGTGATGGTATAGTATATGCTAAGGTAGTTAGCTGTATAGAAGTTAAGGATTACAGTTGTGAGAGATGTATTTTTTATGATTGTCATAAAGATACATGTTTGTTATGGTGTAATGATAGTTGTGTAGAAGGGGATTGGCCTTGTAGGTACGAACAGGCTGCCATAGAGGGGGAGTAAGCGGCGCCTTGGGCTAAGGCCTGCGGTTGTAGGTGGAACGTAGGTCGGAGCAGAGCCGGAACAGTTTGTTGTGGAACTAAAAAAAATAAAAAGGAGGAGATAGCGATATGAAAAAGGCATTTAAGATATTTTCTATTATGTTTGTCATAGAAATAGTGCTGATAGCTATTTTAGATGCTATGGCGTAAGTGAGAAAAATTTCTTCATTAATTTTCTTGTGCTTTAGACAGAGTGCTCCCGTCTGCGAAGATCGGAGCACTTGCTTTATGGGATTCATGGTGCAGCAAGTCGGTTCGATTCCGGCGATCTCACACAACATTAAAATAGGGAAGAACATGTTAAAAGAAGAATTTGAAGAACTGATTAAAAGGGAGGTAAACGAAAATCAGTATAAAAACATAGAAACGGCATACGAGGCTTTGCCGGAGTATATGGATAAGATGTATTTAGCAAGTGCTATTTCAAATGATATTGGGAAAGCTATTAATGTCTTATCGTTTTTAGGATCGCATATAAGCGAGTTAATGGGTTCGATAATAATCGAAAGGCAAAAGGTGGAATCATGTGCCTATGATTTAATAAACAAATCGCATGAGGAGGATGACTTGAAAGCAAGAGAGATTGCCGTGCGATTAATAGGAGAGAGGGAAACAGTGGCATACACAGTAAAAGAAGGGCTGCCATTGTGGGAACAAGATAAAAAGTTTATAATAGAATTAATAAAGGAGGATAGAAAATGAAAGACGGTATTGTATTGCATCCAGAGCATGGGTTGAATCCATCCATAGAACTATGCATAGTATGCGGTGAAGAGATGGGGATTGCTTTATTAGGGAATAACATCAAAGGGCAGGCGCCGCATCATATATGCACGGGAGAAATATGTGACAATTGCAAAAAGATAATAGATGACGGAGGTTGTTTTATTATCGAAGTTGAGGATGGATCAGATCAAAAGAATCCGTATCGTACAGGGAGATATTGCGCGATAAAGAAAGAAGCAGCAAAGAAAATACTTGGACAGGAGCATAGTATTGTGTACATGGAAAAGTCTGCGTACAGTCAAATAATACCACAAAAATAAAGAAAGATATGTTTGCAAAAGAAGAGCGATTATTCATATGGAAAAAGGTATATGAGATGATTGATAGGTTAGAGGATGGGGAATACATATGTGTTGCGTTAAGAAATGTAGTGTTTATGTATTTCAAAACACATAAAAATATCTATGAGTTTCGTTCAGACGAAATGGTGAGAATATATTTCCCGGAATTGGAAGAGAAGATAAGTATGGCCACAGAACCAGAGGAAACAAGAACGTTTTATGGGTGGTTTGGTTGTCTTAGTCCAGAAACGAAGGAGGTAAGGCTGAATATTGTGAAAGATATTATAAAAGAATTAGAATAGTATTTTTGTTAATCTATTTTATTCATCAAATTAAGTTTTGGGTTTTGGCATGTCGGTTCGTGAGGATAGGCATGCCTATTTCTGCATCATAGAGGGGATGACGCGGCGTGCCGGTGCGTATGTGCCGGTCCTGGTTCGATTCTGGGCATCTCACAAACAATAAAACAAAAAAGTTATGAGAATATATAAGAATGATATTATAAAGGCGTCAGCAATAAGCACCGGAGCCGACAGAGGCGTGTTGCTGTGTTCAATAACAGATTCAGGCTTTACGTCTATAGCGGGCGTAATATCGGCTGTTAAGGATAGGTTACCAAACGAAGATCACAAGAAGATGGTTTTTGAAATCTTGAATGATACGAAAAAAGAGTACGGAAGATATAATAATTGCGGAACAAAAGTATTGTAATAAAGAGTAGAAAACAATATGTTTATGTAATATTAGTTTTTTCATTTTTATTGAAAGGAGCGCCGGCCTGTGAAGGTATGCGCTCTTTGTATTTGTATAATGCATAAAACAATAATAATATGACAGAGAATAGTATAGACGTAAATATCGTACCTGTAAAGAATGGTATGAAACGTGTTGTGGTATCATATTACCATTATTCACGCAAGGAGAAAGATCGCATGAGTTCCCAAACGGATTACGTTTGGGAAACAAAGAATGAAGAAATGTTTAAATACTTTGAGGCCAGGAGGACAAAAGTATTTTATAGTCAGATTCGTGCCATGTGTAGATTCTATGGCAAGAAAAATGTACGTAAATACAAAAAGTTATGATATTAAAAACGACAACCAACGAGTTTTGTTTCATTAACGTAAGTTTCTACGAAACAATAGCAGATCCTCGTCATTTCTTTGAACAGGATTATGAAGAGATGCCAGAATATGAGGAGGAATCGGATTTTGATTTTGATTCTTATTACAATAAGTTTATTCCTTTTGTACAGGAATGGGCGAATGAGGTAAGTGAACGCCTTTACGGATATGGCGTGAATAGTATAAAGGTAACATCGGTCGGATATCCGAAAGAATATAATTATGGTACTGATTGGATGAACGTAGAGGTAGAGTTTTGTGATGAATGGAGGCAAAAGATGTTATCTAACATTAGTAAGATTGTCAATGATGATAAATGCAAGAAGTATGCGGAGACTAATTACCGGTCGGTATCAGGATACATCTTTTTAGGACCTGAAGATTTAAAGGAATTTGAAAAGGAAATAATAGAAAGAAAGTCGGATTCCGGATATGATGTAACAATATTATTAAATATGTATCTAACTTTGGCTTTTGTAAAAGAATTTGGATTTAAAGCCGGAGAAGCATGGAGTGAAATAACAGAATATGCTTACGGATGTTTATCGTATTCCGATTTTGCAACAACAGAGATGCTTATACCGGAAGGTTCGGAGCATTTATTCAAAGACATTTACACGGCAAAGGCCGACGAATTATATCATCATGTCCTGGATAAATTCGGATGGGCGTGGCGTGATCCGAAATATAAGTCAGAAACAGAATTATGCGCGATGCTAAAGTGGGCAAAAGAAAAAGGCTTGACCATTGAAGAGTTAAGTATTTAATTGTTAAACATAAGGCAGTAGTGGTGCGTGAGTATAGGTGCTGCCGTTAAAATATTTTATAAGATGAAAAAAGAAGAGATTCAAACTATTTTATACACAATCAAAGAAGGAGACAGTATTAAAATCAAAGTACAAGACAAAAGTGAAGAGATAAGACTGCGGGATCATGTAAGAAGAGTACAGAAATACGGATACAGGTTTTGTTTGTCTCATTTACATGATGGAATTTTCTATCTGGAGAAGTTGAAAGAAGGGGATAAGGATAAATACTATAGAGTAATAAACAGAGGAAATGGAAAGACCGGAGTATAATAAGCTACGCAAAATGGCTAAGACTACTCCAGGTCTGATAGTGGACGAGGTGCAAAACATGATGCGTGTATCGCTATACGATAATGGGGAACTTAAGAAGGTGGTAGTAGTAATGAAATGCGATTCTTTTTTACAGTCAAAAAGTAACATAGAAAAGATAATGTTATTATCATCTTCTATAGAAGATAGAAAAAACAAAGAAAAAAATAAAACAAAATCAGAAAATGAACAGAATAACAAAAATAAGAGAAGAAATAGGAGGAAAACAGGTTGATTTGACCTTTTACGGGCGCTTTTGCAGCCTTATCGAAGGTGATAGGAAGATAATACTAAGGGCAATAAAAAACGGTCGTAAAAAAGGCGTAATCGGGGCCATTCAGCCTGGGAGACATGACAGAATTTGGACCACATGGTCTATTGCTTTTGATGATCTGAGGGTAGGGGATACGGTAGAGTTCAGTACATCTGGAAAATACAATCCCGGATTTCATGCTACGGAAAAGTATGTAGGGTGTGTAGAATGGATAAGGGGATCGGAATGTGCGATAAAAACCGGCAATGGAATAGCAGTAGTATTAATTAAACATGTAGAAAGGGTGGTAAAATAATGGATTTAAGGATGTTTATAGACCTATTTCAGGAGATTGAGGTAGAGAACTTGTTTAAAGCGTTAGATTTATGTATGGAATATGTAAGATTAGATTTACATGTGTTTAATGTAGGAGCTTATGTAACGTGTTCATACAGTAATGATCTTGAATCTCTTTCACAGGCAGAAGGTTGTAATGTGAATATGATAATAGAGGTACCCCACTTATTCGAAGCATTCATGGAATATGCTTCACCGGAAATGAAGTTGTATTATGAAAAACTAACAGAGATAGTATAATATGAAAGAAGAAGTAGAACGGATAAAGAAGTTGGTAGGCATAGATCATAACAGATGGGAGCAACCTTGTACATGTGATAAATGCAAGAACATGTGTAAGGTTCCTTGTATTGGTACGCCAAAAGACATAGAGGCTATCATAGATGCCGGATACGCTGACAGGTTAAAAGAAACAATGTGGATGGTAGGGTATCTTGCAGTGAAAGAAAAACCAATAGCGATGATCCAGCCAACAGAGAAAGACGGGTGGTGCGCATTCCGCCGGCCGGACGGTCTATGCGAGCTGCATGACCGTGGACTAAAGCCGACTGAAGGAGTTCTGGCTTCTTGTAAGGTGGTTAAAGAAGACAATGTCCCAACATATGAAACGTCTGTACTTAGAGCAGTAGCTCATGAGTGGGTTAAGGTAGAGAACTTCGCAACTATAATGAGGGTCGTTTTTAAATTTTTGCATGAAAATGAACGTAGAAAATAAATTAGATAAAGTGGTTAATATCCTAAAAGAAAAAGGATTTGTAGTATATAGAAAGGGCGGGAAGGAGCCAGGTGTGTTTTACGCTAAAGAAGGTGACAGCCGGATAGGATTCGTTTATCCCAACAACGGATATATATATGATAGAATAAAAATGTGGTCTTTTTCAAGGATATATAAACCACATAAGAAAACCGGGTCTTCGTGTTTAATGAGCGTCAGCGACGAATTTACGATAGAGAATGCGATTAAGAACATAGAGGATAGACTGTGGGTGAATTATATAAAAGATGGTAACAGAAAACGACCAGAAGAATATAAAAATATAAGAGAATTTGTTGGTAGCTTCACTAAATTCTACAGCTCTGTAGAATTAGTTGAGGTTAAGTAGTTTTCCATGTAAGTTAGTTACCGGCACTGGTCTGCGAAGATAGGCGCCGTTTTTTTATTCAAGGAAGGAGGACAAAGATGGGAAAAAGAGACAAGGAGATACCTTATGAGGTAGTCATACAGGAAAGAAAAAGAGTGGATTTATATGGTAACGTAGTGTATTATATCTATTGGTTTGATAAATATGGGTACAATATCACAAACGAATGGAAATTCTGGAGCAAGGGTCCGAAAAAGAAATACGATAGAGTTAATCGTTATCTAACGGATAGTTGGCTGAAGGAATACTGTGGGAATAACAATTTAAAGATAAGGAGAATAAAGGAATGAAGCCGGGAAAGTATGTTATGGTAACAAACGAGTGCGGTGCTTTGGATATTATAAAAGAAAAATTTGACAATATAAATATAGTGGAATATGGATCTGAATGAATTGTACAAAGAAATAGAAAAAGCAGAGATTGATCTGAATGCAAAAAGATTAAAGTACATCAAAGAGGCATTAGTGGAGAATGGTGGAAGTATAAAGCTAAAATTTAAAAAATGGGGAGAAGATAATAATGCGTTTGACTTTGATGATCAGTTTCCGGTGATAATAGAAATTGCTGGGATTCCTATGTTTTTAACGGAGGTGTATGTCAAAAAAAACGATTTTCGTATGGTTCTGCTGGACTATGATGATATGACTTTAGGTGATTTTGATAATACAGGGGAAAATGAACAGGTTGCTTATTTTATTAACTATTGCTTAAATCAAGACAAAGATGGGAAAGAGTAGAAAAGATTATGAGAAGTTTCTTAACTCCATATCTCCAGATAGAGACGATGAGGCATGGATCATTGGAGGAAAGAACAGGTATTGCGGTAGAGAGAATTATGGTACTATGATCAAAAGGTATGATCCTATTGGTTTTAACGTAGGATACAGGGAGTGGGCAGAGCAGCCAGGGTAAGGAGGCGCCCGTCCTGCCATGAGGCCAGCCTGGCTGTTCGTGGCCAGGGCCATACATTAATCAGATAGTGAACGGCGAAAACAATACATAAAATGGGAAACGAATTAAAACTTAACAGCGCAGAAGAAGCAGAAGTAATTTTAAGAAATGGTGGCTGATTATAAAGGTCGCATATATGAATATTACGAGTTCAAGAGAGAGGTCATTGATAAGATAAGATAATTATATACCTAAAATAATAGTTTATGACATTCAAAGAATTTATGAAAGAAGTGGGCTATAACCTACTGACTACCTTTTGGGAAGATTTTAGTATAGCCGACAAGTATGGTATAGTAGGTGTCAAAGATACCTACAGACGTGCGTTCAATGAATGGAAAGACGATTATAAGTTCTTCACGGAATTAACGCTCGTATTGAATCATAAAATCTGGCAGCATTATGAAAGCAATCGTGAACTGGCTGCATTGTATGACCGGTTGTGGCGAGAAGCTGACGAGTATGCCATGAGCAACTTTAAGGGAGAAGAACTTGATTATTATTACAGAATAACCGATTAGCTATGTTATACCCGTTTTCATTGACGCTTGACTTATATATACAAGCCGAATCGTTTGAAGAAGCCAAGAAATTAGCAGAAGCATACGTACAAGATGCTTCGTTAGATACAACTGACTATCCGGAAATAGTACAGGATGTGTTGGAAGTGGCAGAGTATGGAATAATTGATGTAGAATAATAAATTAATATTATGACAGCAGCAGAAAAATTGCGTATGGAAATAGCGCAAGAAGCACCATTTAGTAAGGACGAATTTATTAGTAAAATCTCTCGTCTAATTAAGGCGTATGGATATGCAAGTTTTATTTGCGACAAGCATATTCGAGAAACCGATGTATCGCCTAACGGTAACACGATTCGTATGGTACATGAACAGATAGCAATTGATTTTGCTCGTTATGAGGGTTTCTTAGTATCATACAAACATAACAGTTATGGTGTTAGATATATAGTATTCACTCTTTGACATACTCCCATAGCTAAAGCAAACGGGATTAAAAGAATGTAGCAGGGAAGAGGCATTTGACATCATTCAAGGGTGGGCTAAAGAGTTTGCAGAGGAATATGGGAATTGTGATTTTGATGGATCATACTATGATGAAATAGATGCATTTATCGAAGAAAAATTAAGAACTATTTAAAATATAAAGACATGGAAGACGATCTTATTACAACAAAAGAAGTAGGCGATTATCGCATTAAAGTGTATTATTGCCGTGATTCAGAATGTCCTATAACTAATTGGGGTTTGTTTGGGTCATTCTTTTTTGAATACTCAGATACACATCGATTACATGATGAATGCAATTGGAAAACTTTCTTCTACGATAACAAGCATGATCTTAGAGATGTTATTGATGCTATTGTAATGAAGCATATAGAACAGAAAGACATTGTAAAATATTTAAAGAAAGGGGAAGCGAATGGGATCTCATTCACATACAACAGAGGTGGCAATGTATGGGAGTTGAAACATAAGACAAGTCTATATATAGGTCAAGAGTTTTCACCAGGTGATTTGAAGGACTTTGATTGCAGAGGAGAATTAATAGAGGATCTGGATGATGAAGACCTGTTAGATATCATATCCAAATATGGAAAAGATGTGGTAGCTATAGAGTGGTCGACAAGGGGTTATAATCAAGGTGATTATATAAAAGGGATAGCATACGTTACAAAAGAAAAATATGATAATGAAGTCTGCAACAAAGAAGGAGACTGGAAAGAAGATTGTGCCAAAATTATAGATAATGAAGTAAAGTCCATAGGTATGTGGATGTGGGGAGATGTAAAAGGGTACGTTCTTGAAAAGAAGGTAGCATTTACCAAGAAATACAAAGACGAATCAAGAGAGGATGAAGATTGCGAAGAATGGGAAGAGGTTGATTCTTGCTGGGGATGTTACGAGGAGACAGATGAATTGATAAAGGAAGTCATGATAGAGAATGGCTTAGAAGAATAGGTTGTAATGGCTGATAGTGACGGACGCCGCAGGAGACAGGTGGGTAAAGCGCGAAGAGTTCCGGTTCAGAGGAGACGCGGCCTGCTCTGCGTGGCGTAATGCTACAGTAGATGAAATTGTTGAACATTTTAAAAACAGATAATTATGGGATATATATGTACAAGATGTGGTGGAACAAATGTTGCCTGTGAAGCCATAGTAAATCCGAATACCGGAAAAATAATAGATTATTTTGATGGATCTTTCATGCATGCTATTTGCTCGAATTGTGAAAACGAGGTGATAATATCCAACATTGAAGAAGTCAAACATGAAATTGATTTAAGATTTCATGAATTTGTAGAAAGAACAGGGAAGGAGCCTGAATACGTAGAATGTCAGATTGTACGGAAAGAGACAGGAGATGAACAAAGAAAGACAATAAAACTATCATTGAGCATCAACGATGATGACAATGATGATGTTTTTTGTTATTGCAATGGGATAGAATCGTTTAAGCAACTTGCTGAATACGGAGTGGGAGGATTTATCGTAACATTTTGTTGGAGTTTCTTTTAAAACCTATACAGATATGAAAATAATAAAAATTCCTATTACAGAGCAAAACAGAGAAGTCTATTGGTCTAGAAACAAAGATAAGAAGGCTTGGGAGAAGTTAATGAGTGAGTGCCCATCCATGACATCAAAAGAGTTTTGGAATAATGAATGGGAAGAATTTGATAAAGAAGAGATTTCGACGCATTGGTATTTCATTGTTGGCAAACCGGAATCGATAATAGATGAGTTGATTAATTTGGAGATAGGGGACACAAACGTATTCTATCCACATATAAAGGAGAATAGACCTTGGGATATTGAAGAAATGGACTGGTATGATCTTAGAGAACATGCCAATACCATGAGTGATTTTATTCAGAAGTTATATAACTACATTTAAAAAATGCTTTATGAATGGAATAATATTTGAATTAGAAGAAAAGTCGAAATATACAGGGAGATACATGGATGGGGAAATCTCCTATAATAACACATCTATAGATTACACGAAAGAAATACGAGAATGTGACAGAAAGAGTGAGATCAAGGATTTATTAAATGACCCTTGTCTTGGTAAAATATTTGAAAAGGGGGAAGTTGATGATGAAATTATATATAATGGTAATATAGAAGATGTAAAAGAGGAATGGATGCGTGCTATACAAAATGGGGTAGATAAAATGAATGTTAACAAAGATATGAATGGGCATAATCTTATTTATGTAATAAAATATGGGATTTGCAGATACGCGTATCGTATTTGCATTGATTCATATCCGGGATATGTTGTAAAAGATCCAATAACACTAATAGAATGGGTTCAAGGTTTAAAGCCTGGAACCGTCATTAAAATAAGAGGAATATTCATTTATCATTTTTTATAACATATTTTATGAAAACACAAGAAGAATACGCACTTGAAATTGACGAAATTGTTCGCCGGGATGTGGAGAGTTGCCAGAATGACTGGTTTAGGATTGACAGGGAGATATTTATGCAACCGGAAAACAGGAATAAGATATTTATTCTTGGAACCCGGAAGACCGGATGTGATTTAATAATACTGGGTGGCACTAATTGTAATGAAGGCAGTATGGATTGGCTTTTTGGGAGTCTTGGCAATGAAAATTTCTATGTATGTCAGCCGTTATCTTTCCAAAAATCATCGCAGGAAATCGAGAAAGTGAATCCCTTGTACGCTTTTAAGTTAGCTACTGCTTATTTCAGGGGACAGGGTATGGTTCCGGTATTTGAAGATTGTCATTGCAGACTTATCATTTTGAGGTATGGGGTGGGTTAGATGAAGATAATAATCCCATCACTGGAGGAGAATCAAAAAAATGGTTTCTACTCGCCTTTTGCGGTTAATGTATAAAAGATGGGCAAGTCTTCTGCGATATGATAACAGAACGTATTGAAAAATACGAAAAGAGAATGCCATATGATAAAGGTAAGTTAAACAATTAAAAGGATATTTATATGAACAATTCAATGGTCGCTCACTTGTGGGCAAACGAAAAGCAAGAATCAGCAAATGGCAGTAACTTCTATTTTGAAGGTGAAAGTATTTATTCCTATGGAAGTCATTTTGAGGTTGGAAGAATCGTGCGAAACAAGCGTGGAGAAAAGGCGTATTTGATTAATGACATATATCGTTCCTCTTCCACAAGCAAACATCAATGTTGTGTTCGTGACGCAATACCAACTGGCTCAAAGGTGTTCTCTGTTGGATATAATATGTCAAATACCGGTAACATGGCCTTTGTTACCAGTAGGTTGGAATCCATTAAAGATGCTATTGAAAAATACAAATTTGCCAGAACTGAATTGCCTTATCAGAATGTTTGGGGAGCTTTTAAAAATCTGATGGGTTATATTGAGTTCTTCGATATGGGGACTCCCCAGCGTCTTCTTAAAAAGAGCGCAAACGAATGGCTTGGAACTAACCATGAATTATCACGGAAATCAGATAAGATTAAACGTGAACATGTCCGTGAATTGAAACGTGTTTTCCAGATCTTGTTGAATCATCAAGCACTGGAAGTCCTTGGAACCGTTAATGTGGTTGTGGATGAAGTTTGTGGTGAAGGAACATGGGCTAAATATACGATCAGATGCCAAAGATGGGCAGAAGGTTATGAAAAGAGAGAGGCGATAGCCCTTGAAGAGGCAAGGAAAGAGAAAGAGGCCTATAACAAAGAATTGGAAGAACGGATACAAATGTGGAAGTCTGGCGAGATTTCCCAGTTGAGTTATTATTGTTGGTCTGAGAATGATCAGCCGAACGTATGGTTGCGTATTAAGAATGGAAAAATCGAAACCAGTAAGGGCATCAAAGTAGAACTAACTGAAGCTGAAAGACTTTGGAGATTGATTAAGGTCTTCCATAATGGCGGTAAGTTCCAGCACGATTTGGCATTGGATGTAACCGGTCACAGATGGGCGTTCAATCGTTATGAAAACGATATACTAACAGCCGGATGCCACCGGATTGCATATAGCGAGATGGAAAGCATTGCAAAACAACTGGGATGGGCGTAAGTAACCCATCTTATTTTATAACAACTAAAAACAAGAAAAATATGGAAAATGCAATTATTGTTCCGTTTGATTTAAATACGGCGAGAAAAATTAAAAGCGGAGAAATAGAAGGTTCGGTATTAATTGATAATATTGAAATAGAATTTGTATATGAGTCGAAAGACTGTGCAGGTCCTTATAATTTGCTTTTTGTAAAAAAAGATGGATATGGGATAAGTGCTATATATGCCGATACAGAAGGTCGTACTTTTTTCAACAACGTTCTGGAATTGGAAGTAGAGGCTGGAGCGTATTTTAAGAAAGGAGATGTATTAATAAGCACGCTTGGGAACCCATTTATATATAATGGTATTATTAATAGAGAAGGAGATATGGGATGCATATATGGTATATCGGCATATGGCGAGATTACATCTGAAGAAGTTCCAATATGGACAAGTGTGTGTGGTGAGGATAAATCCAAGTATGTTAGATTAGCCACAGAGGAAGAGAAAAAATCTTTTGCTGAAAGAATTGCTAATACAGAAAACCTTAAAAAAGCAGGAATAATAAAACAATATCTAAGTAAGTACGAATATTTACTTGACGGACAAAAGAAATACGATTTTAAGCCATTCGATCAAGTCTTGGTGAGAGCGAGCAATTTGGGAAATTGGAATCTACACTTATTTGCCAGAGTAAGAGAAGAAGAATATAAATATGAATGCTTGGGAGGTTTGAGATACAAAGAGTGTATCCCATACCAAGGAAATGAGCATCTTTTAGGAACTAATAAAAGCAAATAAGATCATGGAACAGAGAACAGCAACAATTCCGTTTGATTTAGAAACGGCGAAAAAAATAAACATAGGGGAAATAGCAGGTCGTATTGTGACAGAGAAAGGACAAAATAGAGCAGAAATCGTATATGAAGACAATTCGTCAAATTGTCCGTTATTGGTTGTAATTCATTCGATTTCTGTATCGGCAGACTGGTTTTCTGCTACAGGAAAAGCACTTAGCAGCGCAAATCGACTCCTTCTTGAAGTTCCAGAATATATTACATTTAAAGATGGAGAGGTGTTAAGTAATAAAGATGGTAGCTATATCTTTATTTTAAATACACATGGGAAATATTTAACGTCTTTTTATGCCTCTTTAAATCAAAAAGGTATTCTTAAAATAGAAGATGGTTTATCTGCTTGGGAAAATCAGATAGAAAAATACAGATTTGCCACTGAGTCCGAAAGACAAAAGTTGGTTGACGCATTAAAGGCAAGCAAAGAACCTAAAGCTAAAGAGTATCTGAAACGCTTCTTCGGGATTAAAGAAGAGCCGAAATATGAGTTTAAGCCGTTTGACAAAGTGCTGGTAAGAAAAGAAGGAAATAAAAAATGGAATATCAGTTTGTTTGCAAGGGAAATTGTGGACGATTATAATAGATTGCCTTATAAGTACGAATGTTCTAATGGAACATTATGGGATTATTGTATTCATTTTGAGGGTAACGAGCATCTTTTAGGAACTGATGAGGCGCTTTAATGTACGCAAATTGGAGTTGCAAGAATATCTGTCCCCAGATATTTTGAAAATGGAACATATATGAAAATAGAATACATACAAAAATGTAAATGCGGTGCAGTCACTATCAGATTTGATAATAGTGCTTCGAATAGCATGTTTTGGGAAACATTTGAAAAATTGGATTTGGATACTGGTGATGCCACATGGCTTCACCAGTCCTACTGCTGCGACCACTGTGTCAACCATTGGGGAATAGGCTTATGCGGGTGTGGATCAGGACAGAAGGTAGGAAAATGTGAATGTGGATCCCAAAAGGCACATGATATATTAGGGGTTAAATATGATTCGTTTGGAGCAATATTAAAAAACTTTGGATAATGGATATAGTAAGTAAATACACCGCCTTGTTAGGACAACAGAAGCTAAAAGAATCATTTGTGAAAGATTTGGAGCTTGTATTATCAAGAAAAAATCCTAATATAGAAAAAGGGAAACTTAATTTCATTCGTTATTCAGAAATGAAAAATTGGAGTGTAAGAGAGTTGTTTGGTGAAGACTTGGAACAAGCTGATAGGGCTTTAATAAACAAGGTGTATCATATGCTATTTGATATAGGTTCGGATTTTGAATCGGTTATAAGAATGCTATATAGCTTTCGTAACGGACCTAAATCGGGGATAAAAGTGGCGGATCCAGAGGATAATTACGAATGGACTAACAAGGACGGAAATGAAAAATATTCTACTAAAAATCTCCCAAAAGCGCATTTTAGATGGGATTGGAGAAGATATACCTTATCAAAAGAATCCGTTGATAAAATAACGGAGTTTGTAGACACCATATTAGAATCATAGAGAAATTATGAACGAAGTAATTTTAAGCAACATGTTAGGATGTCAGACATATTGTATATCAGACAGTCCTTCGAATAGATACTGTCTTATTGGACCTATTGAGTGCAATGAGAAGTTAATAGAAGTGTTTAAGAAGGGGATAATGGTAAAACTCAAATACGTGGAAAAACGAGTCCTGGATACATTTACGGACAACGGAATCGACCTGAGCAATTACACTCACTGTATTATTGTAAAGCGGAATTTTTATCTCGCTTGGTAATAGTAAAATATAAACGATATGAACAATTTTATAATAGATACTCCAGATAATTTCTGGCAAATAAGATGGCTTGACAAGTATATGGAAGGTCACAAAGGGTTCATCGCTGGTGGATGTTTTAAGAATATTCTTTCCGGAGAAAAAGTAAAAGACATTGATATTTTCTTTGAAAGCGAAAGCGATTTTCAGGAAGCTGTTGATTTGTTCAATGATGAAAAACATCAGAAAGAAGGATGGAAATTTAAGTACAGAAATGAGAAGGTATGTGCGTTCCAGAAAGAGGGAGAAAAGGTATGGATAGAGTTCATAGAATCAGAGTTTGGAAAGCCAGAAGAGATTCTCAGGAGCTTCGACTTTACTGTAGCAAAAATGGCTTACTATAAGGAGCCTAAATACGAAGAAAAGGAAGATGATTATTTTCCATTCTCATCTGCAAGTATAGTAGCATACGAGTACAAACTACTCTATCATGAGAAATTCTTCGAACATCTTCACATGAAGAGGCTGGTAATTGACGAAAATATTCCTTTCCCGGTAAGCACATGGGAGCGCTCATATCGGTATAAGGGATATGGTTACAATATGTGTAGGGAGACAAAGAAAAAACTTCTACAGGCTCTTAAAGGTGTAAATGTAGAGGAGGAAGATGTATCTTTGTACACTACTGGAGGATGGGACTAATTGAAAAAAAATAATAGAATATTATGAGCACGAGTAAAGAATACAAGGCAGTAAGGAACTGTATATTAAATGAACTTCACCTTACCAAAGAAGATATAATCAAAAACATAGAATCATTATTGGAAAAACTTGTAAAACAGTGTATGCTTAATACATACGGAGGAAACAATCAGATAGAAAATTGGATTAGATGTATGGTGAATGACGAACTTAAACAAAGGGATTATGGTTTTGTAGAAAGAATAAGCAAGGAAGTCATAAAAGATCATGTGTTGAATGAGTTGAACATAATTGTAAGACCCAAAAATGAAAGATGTGTATGTGAAAATAGAGTACCATCAAGAAAAGATGGTTTGTATCTAATCTACGGAAACGGACACGCTGAGCCGTTTACTGGAGAGAATTTCAAAAAGAATGTGCGTTATATCGGATTAAAGCACAAAGACGTATCGTTTGCTATCTCACTGACGGAGCATGATAGCGTACAATTGCTTGACGATGATAGCCGTGAAAAATCCGGAAGTGAGACATATTACGAACGTAAATGTGATGCGCTGTTTGACATTGACGGACGCGGCAATACGGAACGCCTTGTGGCCAGAAATCCAAAGTTGAAAAATTTGCTGAAAGATGGCGAGTATATACCATCTCTTGGTCAATTAAATTTAATGGCCCATTATATGGACGAACTAAACAAAGCATTCGCTTATGTTTCGGCATCTCCCCTCTCCTCGACGTGGTATAGGTCCAGTACCGAGAGCAGCCCGAGCGTCGCGTGGTACGTGGACTTCTCCATTGGTAGCGCGTACTACAGTGACAAGTACAACAGTAGCAGGGTTCGGGCGGTAATTGATTTTTAAAAAGGATTACAATGATAACATCAGTAAAAATAAAAGACAATACAAAAACTCCATTTGAATATGTTTCGGATATAGAAGCATTTGAAAATGGCAGAGAATTTATTTTCAAGCCAGGAGTGAATGTGATTATAGGGAAAAACGGTAGTGGAAAATCAACCTTGCTTAACATCATATCAATGTATGCGTTATGCGAGAAGTCCATGTGCTCTGAAATACCGATCGAGGCACTGGATTTTCCACCTATATTTGATGATGATGACAAGGTTCTTGATGGGATTGACATATCATCCGATTATGCAGGGAAAGTATTCCGTTTATTGCCATCGGCGGAGATGAATCGAGATAGTGTATTAAAAAACATCAGCAACTTAGATTTGTATGTGAATAATATTCGAAGATCTTATGGAGAGAAAGTGGTGTTATCATTGGAATCACTTTTCAATTTAATGTTCGGTCAAAAGGATTATACATTTCCAATACAAGATCTTGTAGAATACAAGAAAAAATCAAATGCGTTTTGGATTAAAAGAATTGATAACCTGTTGAAGTATTATGAAAGAAACCGCATAACATTAACAGAAAGCAGTTTTGAATACACGGTTCTCATGGATGAGCCAGATAGGAATCTTGACATTGACAACATAATGCAAATTTATAATGTATTGTCATTCCATAAACCACAAACACAAATTATAGCCATAGTACACAATCCGGCATTGATTTACAAGTTAAGCAAATTAGATTGTGTGAATTTCATAGAGATGACAGAAGGGTATCTTAATAAAACTTGTACATTTGTGTCCAATTGATCAAGGCATTTATATGTCATTTTAACACATTTTTTATAAATCAATTAATTATTCATTTTTAAGTTACAGTCATGAAAACATTAAAAGAAAAAGACAAACAATCTTTTTTAGCAAGAAAAGAAGAAGTTTATTCCTTAATAATGGAAATGGGATCATTATTGGCAGATTATGATCATCAATGGTCTAATGAGCTAAGAAGAAAATTTGAAAGAGCTACTTCTTTTCTTTCCTCTATGAATTAGAATATTTTCTATCATCGGGGAACTTGTTGGTAGGATTATAGAATACAAAGTAAAACAACTTATTGCAATGGCTTATTTCATATTAATGGGAAGAAGAATCCCCAAACAAGCTATAACAGGCTTCAAATTTCAAAATGAAACAGATAACATTCGTCCTTTTCTGTCAATCAGGATAAGGGGAAAGGACGAAATTATACCTTTCAAAGATAAAAAGGAGATACAGTCCGTAAAAGCGCATCTGTGTTCTATCTTTTCTGGGTTTGTAAAAATAGGCGACTGGTATCTCAAGATGTCGGAAGTTAAGGAGTATAAGCCGGTGACTGCCGAAGATATGAACCCCTACATCTTGTTTAAGACATCTAAGTTTGGAAATATAAAAGTTCGTTTCCCGAAAGATGAAGATATGAATGCCGAATTATTGGTGTTAGATCAGCTTTTTGATGTAGAATGAATTATTGATCATATTTTAGAAATCATGACCTGGAAAGAATTAAAAGACAAAATATCCCTTATGACAGAAGAAGAGCAACGGAAAGAAGTTGCAGTCTGGGGAGAAAATATGAATCTAATGAAAGATTGTTCCTTAGAGAAAACAGATGAGGATTTGTATTATAATCCTGAATGGGATTACACTCGTGAGGAAAGCGAATTGGAGCCAGAGGATAAGAAGAATCCTGATATATACAAAATATACGAAGCAGGAATGCATTATATTTATTCGAATTGATTTTAAAAAGATCTGATTATGGCAGCATTAACAACACTAAATATAACGGAAAAGAACGCTAATAACAGTTTGTCTGTAACTGTTAAAGTGAATGTCACCAAAGAAGGAGTGTTTACCACTACCTTGTCAAAAGAAGATGTGGATAAGATTCATTCTTATGGGATCAAATTACCTACAAACAGATTAGGCAACGAAGGATATTTCAATAGTATAGCACTTTCTGATTTGGAAAGTCAAATCAGGGAAGTTTTAAAGAGATGTTTGAGTTATAAAATAGTAGAAGAAGTGCCTATTATTAAGTATCAACTGGAAACGAATTGCATGTTTTCCTATGACAAAAACGGAAATATTGTCCCTAACCCCTCTAAGGAATGGACAGGAGGCGATAAAAATGGAGAATGGAGGGATGGAACTTCCCGTTTAGATGCCTTAAACACCCAACCTTTCGGTTTTAGTGTTTATGCAAAACCATTTCTAAAAAGAGTAATTGAATATGGAAATGGAGAGACAAAAGTAGAATACAGCAGGTTAAATACAGAAAAAGGAACCTATGCGCACTGGCTGAATTGTGTAGCAGGTATGTCATACAATCGATATAAGCCGGTAATGGAAGTGGAATGCAACGAATGCACCTCAAAATTATTCGTTGATATGATCAAATCTATTTGTAAGATAAGTGAACAAGTCAAGAGTTTTATCAATCCAGAACAAATAAAAGCAATTGCGGAGTCAAATGAACCGATTTTGCTTTTATCTAACAACTAAAAAATCATGAGGTATGTATGTGTTTTTATCTGCTTTCTGTTATGACTTATTTTTACGTTGTTATTATCATTCACTGTCATAGGATTGGTTATAAGCGTGAGTGATGAATGGCAGGAAATGGGTGACAAAATAATAGATAAACTTTAAAAATAATTGAGCATGAGTAAATATACAGCAAAACAAATTGCCGAGTCCGATGATCTGTTTGATAAGCAAATACATAAAGTCAGAAAGTTTTATTTGAGTCGTAATCCTGATAAAATGATGATGCTCGAAGAAAGAAAAGCTGTTATCAAAGAACGAAATAAAGGTCTTTCCCCAGAATATGATAAGGAATATTATTGCGGAACCTGCGGAGCTAAAGACGGTGCGGAGCATCCTAAAACCGGATATTGCTTTCACTGTGATACGGATAACTGGATTCCAAAAAATGACTAACAGCTAAAATAATCGAATTATGACAGCCGAGAAGTTTAAATCTATTTGTGAATATAAAGGAATAACTTGGAATGATCTTGTCCGTATTAGGATTATCAGGCCAAAGAAATTTTTAGGATTCTTTAGGCAATTAACAGGTATAACAATCGAAGGTGCATTCAATAGATGTTCTGCTTGTGTTGAAATAATGGCTAATGATGACAACGGTGTTTCAATGATACACTATATTGATTACGAAGATATTATAGGAGTTGAATTAATTAAAAATTAAAAAGATATGAAACAAGATATAGAAGTGGCGTCAAGGGAAAATCCCAGAAGAATTTAAGGATTTAATACCTGATAATGCCAAATGGGTAAAATGAGTTAAGAAGAAAATATGAAAGGTTATGACCGACAGAGAACTTCTTGAAGAAAACAATAAGATGTTAAAGGAAATTCTAAGTTTTGTGAGAAAAGTTGATTCTGCTGAATACAGGGATCATCAAGACTTTATGGAATTTCTTAGAAATGTGGCAGCCGATATATGGGTGGAATATACGGAGCCTGAACAAAGAGGTAGATTGTTTAATTTAATAAATAAAAAGAAATGAAAACAGTTTTTGATTTAAGCAGAGATGAGATTGTGGCATTGACAGACGAAGAGATAAGTCTGTATATAGACAAAGAGCTTGTTGGTAAGGGTATTCCAATTGAAGCTAAAAATTGGAATATAAAGAACGAAAAAGAAGTCGTGTATCCAAGAACGGGAGTTCCAGTATTTATGTTAAAAGATGTCGGCATCGGTTTTAGAACCATAGAAGGTGCAACTGAGGTGGCTAATTTGCTTGTTAAATATAATGCATTTAAAATAGAATCAAGGTTTCTGACAGGATCGTATGAACAGTTTTGGATCATAAAAGAAAGTGTTTGCCCGGCTATTAAAGGGGAAGCGGGGTATAGCAAAGAAGAGTTTGATAAGGTAAACAAGGAAAACCAAGATCCAGAATTGGAAAGTATAAATTCCTTCAATAACACTTTGAAAAATGCCAATGAAATTAAAGACAGGGTGTTGAAATACGTGTACAACATAAAACAAGAGCGTTCATATAACAATGACCTGATTGGTATCTTTGAAAGGTATAAAGATATAGCAGACGGTGATATGGAGGTAGCTATGAGTTTTATTAAGGAGGCCTATCCATTCAATGAAGAAACAGAGTCGTTTATCAGAAAAAAGTTTGACATGCCTATACCGGACGAATCAAAAGAGCCGTAATTAAGCTAAATTAAATCATTTTGAATCTTTTTTATTATCAAAAGACATATCTTTGTCCAAAAAACAAACAAAATGGAAGAAAAAGAGATAAAAGAAGCTATGATTGAAGCCCTGACGCACTTAGAGGGGTGTAAGTATTTCGTGGCCACGATAGTAAATAATCGAGAATAATACATAACTCATACAAATCATAACCAATTTGTATTGTATTATGCATAATAGCCAAAAGCTATTCCGATTATTAGCCTAAGTGTTGAAACAAACACTACGTTATTTAAGAATAGATAGTTACCTACGGATATTTACCCAAGTCTGTAGCTCTAAGGTAGGTGATTAAACAGTTCTGGTATTCAGGAACAGTGTTGCTTACGAAAAACCTTAAATAACATTGGCGATGGGTACTAACAGAGTTTTACTCTGACTTATGTTGAATAAACATTAAAAACGTTTGTAGATATGGTGTACGTACAAGACATAAATGGTAAACCTATGATGCCTACAACAAGGCATGGTAAGGTAAGACGACTGCTTAAAGACAAAAAGGCAGTTGTTGTGAACCTATGTCCGTTTACCATCAAATTAACGTACGTCACATCTGATTACAAACAAGAAATTGTGTTAGGCGTTGATGCTGGGACCAAACACGTTGGTCTATCAGCTACAACGAAAAGCAAAGAACTTTACAGCAGTGAAGTAATTCTTAGAAATGATATCGTAGATCTTTTGTCTACCAGAAGAGAGCTACGAAAAACAAGACGGAATAGATTGAGACATAGAAAACATCGTTTTAACAATAGAATAAAAAGTAGGCGTCCCGGATGGGTAGCACCTTCGGTGAAGTACAAAATAGACGCCCATATTCGTGTTATTGATAATGTTTTTTCTATACTGTCTGTATCCCGTATTGTTATTGAAGTAGCTCAATTCGATACTCAAAAGATTAACAATCCTAATATATCAGGTAAAGAATATCAGGAGGGTGATCAACTTGGATTTTGGAACGTTAGGGAATATGTTTTAGCAAGAGATGGACATAAATGCCAGCATTGCAAGGGAAAGTCAAAAGACCCAGTATTGAATGTTCATCATATTGAATCACGAAAGACAGGTGGAGATTCCCCATCTAATCTTATTACCTTATGTGAAACTTGTCATAAAGAATACCATAAAGGTAATATAGATTTAAAAATCAGAAGAGGCAAGTCGCTTCGCGACGCAGCCGTAATGGGAATAATGAAATGGAGATTGTATGAAGAACTAAAATCTAAATACGACAACATTTCTATGACTTTCGGTTATGTTACAAAATACAATAGGATTAAACATGGTATTGAAAAATCTCATGTTTTCGATGCATTTGTTATTTCTAAAAACTTTGATGCTATAAGGTTAGGATATTATTATAAAGTAAGATTAGTAAGAAGACATAATCGTCAGATCCATAAACAAAAGATTCCAAAAGGAGGAATCAAGAGGTTAAATCAATCTCCATTTGAAGTTTTTGGTTTCCGTTTGTTTGATAGGGTTATGTTTGAAAACAGTTATTACTTTATATTTGCAAGGCGTAAAACCGGTAGTTTTAATATTCGAGATATTGATGGTAAAAACCAAAGAGATATTACATACAAGAAATTGAAATTATCAAGGTGTAAACGCTTTATGGTACAAAAGGAAATGGATTGATTAATTTGAATAAAAATATAGACATGAATCGTTGGTTTGAAATCACAGTAAAAGCCGAGATTGATAATATCGAGAACGGCAAAAAAAAGAAAGTAACTGAAAAGTATTTAGTGGATGCCTTGTCTTACACAGAGGCAGAATCAAGATCGTTGGAGATCTTCAAGGATTTGTACAATTCTTTCGAGGTTGTAAAAATTAATCCTATTAAAGTGTCGGAAATCTTCTTCAACGGAGAAGCTGAGTACTGGTATAAGTGTAAGGTGAATTACATTACACTGGATGAAAAGAAAGGTAAAGAAAAGAAAACTCCATGCTATATGTATATCCAGGCCGGCAATCCTAAGGATGCCGAAGCTGTGTTGACTAAAGGTATGCAGGGTACGTTAGGAGACTGGAATTGCGAGTCTATTGCTGAAACGAAGATTATTGACGTATTCAAATACGATCTTCAGAAGGGAGCTGAAAAATTAGGCGAGAAGAAGAGTGAAGAGTAAGGCTGATGTAGTTTCCAACATAGCGCTTGTTGTGGCGATAATATCATTGCTTTCAGCAGGCGCTTTCCTTCTGATAGTGATTAAGACAGACGAGGTATCTAAATTATTAATGAACGTACCTTATCTACTGGCTTCAGCGGGATTGTTCTTTTCAATAATATCATTATTATTCGAATGGAAAGCAAGGAAAAGAAGCTATACGTCTGCGAACGATGCGGACGAAAAGTGATGATAAGAAGTCATGACTTATGCCAGGCTTGCAGGAGCAAAGAGTTGACTCCGAAGAAAAAAAACAGAATTACATCCATTAAAAACAGCAGCAAGAAGAAAAAGTTAGAGAACCCGGATTTATCCGGGTTTTTTCGTCTTATGTTGGAGGAGTTAAATAGTATTCGGATGTCTATGACTGGTAGGGCTATTCATCTTCCTACAGTATGTAACGTATGTCACATACTTCCGAAAAGGATATATAAGTCGGTTGCTACTTGCAGGGATAATATAGTTTTCCTTCATGAATCAGAGCATACGGTATTCGACATGTATCTTGACCGGATGGAATTTGATAAACTTGAAACAGAATTTCCTTTTGTGTGGAAGTATGCGGTAAAGAAGGTGCTGGATATGGAAAGCAGGGGAATGATTAAAGAAAGAGGTAGATTAATTATTGAAATAATTGACAGATATGAGAAAACTTTATAAAATAAGAATAGAAGCTGACGATGAAACTATCTTTTATGCTCACATACAGAGAGAAAGTTATGGTAAGGATATAGCTATCGCAGTGAAAGATAGAGATAAAGATGAAGTGGAAACAGTGTTACATTGTATTAAAGAAGAATTGATTAGAGGAAGATCATGAAAGAGAAAATAAAAATATTGACAGATTTAGGATTTGTCCCTATGGTGGAAGGAGAAGGAAATACGTTGTTTAGAATGAACGATGTTGTGATGTCGGTGTCAGATCCTAACCAAACACCAGAGCAGTTGAAGAAGGAGGTTATGTCTTTAATAAAGAACAGAGACATAGCAGAAAGAGGCGGACAGGTTCCAGTAGTTGAAGAGCCGGCGCCTGAGACAGAGCAGGCCCAGAAGGAGGAACCGGAAGCTCCGGCGGAGGAAGCCGCTCCTAACCCTGGAGAAGAGGATTCGAATCCGTTTACAGAAAATCAGGAAACGTTAGAACCGTTTTATATCTGTGATGAGTTAAAGAAGATTGAGACTCCCAAATTCGTAAGATTGACATTAGACGACAATCGTTTTTATGTAAGGAAGATGGATGATGGAACGGCCAAGATATATGCTTCGGTAACAACTTTAATCAAAGATGGGTATGTAGATGATAAGACCGCACTTCAGGAATGGAAGCAAGAGATGAAGATGCTTGGTCGCAATCCGGAAGAGGTGGCACAGTATGAAGCCGACAGGGGAACGATCATGCACTATCTGTACGGATTGTACCTAACAGGTAGAGATATGGTCTTAAATCGAAGCTTTGTAGTTAAGACAGTGCAAGAAGGCAAGCTGAAAATATCTAAGAAAAATCTTGATCGGTTTTTTAACAGTATTGATGATCTTGATGATATGATTGTCAGAATTATGAAGTTTGCCAAATTTTGTTCAGAGTATAAGGTTAAGCCGATGATGATTGAAAGAATATTGTCATTAGAAGACTATTTAGTAGCTACGCCGATAGATGCGATGGTTAAAATGACATTCAAATACAAAGAAGAAGGTTATTTTGGAGCCGTGTATCAAAGGGCTACAGGGCAGTTTAAAAAAGGTGATCCGAAGAAGGAGGTAAGAGACGTGGAGAAGGAAGAAGTGGTTATTCTCGACTTTAAATCAGGGGGAATATGGGAATCATACGCATTTCAATTAGAAGCTGAAAGAAGAATGGTTAAAGCATGGTATGGGATTGATGCACGTATTATGAACTTTTCTCCAAAAAGCACGAGCAGCAAAGGATATACGTTGAAAGAATGGACAGAAGACAGTATAGCACTTGAAAAGGCGGACTGCGTGTTCCAACAAGGTATGTTGAATCACCTTAGAAAAGATAAGAAGTTCAAAGTGAGAAAAGGAGTGCTGAATATCAATAAGCCGTACAATGAAGAGGATCATACGGTCGTGTATGATATTGCAGAGGAAATGTCTAAAAGATTCATAATATGAACGATATTGTTATTCCTGAAGGAGATTATATAGAAATCGTAAAACCGATATGCATCAATCCTTTTGGTGGTTATTTTATTAACATCAAAAGGGGTTCGAGATTAAGATTATCGAAAGATTTGAAAATAGGAGATAAATATGCAATATGTGTACTTGCATCTCATAAGAAATATGGCAAGACCATCGAAATAATAATGCCTATATTGGTCAGAAATACAAGAAGAGTATGAAAAGAAAAATTAGAAGAACAGGAGAGATAATAGACGTAATCACTTTCAGTAGCTCAACTACAAGAAGCGACCATGACAGAATACAGTTCTATGGTGATAATGGGAATGTGATAAGTGAGAGTTTAAATTTTTATCTCGATACCCTTCCTGTAAATGACGAAAACAAAGATGTAGACTGGGAGCAACGTAGATTCGATCTTATCAAGGCTTATTCTATTGAGTTTGTTAAAGCACAAAATAGAAAAGGTGAAATAGATTGCGGAGTATATGTACCAGATGTGGTGTCATGGTCTATAACTATAGCAGATAGAATCATAGAGGCGATGAGAGGAGTTAAAAATGCTTGATTTTAGAAAATACGAAAACGTACCTCGGTTTCAACTTGACCGCAGGCCGGGCAGGAGCCGACTGAAGCTAACCTGCCCAGCTTGCGGGAAAAGCCGGTGCCTCACTCCTTATATTGATGTGGCAACAGGTCAGGTTGTTGGCAACGAGTTCGGAAGATGCGATCATGAACGGACTTGCGGTTACGATAAACGACCTACCGGCAAGGATGTAGGTGACAAAGATCTTTGGATTTCGGGAAACAAGTGTATAAGAGCTTATCGTCCTCCTGTAAATCCTGACGTTGTAAATTACATACCTTTTAGCGAGTTTGAGAGGACTGTGGTTCCAGACGATAGAAACACCGTATTTAGATTTTTATCGTCTCTATGGGGAAAAGAAAGGGTATCTGATGTGTTCAGAAGGTATCATGTCGGAACAATGGACTTATGGGGATGGAAAGGGTGTTGTATATTCTGGCAGATAGACAAAGATTTTGTATGCAGAACCGGCAAGATCATGGACTTTTGTATAAAGACCGACAGCCAGGGGAATGAGATTGATGTAAAAAGAGTGAAAGAAAAAGACGGTGACAATGAGCGGCCTCATGTTATGTTTTATCACTCGTTGCATGCAAGGGACTTCTTGTTTAGACAATGCCTGTTCGGGGAGCATCTTCTAAGCCAGTATCCGGATAAGGTGGTTAATCTGGTGGAATCAGAAAAGACGGCTATTATATGCGCTGTGAATAAACCGGATGAGTTATTTGTAGCTACCGGTGGGTTGCAGAATCTAAGACCGGAAGTGATAGATGTTTTAAAAGATAGAAAGACTGTAGCTTTTCCGGACAAAGGACAAGCATTTGAGACATGGAGTAAAAAGATAGATGGGATGATGATGAAGTCAAGGATAAAAGTATCAGACTATCTTCAAAATGTTGAAAATGTAGGAGACGGAGATGATGTGGCAGATTTGATAATTAGTAACAAGGTAAAAGAAAAACAGTATGAGCCTGGACGTTTATATTAAAAGTAAGAAGAAAGAAGAGGATCGTGAATGGGTTGCAAACATCACCCACAACATGAACAAGATGGCACAAAGAATATTCGTATCGGAAAATAAAGAAACGCTGTACGATTATGTTTGGAGACCAGAAGAATTGTATAAAGAAATATATACCAATGAGATGAAGAATGTACTTACAAAAGGTATATGTATTATGATCTCTAAGAGAAAAAGTCTTTTGAGATACGAGCCGGAAAACGGATGGGGGTCTTATGATTCATTTCTTAAGTTTCTTATCAAATACAAAGAGGCGTGTGAAGATCATCCGGGTTATATAATTGAAGCAAGTAGATAACAACATGGAAAATTATAAAAATACTTTAAATGAGGTAGTGGTGATCGAATCGTCACCAGAAACGTATTTTGTTTACGCTATTCGTAATGCTATTCGTATCTCTAAATGTGCGTATCCGACAGCCAAGAAAGTAATTTTCAAAAGAGAGGACGTAGAGGTAGAGATCTCAGAAATGGAAACTGAAAGCAGTTTGTATGAAAAGTTTAAAGAAAAACAAAAGAATAGGGTATGGAACTTAATGAGCGCCAACAACGGGTTTTAAGAGGCGAAATTTGTCCTTATTGCGGAAGAGAAACTGAGCTGGTAAATGCCGATAAAATATATAGCAGAAAAGGCTTAGGGATGGTTATGATGTGCAAACCATGCAACGCTTATGTCGGTGTTCATGAATCAGGGCCGAATAAGGGAAAAGCTAAAGGCCGGCTTGCGGGGCCATCACTGAGGTCTCTTAAGATAAGAGTCCATGCCGAACTTGACAGATTATGGTCTACGCCGGAGGAACGGGAAAGGATGTATAAAGATTTATCTGAATTTCTATCTATACCGGAAGAGTACACACATATAGGTATGTTTGGCGAGAAGACGATGGGAAAAGTCTTTCAGTTCTGTCATGTAAACAAAGAACGATCAGGTTCGAGAATAGAATGGCATAAGCCTGGAGATAAGTGCCCTAATAAGAACAATCAAATAGTGTCAGGAAGTAGCGCATGTAGAGGATGTCCTGAGTATCTCCATGATGAGAAAGATGGGTATGTCTGGTGTGATCCTGATATGAGCTACGGCAGGTTGAAATAGGGCGCGAATTGCCTATCTTTGTGCTATTATTAATCAAAAAAAATATAAGCACATGGGCAGATCAACAGAGTACTACAGGACTCATCCAGAAGCCAGGAAGAAAAAGGCTAAAAAGGACAAGGAGATAAATGCCAGACCGGAACAGAAAGCCAAACGCCGGGAGCTTGGTCGTAAAAACTACGAAACGGACAAGAAGAAGGGCAAGGGCTGGAGGAAAGGCAAGGATTGTTCTCATACCAAGAACGGTCTTAGGTATAAATCAGTAAAAGCTAATAGGGGATCCAAGTCGGATACGAAAGGTGACAAAAATGCAAGAGGAGATAGCAAATAGGATAGATATAAGAAGGATATTCAAGACCTCTAAACAAGTTATGGAAGAGGCGTATGAGAATATCTTGAAATACAGGCGGGGAGAGCTTATCCCCGCTAAAACCGGATACGATTATATTGATGAGGCTTTGCTTGGAGGTATTTTCCCTCAGCATGCTATTGCCATAGGAGCCCGGCCATCTGTAGGTAAATCGTATGTGGCCCAAAAGATATTGGAAAATGTGATGAATCCGATGATCAACCCGCAAGCAGAAGATTATTTTCTTGTTAATTGCGAGTTCGAAATGAATCCTCAAGATCTTCTTCTTCGTAGAATGAGCCAGGATATGAAAAAGCGGGCTCCTGAAATATTAAGAAGGCAAGATTCTAATACAGTAGAAGAGATGAGGATGTTTGAAATCCTTCAAGGTGAAATCAGAAATAATATAATATACATCGATGCTCCGTGTACGGTAAAAGAGTTTGAGGCGGCTGTGTATCATATAGCTACCAAACATAAAGACAAACGTCTTATAATATTTAAAGTCGATCATATTGCTTTGATAAAAAGAATGGGATTAGATCCTAAGTCGGCTATAGATGATTTGGTGGCGGTTATGAACGAAGCTAAATTAGTATATAAAAACATATTTTTCCTCATCATATCCCAATTCAACAGAGAAATAGAAGGAAGGATAAAAAGCCCACAAGAGCAGCCTCCGCGTCTTTCTGATTTTTACCAGTCTGATACGCTGGGTCAGTTATGTACGTTAATGATAGGCTTGCACAATCCTCGTAGGTACGGGCTGGATAAGTATATGATATTTGGGAAAGATTGGTATCAGACTCTTGATAGGTTTAAAACTGAAAACAAAACATCATTCAGGACAGCCGGACTGGTGTTTCATCATATACTGAAGGTAAGGCAAGTTAGTATGGAAGAGCTTACTAATACAATCCACCCAGAGATACTGCCGGGACATGGATGGATGTACGGGGAGGGCGGGACGAAGTTCGTGAACCCCAACCAGCCGCCGACGCCGCCCAAGCTCTATACTGTGGAAGACGTTACGAACAATCAAGATCAAGAACAAGAGACAAAGGAAGAACAGTCATTGTATTAAAAAAAAATAAGAACCATGAGACTAACAGTAGAAGAAAACGAATACCTGATAAGTAAGTTCCTTTTGGTTCTTACTGAGTTTGCAGGGGATGAAAGAGAGATGTTTTTAATCAACTCCATACATGATAAGGCGGTGGCGGATATGAATTATCGTCTTCCGTCTTTAATAAGCAGAGAACGTAAAAGACGAGTTATTGAACTCCTTAAAGAAGGAACCAGAATAATCAAGGACTTTTCCGGCTATGCAGGTGATATGGGTATGATTAACGAATACGATCGCCTAAAGAAAGAAATAGGAACCGTCCAAGATCAGCTTGGCGACGTAGAAGGTCAACTTCGGGCAGCAGGAGAAGTCATAAAAAAAGAACTTGATATGATTGCTGACCGAATCAAAGAAGATCTTCTTGACCGAGAGCTGGCTAAGAGTAATGCCGAGGCCGAAAGAAAAGCCAAAGTAGATCCGAGATATGAAGTAGCTTTAGGTGATTACAAGGAGATGCTGGAAGTGATTTTTACAACCAGAAACAAGTATTCTACGGTAGATTCTGTACATGACGATCTTCGACAGTCGGTATCTACCGGTAGAAATTCGATTATCAAAGAAGGGTACAACAGTTAAAAACAAGGAGGAAATATGGAAAAGAAGGAATTTAAAGTAGGAGAAGTGTTTGATGCCGGACTTGTGAGATTAAAATGTGTGGATGCTCCAGAGCCAGACTTAGGATGTGAAGGATGTATATTTAATGACCACATTACATGCGGGTCGGTAGATGTAGTCGCAGGCCCGTGTAATCACGTAGAGAGGGAGGATGGTAAGGATGTTATTTTTATTAAAGCTGATTAGGCATGTACATCAATTTCAGACAACTTGCAGCATCAGACATGACTCCTAATGATCTGGCTAATCTTCTTGCTATAAGACAGAAGGATACGGTTATGATCGAAGCCATGCTGGAAAAAGATGCTGGGAGGTATATAGAGCTTGGCCTGGTTGAGAAATTAAAATCAGGCGTGATGAGATTGACCAACAAAGGAACGTCTTTTGTGAATTATATAGAGACACCGGAGATGACAGACGAGGTTCTGGAAACGTTGAAGATTATGATAGGAATGTACGAATCGTATTCAAAAGACATAGGTGTCAGCAGAAAAGAAGCGGAATCCAGGTTGTGTTGGTTTATGGGTAACACCTCATTCAAGAAAGAGGTCATACTTCAGGTAACGGAATCTTATATAGCAGAGTCAGGAGATTATACAATGAGCTTATGTAACTTCATATGGAAACCGCCTTCTCAGGCCTTTTCGGTCCATATGAACCTTAAAAATTCAAAGCTCTTTGACTTAATAGCTGAAAAATTTAAGATCGCTACCGAGCCTTATTTGGAGTCTAAGAAGAATAAGGAAATGGATTGGTTGTTTGCCGTATCTAAATTGCCTACGCCGCCGGCTAAAGGCAATCCGGATTATTTGTTTACCGGAAGTTCTGAAACAGACAAAGAGCGATTGAAAAACATAAAAACGTATTTATTTAACAAAATTAGAAAGCAATGGAAAAAGTAAGAATCAGAAAGATAATAGAGGATATAATTATTACTCAGTTTCTTAATTCGGAAATAGATATAGTTCATGAAGAAGATGTGACGTTTAAAGAACTTGGATTAGATTCTATCGATCAAATTGAACTGGAAGTGATGGTGGAACAAAAATTCAATATTGTTATTAATGATTATGATATGGAGACCATCAAAGATATGACTGATCTTGTTTACAAAATAATAACAGAAGGATATGGGAAGTGACATAATTTTATGCATGGCTTTAATAGCGTCATTTGCTTTTGTTATACAGTTTTTGTTGTCGATATTAGGATCTGATCTGGATACGGATATTGATATTGATGATGCTTCTGATTTAAGTATGTCTTTGTCGGACATCATATCATTCAAGGGCATAACACATTTTATTCTTGGATATAGCTGGACTACCTACTTTTCGGGTTCCCATTTAGTAGGGGTTGTGATAGGGTCGTTTTTCTTTATCGTTTTGTTTTACGTATATAAGTTACTTCTTAAGTTAAAGCAAGAAATGGTGTACGAATGTCCGGAAGATTTAAATGGCAGAGAGGTGGAGATAGTGTTTAGATCAGGGAAGAATCATTATATGGTAAATATTTCGAAAAATGGAAGACAGGAGCAAATGAGAGTAAGATGCTTGTCTGGAAAAACTTACAAAAACGGTGACAAGGTGAATATAAAATACGAAGAAGGAGAATTAATTATCTAATTTTTTTATCAACAATTAAATTTTAAAAGTTATGACAACAATTATGTACGTGTCAGCCATCTTAGCTGTAGTGATTATTTTGACAATCATCGGAGTCTTATCAAGGTATCGTAGATGTAAGCCTAATCAGGTCTTGGTCGTTTACGGTAAGACAGGTGGGGAAAAGAAGTCGGCAAAATTATATCATGGTGGAGCGGCATTTGTCTTGCCTATTATTCAAAGCTATGATGTTTTGTCTATGGAGCCTATGCAAATAGATTGTAGGCTTACCGGTGCTTTGTCATCTCAGAATATTAGAGTAGATGTGCCTACAACTATTACAGTAGCTATCAGTACAAATCCTGAAATCATGCAAAATGCAGCAGAAAGACTTTTGGGGATGGATACCGAATCTACTGAAAATCTTATTACAGACATCGTTTACGGTCAGATGCGTTTGATTATTGCCGAAATGACAATCGAAAAACTTAATTCTGATAGGGATGAGTTTTTGGATAAGGCAAGAAAAAACATTGATAACGAACTTAATAAATTGGGTCTTTATCTTTTGAACATTAACATCAGTGACATCAGAGATGAAGCCGGCTACATCATGAATCTTGGTAAAGAGGCTGAAAGCAAGGCTCTGAACGAAGCACAGGCTAATATCGAAGAACAGGAAAAGCTGGGTGCTATTAAGATTGCTGTACAACAGAAGGAAAAAGAAACGGCTGTAGCTAATACCCAAAAAGAGCAAGAGATTCAAATTGCCTATACTGAAAAAGAAAAAGAAACGGTAGTAGCTGAAACAAAGAAAGAAAAAGAAGTAGCTTTGGCTTTAACCGATAAAGAAAAACAGATCGGTGTAGCTCAAGCCGATAGAGATAGGGCTGCGGCTATAGCAAAGACTTTGGCTGACAAGGAATCAGCGATTGCAAGATCTAAGGCGGAACTTGAAGTAAACAAAGCTGAAGCCGAAAGAATGGAAGAAGTTGGAAAGAATAAAGCTGAAGCTGACAAACAAGCAGCTATAGCAATACAAGACTCTGAAGCTCAGATTAAGAAAGCTGAGGCTGAGAAAAATGCTTCTGTAGGCTACAACAATGCCCAGAAAGAGGTTGCTGTATCAGAATCAGAATTGCAGGTTATCAAAGCTCAATCAGAAAAGAAAGCCGGAGAAGAGAAAGTTAAATCGGAAGCGGCTGTGAAAACGGCAAAAGAGCTTGCTGATAAAGAAGTGGAAGAAGCTAAAGCTAAGAAGGTTCAAGCTGCGCTTAAAGCTGAAAAGATTGTGCCGGCTGAAATTCAGAAGCAGGAGGCTATGTTGCAAGCTGATGCCGAGGCCGAGAAGATCAAACGCCGGGCCGATGCTGAAGCAGCAGCACATTTGGCAAAAGCAGAGGCGGAAGCAAAAGCTATTCAGATGAAGCTGGAAGCGGAAGCCGAAGGTAAGAAAAAGTCGTTGATGGCAGAAGCCGACGGATTTAAGGCTATGGTGGAAGCAGCAGAATCCAATCCTCAGATCGCCATCCAGTACAAGATGGTTAATCAGTGGAAAGAAATTGCCGGAGAACAGGTTAAGGCATTTGAGCACATTAACCTCGGAAATATCACGGTATTTGACGGCGGTCAGAACAGTACCGGTAATTTCCTTAACAATGTTGTTAAGACCGTCGCTCCGGCATTGGGAGTCATTGATCAGCTTCCGATTGCAGATACTTTAAAGAAGCTAAAAGGAGATGACAAAAAATAAATACAATGGCCCAGGGTTACACTTGGGCCTAATTGAAGAAATAAAAGCAGCATTCATAGATTTCCTGCCGGCAGGAACAGTGCTTTACTAATTACGATATTTTTAACATGGATTTTGGACAAGATTTAGAACCAGAAGAACTGACCAAGCATTATGATCAGTATTATGGAATTGATTTTGAAACAGAAGAAGAGGAGGATGAAGAGTATGACTGACGAGGAATTTGTATTGGATAATAAGAAAAGGGTTGTTGTAAGAAAAAGAATATCTTATTTAAGCAAAGGGGATAAAGTGTGGATTGTGTCTTCCGACGGGTATCTGCTACACACGGACGTGGTTAGAGCCGACCGCGGCCGATCTTATGTGGATATAGACGGTATCCTGTATTGGAAACGAGGATTGGATGGCAAGCATCGTAATCGTAATAACTACATGCAGTTTGCCATGACACCAGAAGACGGTAAGAAGTATGTCGTATATTACCCGGAAGGATTTAAAGACAATGACTTATGATGGTCCCGGAAACGCATTTGCTATATAAGGAGTTTAATGGTGTGAAACGTCTTGCCATATCTTATTCCCAGATAGATACGTTTCTTACTTGTCCAATGAAATGGTATAAAACTTACGTGGAGGGCAAAAGGTCTACGGAAAAACAAGAAGCTACGTCTTATGGTACGGTTATTCATAAGACACTGGAATACTTCTTCAAGAACGGAAGACAGCCTTCTGGCAAAGACCTGGGGGAAGCTATAAGTTACTATGCTTACCAAGAAGACATACCTTGGCAATCACCGGAAAATATGATGATAGCCATGAAGCAATCTGGAGAGCTTCTTGCTTGGATTGTGGATCTGTTCAAAAAAGACGGCAATAGGTTTATGATAGCTGATAGTGATCTTAATCCCTGCGAGAAACTTATCAGACACGGCGCTATAGTTGGAGTCGAAGAAGATTTTGTGCTGCCGTACCGTCTTCCTAAGCCTGTTAACATAAATGGAGTAATTCATACTCATGTGTACATAGTAGGATCGGTAGACCTTCATCTGGCTATAAAAAGCAAGAACGTAGTTCACCATTATGTCATAGATTGGAAATCAGGTAATAAGGTTTTTGATTCTAAGAAGTTGGAAACGAATTTACAGCATCCTATATATTCGTTTTACATCTATAGAAAATATGGTGGAGTTCTGCCAGATATGAACATCTATTTCTTTACCAGGACCAGACAATACCAAAAGGTTAAGGTGGATGAGGAACGTAAAACAAAATCTATAGAGATGCTAAATGACACTTTGTCTAAAATGTATGATTTTGAAGATAATAGTGTAAAAACATTTCAGGCATACATCCAGGGAGCAGAAGGAGCCAGGTATAGCAAGCGGCGTGCCACCCTAAGCCAGCCTGTTCCGCAAAACAAGCTACCCTGCCCGTCAGCACTGTGTTACTATTGTGACTTTGGATTACATAACAAAAACGAATGCCCTTTCTCTTCGGATTGGGATCCGTCTAAAAAGATAAAACGATGAAATACGAGGACGTTCAAAAGTTAAGAACAAAATACCGGCAAGATCCGGAAGTTATAAACGTAGAATACATGAGAGACGTTGCTGTAAGATGTGGGAATTTCAAGAAAGCATTTGAACTTCAGGAGAAGCTGGAGGATATATGGTTTAACTACTTAAAGGGAGTCCAATGAAAGAAGATCTAATATGTGGAGTAGCGATCCTTTTGTATTTAGTTTTATTATACTTGCTCACGACAGCTTTCATAAAAACAGGTAGAGCAGTAGATCGTTATAAGATGAAGAAGAAAACTGACAAAATCAAAGTAGGTCAAAGATACGAACATAAGAACTACTTTGAGGATCCATTTGAAAGAGGCAAGCATGTGATTAAGATATTAGACATAAAAGAAGGGTACGTTCTATATGAGTACGAAGAAAAACCATATATACGTTCTTCTGTGAGTCTTGAAGATATTGTTAAAAAATACATTTTAATTACTGATGTTAAACACAAGTAAGTCATGAAAAAAGAAGTCACAATCAAGGAAGATATGGCTGTGTTTTATAAAAATACAGGAAAAGAACTATGGATTTATAACGGACTTTTCAGAAACAAGGTGTTGTCTATAAAAAAAGATAAAGCCATTATCATGTGTGAAACTGATGCTGAATATGCTGTACTGATAGAAGATAATCAGTTTATTGCCGTAGCAAAAAACATGGATTATGATTACTGCTGCGCATTCACATTAGGTAATGCCGAGGCTTATGGGGATCGTATGGGCATATCGTGCAGTGTATGCTTGCTTGAAGATAACGAAGATAAAGCAAGGGAGATGTTGAAAGAGGCGATAATAGAACTTTCAAAAAACAGTAAAATAGATTGCGATGGGCTTTGAACTTAGACCTTACCAAAAAGAGGCAGTAGATGCCGGGCTTAAGTTCCTTACAGGAAGATCTAAGAAGCCTGGCATAGAAGTCTTGCCGTGTGCAGCGGGGAAGTCTTTGATAATTAGCAAGATAGCTCATGAATTAAAAAGACCTATCCTTGTATTACAGCCATCTAAAGAGATTCTGGAGCAGAATTATGCGAAGGCTGTATCATTCGGTTCTAAACCTACCATATATTCTGCTTCATGTAAAAAAAAAGAGTTATCGGCTATGACTTATGCTACACTTAAAAGCATAAAGAAAGACGTAGCAAGGTTGAAAGATATAGGGATAGACACATTATTGATAGATGAGGTGCATAGCGGGTATTCTCCTGAAGAAGGTTCTGAATTTATGGAGTTTATGAACAGGTTCCCAGAGGCGAAGGTGCTGGGCTTCACCGCCACGCCCTGCCGCCTCCGGACCTACAGCTCCATGCTGGAAGGAAACTACAGCAAACTTAATATGCTGACGAAAGACGAGCATAATTTCTTTAAGAAGATAGTTCATGTGACTCAAATACAAGAGCTAACTTCTCAGGGATTTTGGTGCCCTCTTAAGTACGAACGATGGTCGTTTGATGAATCGGCTCTGATATTAAACAGTACCGGAGCCGAATATACCAACGAATCTATTAAAGAAAGCATCGTACGAAACGGCTTAAACAACTCTATCTACAAGCGCCTTCTTCAACTTATGAACGAGCGTAAAGCTATTTTGGTTTGCATGGATTCTATCGAATCATGTAATAGAATATCAGAGTTCATGAATGCCAGGATGGGAGCCATAACCGGTGTCGTAACATCGCTAACAACCAAAAAGAAAAGAGAGCAAATCATATCCGATTTCAAAGAAGGTAAGTTGAAGGTGGTTTTTAATTATTCAACGCTTGCTACCGGATTTGATTTTCCCGAACTTGATTGTGTGATGTTTGGACGACCAACATTCTCATATTCAACATATTACCAGGTGCTCGGCAGGTGCGTCCGCATCCATCCTGACAAGAAAGAGGCGCTGATAGTTGACTGCTGCGACAACATGAGGCGCTTTGGTCGGATAGAAGACCTGACAATCGAGCAATTCCCTTCTAAGGGCTGGTGTATGTTTGCCGGCGATCAACTTCTGTCTAATATAAGGATGGGTGATATTATTACCAAAGACGAGATCCTTCGTCGGGCAGCCTCGATTAAATCTGTGAATGGAGATGGTAGGAGAGAAGACGATCTTGACAGTATAATAATGTGGTTTGGAAAATATGAAGGAATTAGATTCAAGGACATACCGGTGTCGTATTTTAGGTTCTTGGCTGAGAATATGGCGGTAAAACCGGGAGATAGGAAAGAAAAGATTATCGAATATTATAATAGGATAAAAGCATGAACAGCAAAAGACGTAAGAAAATAGAGGATATTATTTCCAATTTGGAAAAGCATAAAACAGATCTTGAGTTTATCAAATCAAAGCTGTTAGAGGTCAGGCATAATTTGGATTCAGCCAAGGATGATGTTGATATGATTTTAGACGAGGAGACAGAAGCAAGAGACAATATGCCGGAGTCATTACAAGATACAGAAAGATATTATCAATCAGATGAGGCTGTAGCTAATATGGAGGCGGTTGTTGATGATATGGAAAGTATTGTAGGGGATTTAGAGAATGCGGTTTCAACCATTGATGATAAAATCGATGACATAGAAACTGGTATTATAGGGAATTTAGAGGCAGCGATAGGCGCATAGTATAAAAAATACAATAATAAAATTTAACACAGTATATTTGTATAAGTATAATACGATACATATTTTTGTATCGTATTATTTTTTATGTGTTATATTTTATGAAAACAAATGTTACAATGGTATCAAAAGACCGAGAATTATTTGGCGTAATAATTAAGCAGGACACTAAAACTTCGTTTATGTCCTTAACAGACCTTCAGGAAGCCTATACGAAGAAGAGGGTTGAGATGGGGTGGAATGAAAAGAGAATAGAGAATATCCTATCTAATAAGGAGAGTGCGGAACGTGTTTACTATATCCTTGAAAAACAAGGATATAAGATAGAATCAGGATTTCCTGGTTTTATACAATCTGTTGAAAAAGAGTCACTTATAAAAGTGATGAAAAAAATGGGAGCTTATAAGACAATGGGTAGAGGAGAGAATAGGAGAACTATGTGTAATCCATATATATGGGTGCTTGTAGCTATGGAACTAAACCCTATGTTGTATGCTGAGGTTGTTACGTGGTTAACAGATAAGCTTATCTTAAACCGAATAGAGGCAGGTGATAAATACAATGTCCTATCAAGAGCTATATCAAGATTTCCGGATGCCGATTACTCCAAGATGGCTAAAGGCTTAAATTGGATTGTATTTAATGAGCATGAAAGCATGATAAGAAATAGGGCTACACAGGAGCAGTTGAAAGAACTTGAAACCCTACAGTCTAATCTTGCATTCTGCATAGAGATGGGAACCATCTCTTCTTTCTCTAATTTAATGAACATGATGAGATCTATATATGTAAAGAAATGGGGAGAAGAGGCTGTAACTTCTAAAAACGTAAAATAATATAATGTAAAATAACATTAAAAATAATTGATTCTATTCTGTAATATAAATGGAATATGTATCTTAGATGTATGGTTTGTAAATAGCATTTAATGTATTAAAAATCATGAGATTAGTATATAAGTTTAACATAGGACAAAATGAAAATATATCATCTTTATGCAAGATTAGCAACAACTTGTACAATCAGGCATTGTATATTTTCAGAGAAACACTTTCTAAAGAAGATAAGTGGTTGTCCTATTTTGAACTTGATGCTATCATGAAAAATACCAAGAATTTGGATGGAGATATTAATTACAAATTATTAAAGGCGCAATGTTCACAACAAATTCTTCGTATTCTTGATAAAAACATTAAAGGTTACTACAAATCGGTCCAAGATTACAAGAAAAATTATAATAAGTATAGGGAAAAACCAGGCCTTCCAAGTTATAGAAAAAGAGGATCTGAATTTAATTTGTATTACACGAATCAGAGTTGCAAAATAAAAGATGGAAAAATAATCCTATCAAAAGATATTTCAATAAGTATTCCTCAATATGAAAAGTATTCTGATTTGATAAAAGATTTCAAACAGATTAGAATAAAACCATTAGCGTGTGGATATAAAATAGAAATCATTTATGAGGTAAAAGATACTGGAGTATCTAAATGTAGGGAAGAGAAAGTTGCTTCAATCGATTTAGGGATTGATAATCTTGCAACATTAGTAAGTGAGGATTTTACTGTTTTGTTTAGTGGTAAATTTGTTAAATCATACAATCAATTATTTAATAAAACACTTGCTAAATTAAATAGTATCAAGGATTTACAAAAGATAAAAGGAATAACAAAGCGAATAAAGAAATTATATTATGATAGGGAACAGTACATAGAAGATGTCTTTCATAAAATCAGTAGAAAGATAGTTGATTTGCTTGTCGATTCTAAGATAACAAAATTAGTTGTAGGCTATAACAAGGGATGGAAACAGAATGTGAATATGGGAAAAAGGAATAACCAGAAATTCACACAAATCCCTTTTGCGAGATTGGTGAGTTACTTAGAATATAAATGTGAATTAGCTGGTATTGAAATAGTTATTCATGAAGAGTCATATACTTCAAAATGTGATTCATTAGCATTTGAGAAGATAGGAAAACATGAAAACTATTTAGGAAAGAGGAAGAACCGAGGATTGTTTCAATCCTCGGTAGGAAAACTCATAAATGCAGACATAAATGGAGCATTAAACATTATGAGAAAAGTAGTCGGTGATTCCTGTGAATCAATTCGTAGGATAATCGATAGAGGGTTATTGTTTAACCCGGTAAGGATTACGAATGTATTTTACAAAATGAATATATCCGGAAACTTATAAAGAAACATAATAGATTTTATTGAATTTAATATTTTTCATAACATGGGAGTAAAAGAAATAAGAGAACTACTTAGACTCTACAATCTCGAACATAGTGTCGTCCAGAACAAAAAATCTGGGCGGTATTCTATTATTCTCCATAACAACATCATAGGAACGAACGTAGATGGAGAGAAGGTAGTTGTGTTCAGAACCATTCCGGATGGAAGCAATACGTTCTCTATGGAGCGAAATAGATTCTATGAGGGGTTTGTAGAGGCTTTTGATGACGATAAGGCGATTGAAGCCGTAAGACAGTATTTTGAGAAAAACAGAAATGATAGGGTATAAGACGAAGATGGATTATATTACTATCGAAATGAGGTAAAACAACGATAAAGCAATGGAAAAGATGGATGATAATACTAAAAATATCCTTTATCCAAAAGGATCTATTTTTCGCATATTGAAAGATGATATAATCAGTGCAGAATTTAAAATCGTCAAAGGAGCTATAGCGGAGGCAGTATCAGACATAGAAGTAAATGATAAATATGCTGAGGTTTGTTGTAATGGGGAGACGTTCGTCATAGAAACAGATATTATGGATATTATTCTTACCAAAGACCCCATAGAAAACAAATCGGTGAAAAATGACATCATTGATGATAAACTACGATGGGACTTGCTTCCAATGGAGGAGATTGAAGACATTGTAAGAGTCTATCATGCTGGCGCCAAGAAGTACGGACCCAATAAATGGCAGAACCTTGACAACGGGTTTGAACGGTATCGTGCTGCGGCTGCCAGACACCTAATGGAATACATGAAAGGGGAAAGAATAGACTCAGATACAGGAGCTTTTCATCTTGCACAATGTGCATGGAATTGTATAGCTATGCTGTGGTATGATAAGCACGGGAAAGGATTAATACAATTAAATAAGGAGGAAAAGAAATGACAATAGAACAACTAAATTATTTATTAAGAAAAGAGCTTTATGCTATAAAAAACCATAAAGACAATATTGATAGAATCAAAAAAAGAATATTTTGATTCCAATTATGGGTTAAAAGAAGGAGATAAGATCCGTATTTTACACGAAGCAGGAGATGAAATGATAGGCTTCTTGAAAAAAGTTGAAGTATGTGAAGACGGAGATCTGTACTTGACAATCCAAAAACAAAACGAAAAAGGTGACAGAGGCAGAGGAAAATGGAATATGTATCTATCATCAAAATTAATTAAAATAGAAAAATTATTAGATTAGCAACGATATGATTAGAGCAAGATTTTACATTAAAAAATCCGACTGCGACAACGACTACCGTCCAGTCAAATGGCCTATAAAATATCCATATTGGTGTAGTGCAGAATCCGATAATTCATTTGTATTGGTAGCGTATGCTGAAGATGAAGACAGCATAAAAGAACTGTGGCCGGAGGCGTATGATATTAATGTCTTAGAGAAAGATACCGAAATTAGATTCACATTAAGATTCCCTAAGCCGGAATGGTATGAATTGTACGAAAGGGAATTAGAAGAATGTGATAGATTTATATGGGTTACGGATGCGTGCCTGAGAAACGGTATAATAAGAAAAGTAAAAGCTAAAATAGAAGAGTATGGTGGTCTTTTGTTAGCCGACATCCCTGATAGGTTCACTCCTTATGAAATAGGAATGGATGCTTTTGAGAGCAAAGAAGAAGCTTTAAAACATGCAGAGGAACGGAGAGCGCACCTGATCGAATTTATTAAGAAAAAATTGAATGAACTTGAAAATCTAAAATTTGAATGCGATGATTAACTATGCAGCAAAAGCCAGAAAAGCTTATTTGATAAACAATTTCGATAAGATTCTTAACAGTCTTAACACGCTTCATTCAACGGTTGAGACCATGACGTTATTCGTAAACGACCAGGCTTATAATTACATTCTTAAACTAAAGGAAATAATTAAAACCAGTCCTATGTATAAGCACAATATCAAGCGTCTTTTAAATGATATGGACAAAGAGATAAAGAGGTACAATGCTTCTATCTACTACATAAATAAAGAGCGTAGTGAGGTTATAGCTGATATAACACAAGCGATGGAGGATTGCCTCATGCCATACATAGACGACCTGGCCGGCGCTATAAGGGCAGCCGTGTGGTCGAGGGGTGTGTCCGAGGAGCGGACGGAAGCGGCGGTACTGTCCCTAATCGTATCCTCTTTGGCCACGACATCAGGCAGACTTATCTCAGGTGGATATCAGATCATGAAAGAAATGGGTGGGGGTCAAGGTGGTAATCCATTTACGTTTATGAGCATTGATAAGATAAGACACTTATCTACATCATTATCTGATGCTATTACCGGTGGGGAAATAGCTCTTGAAGAAAAAGAAGCCAATGATATAACTAAGGCAATGGATGTTTTTATTGAGAAAATGTCTGATTCGGATATTGTTGATAAGGTGATCAGCATACTCGAAGAGGCAGAATCTAAAAATAAGGAGGAGCGATCGTGAATTATTTGGATGGGTATGTAGAAGAGATTCTTTCTGAGCCGTACTATGATGATTATGGCTCTGGAATTTTTAGGTGGTGGGTGGAAGTATCTTACATTTGTGAAGGTACAGAATCAACTACTATCTTAATGTTTGATACGAGAGAAGAAGCGGAAGCTGTAAAAACAGGTTATAAATTTTTATGTTGAAAATAATATGAGGTATTTTATTTTATTGATGGCACTTGTGTTATCATCATGTTCGCATGATGATAGTCAGGTTAATAACGGATGGGTTATATATGATTTACGTCCTTTAGAAGATGGATGTATAATGTATTATGGTAAAGACGAAAGAATTTCAATATTTTATAATAATAGGCTTATAAAATTCGTTGGATACCAAGGGGAATACAATATCGGAGATTCTATTAAGATCGTAAAAGTTAAATAATATGGAAAAGAATTTAAAACTCATATGTCCAAAATGTGGCACTCCTCACCAGCCTCATTCTCCGCACACGATGGATGCAGATGGATTTGAAAGGTGTGAGATAAGAACTGTCATGGAAGACAGGGGGTGGTGCTACGAATGCTCTTTTTGGCAAAACTTGTACGACAAGCACAAAGACGATCCAGGATGGGTTAGGATAGACGGTGAAAGCTGGGTGCTTAAGCCTATGGTGGAAAACGTACCGAGCGGATGGAACAGCCTTGGATGTGGTGGAAGAAAAATGTATATCAATATCGAAGGGAAAGGCATTGTTACATCAAATAACTGCTGGTGTCAAGGTGATGTTTCGGACGCATTCAAGGATCTTATGCCTGATAATGCTACTTGGGCTACGAAGGAGGAATTTGACAAAGCTCCTGTAGTAGGACATATCATAGAAGGTATTGGTTTAGTTTTCACAGATAGGGGAGGTCATGAAGTTAATGCTTAGAAACTTATTTCATGTTCTGCTTATACAAGAAAAGATGGTAACTACAACAATCCCCAACCATACAATAGGCGTACGGTTGGGGATTGTTGTCATATCGTAAAATTAAGTGTTTCTTCTAATATCAGATATTCAGTATGAACTTTACTTCCGCCATCATTTATCAAGTCCAAATTAATATAAGCTGTATATGATACATGATGATCACCAGGAGCAAGACGTTTCATATCTGATAAGAACATAGAATTTAAACCTTGGCCAGACCATGATTCTGGATATGGCAAAGGTTTAAAGTCGGCGTCTGTACATCTTACAACCCAAGTAAGATTAGGATCTGCCCTAACTATTCTATCATGAGGTCCATCAATTACAAGATCTGGCATCTTATATTGGTAACTATCATAATTAAGGACAATAGGATCACCAAAGTTTACACCGTATATAGCAGCAGGTGGAGTAAAGCTTGTTATTAAAAAGGTTCTATTAATCCTATTGGTTGTTCTTAGCGTAAACTCATCAGGTGCTATCACACTTACTCTAAATCCATAATAAGGAGAGGTTGTTAAAGCAATAGCAAGAACCACCGAATCCTGTTCAAGCAATTCCTCTGTCGTATCAACCTGACTATCGATCTCTTGCCTATCTTCCATTGGAACACCGCCTTGGACACTTATGGAATCCAGCCGTTCTTTTTTAGACAGAAAGATAAATTGCCCGCCCTGTGGAATGGTGCCTACTTTCTTTCCTTCTACGATTACCCCCCCCCCTATACAATTGCTAACTATCTTATACTCATATAGTTTAGCATTATTTTCAAATCTTCTTCTCATAATTTCATAAAATTAATTCGGTAAAGGGGCGGACATAACGTGGATTACTCCTTGTACTTGTATCCAAATGATCTCCTTGGATGTTTATATCATAATACCACGAATAGGTAAATTGTGTAGATTGAGTGGATGTCCACATTTTATTACTCATTATCGTACCTCCTACCATTAAAAGGCATTCGTTTATTTCATTCGCATACAATGATATCAAAAAAAACTCTCCGGCGCCACCTACATATCCATTTTGACCATTTTTAAATAAATAGCTATTAGCTTTATTAAAAGCGTAATTTTCATTACTGGTATCATATTCAAGATACGCATTCTGATTTTCACGCCCCCAATAATCCTTTTTAACGGTCTCCATATAAGAACTATTTTGTGCAAATACATTGTCTACTCTTCCATCCTTACCCCAACTAAATGTGCCAATATATTCGGTGGCTATAACAAAACACACTTTATCTACAAGAGCTATTCCATTGCATAGATCATTGGAATATCCTTTATTAGACCAATTTTCTTTTGTATATAATCCTCCATCTACATGTTGGATGTATATGCCTTTATTGATTATAAGCGAGGGATTTACCCCCATCCCTATTTGAAATCTTCGTCTCATGATTTTTGTTTGCAAGATAGCAATAATTGACAACATAAAAGAAACCGGTTCCCTATCATCTCTGACTGAGAACCGGTAAGAAAACAATTTCAGAAAAAATTTAACCTACATAATCTTTCAAGTAAGAACAAAAAACGTACAATCTACTCTTTGACGATGCTAATATAACATATTGGAATCATACAAAAACAATGCAAGTCCGATATTCTTCGTCTACTTGTAGCTCACATCATCGTCTCCTTCTGAATCAGGAGTGGCACCGATGAAAAACATCATTGACTTGTTGTTCGTCTGCTGCCACCAGTTATAGGCACGCGCTACGTCTTCCGGCGTCTTGATATTATACCATTGTTTGATAAACGTCTGTTTGGCGAGTTGCCTAAATAACTTAGACTCTCCTTTGTATGTGCCGGATGTTACTTTATCAAGTGAGTAATTCCTAAGATCAGTAAGATCCTTCAACTTCCGCCCCATGACAAACGGGTCGTTAATGATATCTACAACGTTAAGCTCCATAATAAACGGCATCTGTGAAGCTATTTCGTTTATGGTTCTGAATCCGACATAGGATCCAAATTGAGTAAGCCAACTTTCTTCGTTTTCATCATCATCACGCCATCCGGCAAGAAGCATGGATACGGCTTGCATGATAAGGAACGTGCCGGCATAGACACTGAGACGTTTTATATTGGTTTTCTCTACCTCATTCATATTGTCTTTATTTTCGTTCCAGGCATCTATGATGTTTTTCATACCAGACTCGGAAGCTAAGCTAAATGTTTTGGCTATCATATTCTTTAACGTAATTGACAACCCTTCCTCTTCTTGCATTGTCTGGAAATTGAAGCCACGTCTTTTCCACAGACGTTGAGCCGCCAGCACCAACCATCCTCGGTGGGCGGTCATGAACCTGGCTATCCAGTTGCGCGATGCGGCAGTTCGGTTTTCTTCATTCAAAGATCCGTTACATATCTGCGACAAGCTACGGACTTGATTCCTGGTTATAGCCATCTGGGTTTCAACTTCCTCAACAGTAACACCCGATCCCGGCTTTACAACCACCTTTCCATCCACGACGTCTACCATACTCCATAAAGTACGATCTTTTAATGCGTTCCATTCTCTTTTTATGGTACTCTGTTCTTTATTGCGTTCTTTTTCCATCTTGAAATCTTGGAACGTGTAGAACCGGCCTTTGTAATAACGAACATTGTCCATAGTAGCAATCATAACCTGCGGATCAAGAGGGTAGTTCAGGATTTCCATAAAAGCATACATAGGCGAACGCATTAAGGTCCTGGCCGCTCTATTGTATCCGGCACCATACATACGATTTCGGATATTGAATATCCCCATTCTCTCACCTATGACATATAATTTGCTTTTCCTATCTATGTCTCCGGTTTCTGCTATACAAGATGGCGCAAGACGGGAAAACTCAGCCGATGCGTATTTAAGGGAATCTTTGCTTATATACTGTCCTACGGCTGATTCCATGATGAGGTTGATATGGCCTGTCAGGGCGCCGGTAGCTGCCACAAACGGAGACAGTGCCAAGTTCATAACCGACATAAATCTTTCAACAGCCATCATAATTCTTGTAAGGTCTACCGTATATCCTCCGATGTTCACCGTAAGTTTTTTGGTGTTCATCCTAATGCCATAATAATGATCGTTGAAGAAGTCCCTGAACATCTGATATGCTTGGGTTGCTTCAGCCTTTTTACCACCTTCAAATTGTTTATTTAGTAACATCTGCTCCAGTCCTTGGGCAAGCTCTATAGACTTCTGCTTTTCGTTGTATAACGATGATTGCATCATAAGCATCGAATAAGAGTAGCCAAAATCGTGAGATACATCATCTTGGTTCTCCAATTCATATATGTAGTATTTAGGTATAGACCTAAGCCTGTCTTCTGGATCATACACTTCTCCTTGCCTGGTCTTACCATATAGAGAATCGTCTACTCTGTCCAGGCACAGATCTGATACAAAATTACGAACCGTATTTTTGAAGTTAATACCCAATCCTTCTACACGTTCTATATCTTGTTTGGATATCTGTGGAATAGCATACAGGTTCGGGCTCTGCTCTTTGTATAGATCAAGGGATTGTCTTTTTATTTCCTTGAGTTTTTGAATCATATTCCACTGCTCTACGTTTTTAGTAGCAACCTCATTACCGTCAGCATCATACTTGATACCAAAGTCATTGAAATACGATTCGTCACGATACAGGCTTTTCTTAGGCATTCGATGACCATACCCATGATCTTTTACATAATCAGGATTACGACCGCTATTTTCGGCTTCAGATTCAGCCACCCATGCCCTTGCAGGGTCGAAAGACAAGTACGATATGTCCATGCCATAATCTTGGGTGGATGTACCGTTTTGTACGTCCTTAACCATTTGCGCCACATCTATCTCACCTCGACCGATTTTGTCGATCATAGCTGCATATCCGGTAGGCGCCATGCGTTTATAGTACGAAAAAACCTGGCTTCTGGCAAATTCATTAACAATAGCATTAGCTTCTTCTACGCCCTCTTCTCTTGTATTATTTAAAAATAAGCTGGCCATCTTAGCATTAACAGCATTCCTGAAATCTCTACCGTCTAATTCTTTGCTTATACCAAGCTTTTCTGACAGGTAGTTGGTTTCAGATACGGTAAACAGATATCGGTTATCAGCAGCCTTAAACAGCTTATCCCTTAAAGCCTGAATCCTTTTTGCTTTCTTCGCCGTAGTATGACGTTGTACGAACTTCCATTCCACTTCCTTGGAGTCAGCAAGAGCATTTAAATAAGACTGATTTACTTCGTTTTCAGCCTTACTGCTTTTAGTAAGGTACTTATCAATATCTTCAAGACCCACCATCTTAGCATAATCTATCAAAATAGTGTAATCGGCTTCAATAGCTTCAGATGCGGCCCTAAAAGCATCTCTTTCGGATGAGGTAAATGTCGCTTCGTTAATTTCTCCGATATCAGCCACATCGCGATTGTTTCCGATTATTTCCTTGATAATAGCCTTATTTTTTTCTATATCTTTCACAATAGAATCCACGTCAGTCGCATCTCTATCACTTGTCGTAGAACTAATGATATCATGCGCCATTTTAAGATACGAAGCCTTGTTATTTGATTCGGTACGTGCCGACTGTTCTGATTCTACATCATTCCAAAACCGATCGTTGAATGACAGGTGACCTCCCAACATAAGTGTCTTCAGCGCAGCTTCTCCTCCAGACTCGCTCTGAATCGTTCTTAATTTTTGCAAAAACGATTCTGATACGGCATTAGTGGCATTATTTGATTCCTTTCTCCAAACTTCATTTATAGCTTGTATTTCTTTGGCCATCTTAAGTTGGTCGCCGGTTTTTTCCACTCTCCTGGTTCCTACATATATGTATTCTGAAGCTGCTTCCTTACGTTGTTTACGAAGCAGTCCTTCTTCTTCGTAATTGCTGCTTTTAAAATAGGCAACCTCATCAAAATTACCACCGCTATCAATAAAAGGCTGCCTCAATATCCGTTTTTGCCGGGATAGGGCATTAAGATATTCTTTGGTTGTTTGAGAAACCGGATACCCTAATTCTTCTTCAGCCTTTTTGTATATGGATTCCATTCTTGTGGCATAACTTTCGCTAAATTCCAGTTCCGAATTTTCAGCATCCCACTTTTCCATCTGCTCTGTATAGATCTTTTCCTGCTCGATGGTAAAAATATCGGTATTAACCCTATCAGACGATGGTTTGAATTTAGCGTTTTCAGTAACCGTATTTCCATCCTTGTCAACTACTTCTCTTTTAAATACGTAATTACGGTTATTGTCAACCACATCACCAATTTCTTCTTCTGATATCTCTATGTTCATGGCAGTCGCAAACGCTCGCATCTGCGCCAGCTTCTTATTACGATCGTATTTAGCCATATCAAGAGCACTACGAAGGTAATTAGAAGTTTTGCCGTCTACTTTCTGAAGCAGTTTTTCAAATTCAGATTTGTTAAAACCATGCTTTTTCGCATATGCCAGGAAATCGGATATGGCGGGCTGGGCATTCACCATCGCATTGTAATTGTCTTTGGCAATCATAGCTCCAAGAGCGTTATTGAACGGACTGGAAGAATGCTCTAATATACCGAACCACCTACTTATCCAAGAAACATCGTGTTGAACCTTGTCGAAAAATTCTTTTACTCTCTTTACCTTATCTGCCGGCACATGAAGTTCGTTCATTAACTTATCAAGCAACGTACTTTCATCAAGGTCTTGTACTGATTTAATATCAGACTGAATACCATTGATGTCGGCAATGACGGTATTGATCCTATTTGTATAATCCTGCTTTTCACGTTCATCAAATTCGGTACTTCTGTTACGGATATATCCTCGAAGATCGTTCATGATCGGAAGAACCTGATTGTTGATAATATCTACGTTCTTTCGATCATTGGTATTGAAGTGAAGCTTACCGTCTTTGGTATCACCATGAAGGATGGTGTTCACCACATTGCTTAAGTATCTGACCTGAGCTTCGGCTGTAGAGATCATGCTGTTCATGGCAGCCGCCATCTCATTCTTGTCTATTTCGGTCTCTACCTTATTTATCTTATCTTCTATGGTCTTAAGCTGAGCAAGGGTCATAGACGTAGTTACAGCCCTATCAGAGCTTATCTGACGTAAGTCTCTTAACGTTTTTCTCAATGCCCGGATCTTAGACTCAAGAAACTTGTTCTTGTTCATAGAAGAAAGGGAGTATAATGTAAAGTCATTATCCTTTAACAGAGAAGTGTCAAATCCTTTATCTATGTCAGTAATGGCAAGATCACGAATGTTTTTAATAACGTTATTCAAATCTTGTCTTTGGGTTGATAAAGCTGATTTAAGCCAGCTTACTATTCCAGAGAAAAGCCGCCGGACGCGCCCCAGGAAGGAGGTGGGCTCTACCGGCGCCTGTGCTGTGCCGGTCTGCATCTCCCTGGCGAGGATCTTTCCTAGAATTTCTCTCCTAACAGCATTATCAAGCTCAGCTCCTTCATATACCTTACCGTATGTATTATAATACTGACCTGCATACTGGTTCCACTCTTCCGTACCTTCCACATCTTGCAGAACAGCCTCAACAGCATTCTGATCTCTGTATGCCTCTACAAGGAAGTGGGCTGTTTCTTCTACTAAATCAGATAAAGTAGCATCTTCACCAACTGCTATTACGTTATTGGCAATATCCGCCAATGCCTTAGCAGAAGGTTCGTGCCCGTATTTGGTTTGGTACTTCTCTATATAATCGGTCATACCTATGACACTAACGCCAAGAGTTTTCAGTATCTCGACAATAGAATTTCGTTGGTCACGTTCCTGCCTGCTATAATCTGATACGATCTTAGCTTTAGTATCAGCATAAAGATCGTTGTCTTCTAATATGAATGAAACTACAAGCGCATCAAAATGATCGTACTTGGCGTCCAATTCATTGTATCTTCCTGACTTGAGATCGTTCTTTATCTGTTCCTTGCTAACCCTCTCCGTTCCTCCGGTAGCGAGCCTCATAGTTACCTTACTATTATCCAACGAGCTTATGGTTATCATACCTTGGTCGTTCATGGAAACATCGGAACCAAAATGATTACGGAGCTCGGTGTAGGATAATGCTGAATTGAAAAGTCTAATTTGTCCTGTATGTCCTTCTCCTGTAAGATAATAGCTCCTTGTTTCAGGATCGAATATCTTGGATCCGGACAAAAGACCTTTCTTTATAAGGTAGTTAATTATCCCGCCTTTCGTTGATAAAGAAGTAGAAGCAGAAGCGGTCATGACCGGTATAAAAGACTTGGGATTATTAAGAACATACTTTCCAGCCTTGTAAGTAATGTCTGCCACGCCATCCACGGTAGATTCTTGAACGGTGCCGGATAAGAATCCTATTCTAATATCATTCCCGCCAGAGCGAAGAGCTTCTCCGTAATCTTCAAATAATTGACTACGATCGTTCATGAAAAACAAACGAGGCTCTCCGGTCTGATACGTTACACCCACAGGATTAGAATCTGTTTCTGGTAGCTCTTCTGGGCTAAATATCTTAAGACCGTCTTTTATAACCATATAATTAACACCCTTATCCTGTACCATAGATACGGGGGTGAAGTCCGAAGATATAGTATCTTGTAGATACTGACCGGCGTCTATTCCAGGTCCTTCCGGTACGGAAATACTTGACGGAACCATAGCATCCACCAACATAATATTATCACCCAGATTTTGGCTGTAGAATCCAAAGCCCGATTCTCGGATTTCATAAGGTGCATCTGATTTTGACACAAGAACAGGATTACTCATCTTAGAAGCCTTATCCAGCACCCTTTCTCTATAGGCTTCCGGAATAAGATCGATGTTGGATTTTACCTTATTATAAGCCGGTTTGTTGATAGGCACTCTCTTTCTCCAGTCGCCAAAAGCCTTTAAGAACTTATTAGAAAATACGGTTTTAAAAACAGTAGTAGCCCGCTCCCTATTTTCCATAAGAGGAATAGATGCTATTTTATCAAACAACATAGACCTGTCCCCTGATCTGGTAGAGACAGAAACAACTTTCTTTTTATTATCTCTTTTAATAATACACGTTGACGCCATAAGAATTTATTTTGTTTTGACACAAAGGTAATTAAAAATCAGGCACATGATAAAAACAAAGCCGTCTAACTTCCCAGTCTGACGGCTTAATATACATATGAAAAAATAATTATAATCTGACGTAAATCGTCAAGTTACGCTTACGCATTATATTTGTACCCATTTCTATGAATAAACCTTCCTGATTCGAACCTTTCCACATCATCCGGTCCAATAGGTCCGCAGTCTTCCCTCCTTGCCTCATACCACAGCCCCGGCTTACGGAGCCGGCAGGTTATGACGTATTTAAAGCAGTTGTGGGTAAAATGGAATACGGAGCCTACTGGGAAATACCTGGTAGTTTGAAACACTATTCTTTTTCGTTTAGTATCAAACACTATATCTCCTACTACCTTAGTCACGTAATAGCTTATGCCATTTAACGTTTCATCTGTTTGTGGTATCCAATAATAACCTTTTGCCATGCCACAAATATACGAAAAAGTCGGATAACTCACGTACCCGACTTCATTATTTGTTTAAACAGACCAATTCCATCTATTATAATATGACCGCTTTGCATACGACCATTATTAGGATTGTAAAGAAAATTGAAACCACTTTCTTTTTCCTGTCTTTCAAAAGAACTGATATCCTTTCCTCTACGGGCTCTTTCAAAAGCTTTCTTGAACAATTTGCCTCTAAAGGTCTTGACGAGGATCTTGGTAGCGTTATTGCCGGCTTTTACCATTGTTTTCCTTGTCTGGTCCTCCGAGACAAAACTGCTTCGGAAAACATACGATGCTGCTGCTTGTATATCTTGTTTAGTCATCATATGCCAAACATTCCTTTCAGAATACTGATCTTTATTCCGTATATCAATTTCATCTCATCTCTATCATATACGCCAAAAAAGGATTCACTGGGATCCTTTGGATTTACGCTCAGTTGAATTATACAATTGTAAAGATAGACCTTAAGTTCATAATTATCAGAGTATCTATCCCGTATGGTTTCAAATGTCTTAATTAATTCTTCAACAAGTACTCTGCTGAATGAAAAAGGTTCTCTACAATTACCTTTAAATATGATATGATTTAAATCATTGGTATTATCAAATTCGTACTCTACCCGACTGTCGTCCATCATATCATAAGTGATTGACTTTTTGATTTTAAACCCCATGTTATTTTGTTTTTTAGTTAATATAGATCTTCTGAATACAATTGTTCTCTAATGGCACTCCTATCTACTACCATTTCCTGATTATTGCTCTTAACAAGAGCAGATGCCTCCTCTCTTGTTAGAAACCGATTCTTGCTTGTCAAAAATCCTTGAACACTGCGGTTTTTATGAGCAATACCATAAGCTGCAAACTGAGAAATGATAGAACAATGTCTCAATCCACAAAATACGGTTCCGGATGGTATGTTTACTGGACCGTGAGGCTTGTTCTTGTGATCTTGAACCCATATAGCTGCGCATACAACAATTTCCTTATCACACATAATTTACATATTTAAAATACCGTTTTTACCAATATGCTTCTTCTCTTCTTCAGTAGGCCATTCTTTCTTGAACTTACCATGCCACGTTCCAGGAACTACCACCACTTCGTCTCCCTTACTATATTCAATAGCGGCACATTCAGAACAAAGAGGCTTGCCTTCATATCCCTTTAGCGACTTATCGTAAATACGATTCTTACAAGGTCTTATAAGAGCCCAATAACAGGATGTGGCTGTATTATCTATACAGCCACATTTTGAACAAACAAACAAACTCATCCCGCAATCTCCCAGTCATTAGACATAATATCATGTTCGGTTGGATTCCAATTTGATGCTACTTTTTGACCTGTATCTATCATCAATATATTTACGTCAAACATACAGATATACTTTTTACCCCAATCGATTCTTTTTATCTTACGACCTAATTTAAGCCGTTCTAAAGCCTGTTCGAATGTCATGCCATGACGAGGCAGTTTGAGATACTTTTCAAGTCTGTCGGAGGCTTCATTTGGTGTATGGCCATCGTATTCGAAAGCGGTTTCTCTTTCAGGAACATCAAACAAATCCCAGTATTTGCTTTCATAGTGATTAGATACCTGACCGGTAGGTAGGATCGCCATCACAATAAACCAATCATCAGAACCGAAGCATTTTTCTCCATCGCTGTGTCTCCTTGATTTGCAAACTTCAACCTGTCCGTTTCTGGCTAATAGATTAAAGAAGGCGGCATTATACAACATGCGGTACCGATACAATTCATTGAAAGTATGGTATCCATCAGAAACCTCTCCCATGTCTCCAGGTTCTGCTTCAGGTTCAGGATGATTCGGGTAGTGGTAGTCTACTGATGCCTCTAACACGGACTTTACGTGTTCCATTACCCTCGTAGCATCATCATGTTTAAAAAAATGCTTAATTCTTTCAACGAATTTAATATCTTCGTTGATTGCTGATTCGAACTCTTCTTTAGTCATTACCCTGACTGAATCTTTTAATTCCATTATTTGTAATATTTTAATTGTTCTGAAATCCTATATTTACTTATATCATCGCACAAGTTACACCCTCCTGTACATCCACAAATCAAACAATACGAGTCTCTTTCTGTCTTCGATTTGGATTGAAAATCTCTTACGGCTTTAATCCAGATAGGAGAAATAATCTTACCGGAAAATACAGGTACATCTAAGATTAATGTTTCCATTATTTTGGCAAAATATTCATATAACACGGCACATCTACCACATCTCTTCTACGAAGTCCCTTATCAAAATAGGAAACCATATAAGTGTTTTTACCTTCGTGATCAGGTCTGGGATCAAAGCATTCAAAAACGAATCTTGTTCTACCTTCAAGATGACCAAACATGAAAACAAATTCGCCACCGTATCTTTTATTAGCCAATTCTTCTACAGTCATAACCTATCTCCTCCTAATCCTGAATTGATGCTAACATACTTAACACGGACATCATTTCCACGTCCAAGCTGACCCCAGCCGGGCGATGGCGTTCCCTTGGCCGGAGCAGGGACAGCCCTAAGCCGAGACCAGTCCTGCTTTTGCCTCATGGCTTCAGCCTCTTTGTAATACCGGTTACACAGTTCTTGATCTTCGTAACCAACGTAATCTTCCTTATTTTCCATATAGAATACTTTTTCAACAAAAGTACGACATTCATGAATTAATTAGATTTAAAATAAAACAATATGAATTAAAATAAAAACCCGATACGTTAAAATCGCATCGGGCCTGGTATTGAAAAAAAATAGGTTCAGATCTTGGGTAAAGATTCGAGCCAATTTTTAACATCTTTAGGTAATTATATACAACTTTACACCACAAATACGCCAATTTGTTTTCATATATAAATAATAATTTCTATATTTGTGTCATGAGATTAGTCGAACAACATACGATCAAACCAAGTTCTGTTTATTACAATGAACTTTATGATCTATTGCATAAGTGTAAAAACTTATACAATAAAGGGTTATATGTTGTTAGACAGTATTATTTTCAATACAAGGATGATAATACTGTAAAGTATAAGTACCTAAACTACTATTCTCTTGAAAAGAAGTTAAGAACAGAAAATGATGTTGACTATCGTGCTTTACCAGCACCGGTTGCTCAACAAGTATTGATGATGGTTGATAGAAACTTTAAATCTTTCTTCAATCTCTTTAATAAAAAGAATAGAGGTGAGTATTCTGAGGAAGTAAGAATGCCAAGGTATCTCAACAAGGGTGGTTTGTTTCCTGCTGTTTTTGCAACAAATGCTTTTTCTCAAAAATGGATAAAACAAGGCATTGTTAAGTTACCAAAACAGTTTTCCTTTACAACAAGAACTAACAAGCAAAATATTCAACAACTTAGATTCATTCCTAAGAATGGGTATATTGTTCTTGAAATAGTTTACAATAAGAAGGAAAAGAATCTTATGTCCGATAATGGGAACTATCTTGGCATCGACATAGGATTGGATAATTTAGCATCTTGTGTTTCAAACACCGGTTCTTGTTTTATCATCAATGGTAGACCACTAAAGTCTATTAACCAATATTATAACAAAAGGTTAGCATTCTTAAAATCTAAGTTAAAAGACAATAAACAGATTTCAAAACAAATAAGGTCATTAACCGACAAAAGGAATAACAAGATCAAAGACTATCTGCATAAAGCAAGTAGAATATTGGTTAATCATGTAGTTTCCAATGGTATTAATACGATCATAATCGGTCATAACAAGTGCTGGAAACAAGAGATCAATATTGGAAAGCGTAATAATCAGAACTTTGTATCTATTCCTTTTAATTCGTTTATCAGTATGATATCGTATAAAGCTACATTAGAAGGTATTAATGTTAAGATCGTTGAAGAATCTTATACTTCAAAATGTAGCTTTTTAGATAATGAACGGATTTGCAAACATGAATCTTACAAAGGAAGAAGGATTAAACGAGGATTGTTTAAAACCTCTTCTGGTAAGACAATTAATGCTGATATCAATGGTGCTTTTAACATCATCCGTAAATCGGAAAAAGAATCCTTTGATGTAACGATGTTACCAGAAGGTAGAGGGTTTTGGTGTAACCCGGTACGAATTTCCGTATAAATGTGTATTACTTTACGCTTTTGGTGTAAAGTGGTATATAATCACCCATTTAGGGTCTTTGTCTATTCTATCTTTCAGTTCATGCAATGCTGAGTCCATAACCGTATTCGGTACGCCAATCAACTCTCCTATTAAATACAATGGGGTTTTATTCGATTTAGATTCGTGTGCTATATTCATATCCCAAAAAAAGTTATGTGAAACAAACCGGCCACGGGTATTCTATTGCCCGCCGACCGGTATAATATTTTTATTCCTTTTTTTCCAAACGGGAAAAACGGGAATGCGGGAATCATATTTTTTACTATGGCTCCCGCACCACCGGAAGGACCTGGATCTGGATCTCAGGTCAGATCCTTCCAGTTTATTTTTTCGCCGAGGTAATCTTGCACGGCAAGCCATCTTATAAAGGCTACTCCTTCGGGAGCATCCGGATCATCCAAATACATTAACGTAGCTTTCACCAACTCGTTCTCACATTTGAAGACCTTCGGAAAACCATCCGAATAGTACATTGCAAAGACATATTGGACATCGCCCCATGTCGCTTTATCCGGCTTCTTCGCTCCGCACTTTTCAAAAATATCTTTTATTTCCGGCTGCTTCCAGATCCTCTTGGATCCATCGACGTTGACCATCTTCTTTACCGCCTCATCAGCGAGAGCATTAGAAAAATGGTAGCCGTAAGTATCTACATATTTCTGATAAGCTGGATCCTCTGCGTCTGCTCCTCAATAAGAACGACCTCTGCCACGTCCGCGACCTCTACGCATCTGAGGTCCGTCACCGTAGTATCTGTCGTCTCCATAGTAATCGGTCGGGTAGGATTCGTAACCCATCCTCCGGTATTCCCGGTCCTCCATTTCATGACGACGTTCGCGCTCTTCAAGCCTTCTTTCCCTTTCTTCCAGCTCGTTTTCGCGTTCTTCCATTTCCTTCATCTTCTCATGCATACCGTAATGGTCGTAAATACCACCACCGTACCCCATGTACGTCCCATCAGAACGCCGGCTTCTGCCTCTGCCTCCACCTCGTCTGTCTTCTATCTCGTCATATCCAGGATATTCTCTGTGTCCTGAATTTAAATCATATACTATCATATTACACTTATTTCAAACGTTCTACAATTAACTTCTTTAAATCTTCGAATGAATCAGTAAGGTCATTCACCTTATTTTCTATACCAGCTATTTTACGATCCTGCTCTCTCGTTTGTTTGAATGCCGGATTGATGTCTTCTAATATAGATTCACAAGCCTCTATCTTGGCACGATGGGCATCTACGCTGTTTATTATGTCTTGACTGGTGTTTTTTATAGCATTCAGTTCGTTCATAATCGGATCTATGCTGGTAGATAATGTTATGCCCATAGCCTTAGCCACATTCTGGGATTCCGGGACCGTATAGGTCTTGGTTTCGCCAGTGAGCTCTACCGTCAGATCCACCACGCGGGTCTGCATCGCCTGATACTGACCTGGCTGAGGAGGAAGATACCTGGGTTCGGATACGGCTACTACCTTTCCCAATTCGTATTTAGGTACTGTATTAGTATCAAGGGTATGTACCTGAAACCCTTTCTTCAAATCTGAAAACATGATCAAAATATTAGTTAGGTGAAAATAGGGTGATGATCTTCATCACCCTACTGAAATCATTTACCTGCTTTAACTTCAGACGCCTGGGCTGTTGTTGTCGGAACACAACAATCCATTAATCTTAACACGCCACGAACTTTATTGAAGTACAGAAGGCGTTCTGTGCCATTTACCATAGCAGCACCCGTGACAGCTACGTTAATAGGGTTCACGACATTCACTCCCGTAACCGGGCAACAGGTGTCGGCTCCTACTGTTGAAACTGTGCTGTTTGCCGGGACCGCAATCTGTACCGGTAGAGCACTTCCGGCTGTGGGGACTACTTGCCTTATCTTAAGAAGGATAAGACCCTCACACGGAAGGGCGATCCAAGCCCGTGGGTTAATACCGAAGACTGTATTTGTCGTACTGACAATAACATTCTTCGTAACCATCTCATACAACGATCCTATTTTAGAAACACAAGCCATATTAGCCTCCTTTCTTAATAAAATCAGACAGCAGCGTTGTTATTGCAACATCCGTTGTTACATCCGCATCCGTTATTACAGCAACCTCCTCCGAATACCTGTCCCCAAGTATAAGCCTGGTAAGGAGAACAAGAGGGGTAGGCCGGGACGGCCGTCGGGCGTAATTGACCAACGATATTCTGGGTTTGTTGCTGAGATAATGCCGAAGCTGTCAAAGCCGCTTTTTCTTCACGAAGTTGAGCAATAGTGTTCTGCATTTCCCTCATTTCCAACTGACAGAATTTGTCGTTGATCATAACGGTTTGGGCGTCAAGTTTCGCAGACAAGATATTGAATTGGCTTGTAGCTTGCTCACGATTGTTAGCCAGACCTTGGTTGAGACCGTTCTGCAAGACATTGGTTTGTTCCAACGTGCGAAGCTGGTTATCAAAACCTTGCTGAGTAATCATTCCCTGAGTCTGGCAAGTGCTTTGATTGATCAACGAACTCAGATTGCAGCAGCAAGAGCTGATTTGATTTCCTATTTCACAACCTTGTTGTTGAACTGCGTTGATAACAGCCTGAGAAGTCATACCTACCTGACCAGCTACTTTATCAATAGCACCCTGTACGTTGCAGATAGCGTTCTGAAGTTGAGTAGTAGAACAGTTCAAAGCAGAAGCAATCTGATCTATGGCGCTACGATTACCTTGAATTGCCTGCATCAAAAGTTCACGACCGTAATCGTTATTCAACTGAGCCGGCAAACCATTGGCACAACAATCACCGCCATTTCCAAAACCGTTACCGAAGCCGCGTCCACCCCACAGCCAGAACAAAACAATTATCCAGAGCCACCAACCGTTAGCCCCACCGAAACCGTCCTGGTTGTTACGACCGTTCATCAAAGCCGCCACCAGATTCGGATCCATTTTATTACCACCTATCAAATTAGCAAACATGCCGGGAATCATTGAAAGAAGACCGTTAGTGGCTGCACCACCACCGTTAGCCCCGGCTCCATCTAAAAGGACGATTTTATCACCACCCATAATTTTATAGTATTTAATTGTTAAACATACGTGCATGAAGCACGTAACAAAGATCATGATTGCAGGGTGGAACAAGGCTGAGTTTGTTTCCGATAAAATGGAAGGATTTTCAGTAAAAACGGAAATATAATATACAACGAGTAGTTTTCCCCATTTATGGGGAAAAATTGATAATCAGCAACTTTCGCTTTTCTTTTTTTGGGTAAAGCGCTGTAAATCAAAACAGGATCCGCATCACTGCGAATCCTGCCTCAACTAATCTAAACTAAAATACCATGAAAAACTTTTCCCTACTAAAACTAAAGAACGAACAAATGTATGAAAATACATGCTTTTCACAAAGAATCCGTATCCTGTTCTTTGGTATGGTTAAGTACATGGGATATAGTTCTGATACTTAATCCGGTTTGATTTTGTATCAGATTATAAATATAGGATTTTGAAACTACAGTTCTTAATTGACCTAAATCATTCATAATGTTTTTATACATAAGATGAATGCTGTTGTTACGTTTGATGGTACTGATTCTCATTTCCTACTGTTATTAGTTACGTTCGGTTCTTACTTTTTCCTATTTTCTATAATCCCTTCCTGAAACTAATATCGCAAACTTAATAAAAATAATCCATAAACAATAAAAATCTAACTTTTCTTGTATGTTGTTGATATACGTGCATATATAAGAAAAGTGAGACTTTCACAAGCCCCACTTCCCAAATCGTAATTATGAAAAAACTATATTATATGTGTACAAAAATTATTTGCATTCTAATTTGTTAAGATCATCCAATTCAGACTTGCTTACGATCATATCTTGCGTCAAGCCAGATCTGTTTTGGTATGGAGCGTAATCGGTTTCTACCGTCTTTACCTTCTGAGTAGAATCGTATTTCACCTCCGATTCGGTTCCTGTCAGATTTTGGTAGATAGAGCCGGAACTACTCTCGCTTACTTTAGACCATATCTTATTACCTACTCTTATAAAATTATCATAAATACCTTCTGCTGTTATAACACCATCTTGCTCTACGATATTAGAACCCGATTTTTCTTTTAACAAATACGGGTGCCTGGTGTAAAAATAGTGTTCAAAATCATTCCCAGCATACGAAGGGTCATACCTCTCCAAATAAAACAATTCTGATAAAGAAGGGTCGGTACTGGTCATGCTATAATCAAACAACATCAACCTGTCTTTTCCAGATAAAGATAATTCTATTGATTTCAAAATATCAGGATCATCAGAAATAAGACCCAAAGATGGACCAGGTTTGAAGTCAAGATACTTATAGGCATTATCATATAATTTTGTTTTATGGAGTTTGTTGTCAAGGTAAGATTGGTATAAATCGAATAAGGATAATGGGTTTTCGCTATCTTGTTTTTTGTTCATGTATCGACTATACTCCCGATCCACATCCACGTAAGGAACGTCAAGTACCGCAGGGTGCCCAAACACCATCCTGGTCATTATCATGTCCTCTGTGTTCTGAGAATCCATGAACGATCTGACGTATTTTTTAATGGAAGCCATGAGCGTATTATTATCTACGTTCCGTACTTTCTCTTTATCCAAAACGCCGTTCTTAAAACAAGATTCAGGATATATTTTAGTAGAAAAATGAGTTAGGTTGTGCTTGGCTAATACTGTTGATATTTGATACATCTCGTTAAGATCATCTTTGCTGATCCTTTGATATAGATTATCTCCTACCTTAAGCAATGAATGTTTCTCAAATGCCTCTACTGGGTCTATATCGGATTCAGAATAAACGATATTCAAATTATCCATATACTCCGGCAATAATCCAAAATAATAGTCTGTACTATCACCAAGAACATCATCTATAGAAGATGCCAGCGTTGGAGCATAATTTACATCATTATGCCTGGCCACATAAATATCAAGATCCAGCATCAAATTATCTATCTTATTCAAAGATTCTTCTGTGCCATCATAAGTTTCCGATGTCCCTATTATATCTATGCCAAACCACGTACAAGCCTCTTCTATATCCCATATCATGCTTCTTAAATCGGATTCGGTGTCGGCATTAGCCCTATGTAAATAAGCTGATATACGAGCTCTTAGGAACTCTATTTTGCCGGAATTGTAATAAGAAAGATCTTGTAGCTTAGACAAAGATCTTCTCTTGCCTTCCACCACATCATCCCCTTCTATGTTTATTACCGGAATCTTATTCGTAGATGAGAACTCATCAAACATAGATTCGGCAAATTCTTTATCAGAAACGAATTTCTCAACCAGTTCAGGATATGAATTTCTCAACGATTCAAAAGCAGATGAAAATTCAGAAAAGTTTTTTATGCCGGCTACTGTTTTACGCATAGCATAATAAAGCTCAGAAGGATTATATGGTACTTTTTTACCAAATTGGTTAAACACTCCCTCCTTGTAAACAATAGGACCATACTGATAGTCAATAGACATAAAATAATTATCTTTTTCCCTATCATGTTCGTTAATAGAAGAATCTATTAACTTTCTCATGGAAGTCGAAACCTCGTTTAAAACAGAAGGATCGGATAAAATACGACTTATTTCTGTTTCATCATACAAACCGGATCTCCTTAATTTCTGCTCATTCAGTATCAAACTGCCATCTACATAAAAATCGAAGAGAATAGCATTAGACAATGAAGACGCATTGAAAAAATAATGAGTAGACAAAAGGAAATCCCTTACATCCTTAACATCCTGAGCCGTTAAAGGATCAGCAAAATAAGTCTGACGCTTCATATACGACAGCACGTCTTCTAAAAGAGGTTCACCATTGGGATCGGTATTAAACATCTCTCCTGGAGCCGGGTTATTCCAATGACCGTAATACGACAAAAAACCAGGAGTGTAAGCCTTAGCCCATACCTGAAGAGCCCGCTCGCTGTTTCCTAATACTTTTAAAGCACTTTCGTAAAGAACGGAAGGCTCCCCGTTAGGAGCCTTAACCCGTTTTATTTCATTTTCCTTTTTTTCTATCTGACATTTGACACCCATTGTAATTAACTTTTTTGCAAAGTTAATTATAAAACCGACTTATACAATGACGGATCCCAAATTCCTTCTATATAAATCTCCGGAAAACTCAAACTGCCATCACGAAGAGTGGTGACTTCCAAGCTGGGAATGTTGAAAACAGTACTGGTATCACCAAACTCACCATTCAACTTGATAGCATTTCCGCTGTTATTAGCCTCATAATAAAAATAACAATAATTTTCATTAATGCTTGGATCATATTCGTACCAATATGTTAGATCTTGTATATGATCTTCTATGTTACCAATTTTGTTTTCACCTAATATAAAAATACCATTATTGCTATGATTATAAACCATAGATTCATAACCACCATAATTCCAATTACTATTAAACATTATGTAACTAACATCAGAATCATGATCTTTTAATACAGGTCCTATATGTATATGAATTTTATTAAACTGACATACATAAGGTCTTTTTCCTCCAAGCCTTTTTATATCTTCATTGGATAACTTATTATAACATCCTCCCACGAAATTATCCGCAGCATTAAAAAATCTCCTTCTCATACTCAACACTCCTTATTTAACTCATTTATCGAATCCGAATTATCAGAACCTTCTACGAGATTCTTATTCCTATCTATCTCTTCCTGGCTCATATTACTCATCATATTTTGTATTTTTCTACCAGATTGAGATAAAGAGCGGATGAATGCACTGGAACTTATCTTAACTCCAAGATCCGGTTTTGCCCTAAACGCTTCACCGGTACTGATATTATACAAATCATACACACCTGAGTTCATATAGAATTTATATATCCAGTTTCCACCAGCTTTTTTGTACCCTAATTTGGTTAACTCGACTACACTCATACCAAATTTAATGCCATTACGACCCATTATCTTCTCCGGTATAGGTTCTACCTTAGCCGGAACAGATGTATATGCTTCATCACCGCCGTACAGGAAATAAGGGGTTGTCACCCTTGATATGTGAGTAAGAGGTTCTTCGGATATACGAGGCTCGTCTTTCGCAGCCTTATATTCTTCCCTTGGATTGGATATCCTAATAAAAGGATCGTATGTCAAAAAGGTTAAGCCGTATTCTACTTTATAACCTGATACGCCGTTAAGATCCCTTATAGCCTTAGTCGTATGCGAGTGATTGATGGTGTCTATACCATACCTTGATTCCATATCGGTCATAATACTATTAACCTCATCTCCCTCTACATAAACCTCTTCTCCTTCCGGGATAGAGGTTATGCCGGCAGCCCTTCTAAGTAGCCATAAAGTGACTTCAGCAATGTCAGAGAACTTATCTCCGTTCTTCCTATAGTTATCTACTCTTCCTTCTTCATATCCAGGTAATTCGATATTTCCTTTAACTTCGACATTTGTTCTGGATTGTCCTTTGCCTTCTCCATCTCCCTTTTTATCGCCATCTTCCTCAGTGCGTACTGCACCGCCTTCTGCACTTCCTTCTTTTCCATCATTTAAAATATTATCTGATTCTGACTCTATAGACTCCACGACAGCATCATACTCTGGTATGCCGCTAAGGAAATCTGCTACGTTATTCAAAAACTCTATTTTTTCCTCGTTTGTCATATCAAGGCTTTCCACGGGCTCCCATATGGCAGGCAAGTTGTTTGATTTTATTGCAGTAGAAACATCTTCTATAGTTTGGTTGTCCACCGTAGGCAAAACTTTAGAAACCAAACTATTGATATCAGATTCCATTTTTTCTACTTCCTCTTTTGTGCCATATTCTTTTAGGGTATCCATGCCATTGACTCTAAGAGAATAATTCAAAGCCTTGCTTGGAACAAAATTAATATATTTCAAAAAGTTTTTCAACTCTGATATAATTTGTTCGTCAGATCTTGGCCCAACATAATCAACCACCACCTGATCTGTTTGAGAACGAAGCCAAGAAACGTATTCTTCTAAGGTCTTACCACCTTTACTGGAAGGAGTGGATATTTTATCACCTACTGTTCCTTTAGGTTCTAATCCCATTTCTTCCTTAAGGCTTTTAGGATTACCTCTCTCACGAAGAAACCTCAAATCACCTCCTACAATCTTCCTTGCTATAAAATCAAAAATATTAGCATAAGACGGCAATCCTTCTTTTTCTATATGAGATTCTATTTCGTTTAACATAAGAGAGAAGTTTTTCCTGGAGGTACGCTTCTTGCCAGGTAAAGACTGCGTAGCTTGTGCCGCAGGAGCCGGCTGAGCTAATGGCGCCGGCTGAGTCTCCCGGGCAGCCCCTTCCTCTGGCATTTCCTCTTCATAAACTTCCACATCTTCTACCTTAGAAGTAACGGTCTTACCCTCATCAGAGAAAGGAAGATCATCCTCTATAAGCGATTTAGGTCTGGAAGATGATTTGCCAAACTGAATCCTGATCTTAGGAGCGACAAACATCTCACCTTCGAAATCTATTCCAGATTCTACTTCAGACGTCACAATGTCTTTCACATTCCTGCTTTCATCTTCTACCCACTTAACAACATCAGGAACCGTAGATAATTTTTCTATAGCCTCACGAGCTTTTCTAAGCCCTGAAATAGGATTCAAATACGATACTTGATACGAAGCCGGATCAAGACCTAACTTGGTTAGATACGCATTAAGATCTTGTATGTCATCTTGACCCATCTGTAGCAATTCAGAATCACCAGATTCAAGCAGCATATCTATAAAAGACATCCATTTCTGCCCTTCCTCTGATTCTACAGAACGTAGGCTAACTGGGAAAAGATAATTAAGACCGTTTTTACCTTTGATGACGACTACCGGAACTCTTACATTTTTGTAATTATTCCCCTTGTCATTTAATATAGAATAAGCAAATGGGAAGCCTGTGTATTTAGATCCGTTCTTAAGCACGACTTTGCCATTTAATACATATCCAACATCAGATACTTTTTCAGCACCTTTTTCGGTAATGGGGAGATTTTCTACCTGGCCATATCCTTGACCGTTCACCTTCATGTTAAACACCGGTCTTCCGGGAAGGGTCTGGGCAACAACATGCGTGCCGACGCCGATGGTAGCCGACCGGCCGGCGTCCTTCTTCCACTTGTTAAAAGCCGTTCTTCTTATTTTACTTATACCATCTATGCCCCCTGTGTCAGCTTTTACAACAGAAACGAATCGGTTCCCACTCATGACCTTGATAACCATATTGGACACCAGTTTATTCTCAGCAGATTCTATTCTTTTTTTATCGCCGGACTGAACAGCATCATTGTATTCGGTAAAAAGAGACTGATTGTAGGTATCATTTACATCTATTTCGAGATTAACCTTATCTCCTTTTTTCAAAAAAGATAATGCTTCCTGATCTATTTTATCTACTTCATTCTCTCCGAATCCGACACCTGTTCTGTACGGAACCAACTCATCTGAATCAAGACGCTTATAAACCAAAGAATATGAATTACCCACGTCCTGAATAGACACGTCTGTGTAACGGTTAAGAACACGAGCCGATTCTTTGTCTATAGACCATCTCGCATGATAAGGCAGTTCTATCACGGTAGCCGTTTCTCCACCTATGTTAAGAGAATACCTTTTAGTGCCATTAGCGTTCGTTTCAGAGCTTATTTGAATAGGAACCAATGATTTTATAGAAGATATAAATTTATCGGCTCTAAGACCTGCAATTTCATACCTTTCGTTGCCATCGTTGGATATTCTTCTAACCATCAACGTCTCTGGATTCTGGGCGCTATCTATGTTAGCTCCAGGCGTATTATCGGATTCATCTAACTCATTTACAAGAGAATCTATATTGGTATCATCCTCCCCAAAATTACTTAACGTAGATTCGGAAATACGACCTTTATCAATAATCCTGTTTTGTTCGATATAAGGAAGGAGATCTGTGATGTTTCCAACCTGGCCAAGATCTTCTATGGTAAATACCGAATCGGCAAGCTTATCTTCGTCAACCTTCTCCCCTTTATCCCGTCTGTTCATTATGTCAACATACGAAGAAATAGCATCATCAAGCTCCTTCCTTTGATCTGGTTCTAAATTGGATTTAGCCATATCAATAATAGCTTTATTATCCTCATACACAGATCTCGGACTTGTAAGCCTATCAGCCTTCTCAGATAATGATTTTATGAGATTAACAGGACTGTCACCCAAAGACGATACATAATCATCAAAATCTTGTTTATATTTATCATACACATCTTTTTCTCTCGCAGTAAGAAGATCGGTATTACCTGTATATAGTTTATCAATTATAGACTGCCTTACGGCCGGAACCATAATAGGATTATCCATAGCAGCCTCATAATCTTCATCTGATACAGACTCCGTAAGCGGTGACTCTTTTATATCATCTTCTGCTTCCTTCATCCTATCTTCCCTTACTTTATCAAGAGCATGCATAAAAGCCTTGATAGTCCAAGCTTCGTCTTCCGAAATCTTACCTTCTGACACAGCTTGATCTACTACCTCATCAGTATCATATTCACCGACTTTATTAGGCTCTGCAAAATCAGGAACCTTGTCATCCCCCTTATAAGGAGTAGACCATAGAGAAGACAGCGCTTTTGAAAATCCCCTGTTTTCCTCAGCTAAGAATCTTTTATCAAGCATCTTAGACAAGAAGTTATTCATATTCCTATAGTCCATCAAACTCCTTCGGTATTCATTTACCAAGGATCTCATGGCTTTGTCTTTGGCTGTAAACTTCTTTTCCTGTCTTGATTTTACATTAAAATAATCATCAAAAGCCACAAGTGTATCATAGGCTTCTATTACATCTTGTGAACTTATGGGAGAAAGAGGAGATGATAAAACAGATTCGGTTTTACTTACCAACTCTTCTATCGAAAACTCTTTTCCTATTAACGTTGATAACTCAGACAACGAATTGTTATAATTGGTTCTAAGGCTTTCCAATTCTTTGGTTTTTCGTTGTATGGATTCAGCTTGCGGATCTTTCCCTTCTACATTACGAGGGCGGGTAGCAAGATCTTCTATTTCGGATTCAAGTTCTTCTATCCTTGACCGTATGCCACGGATAGCCATCGCCCGCTCCCTTGCCCTGTCCGACAGCCGGGAGAACGTACTTAGAGCATCCGCCACGCGAGGCTGACCCGAAAGCGTTTCTATGACAGAAGCTATGTCTTTCATTCTTGATTCCGATTGAAGACCAAGGAAAGCATTACGAGCCACGTATTTCCTAAACTCAATCTTAGAATCATCACCTATAAGATCTTCGGCAAAACTCTGGGCAGATCTGAAATCCGAAAGACGATTGTTATAATTATCAATAATAGAGTCCTTGTATTTCTTTGCCTCTTCCAAAGACATTCCATTAGCTTCGGCTATTTCCGAAATAGGCATCATATCAATCATCTGCCGGAAATTTTCAGCCGAATCCTCTAAGGTTCCCATTTGGTTGTCAATAGACATCTTTTCAAACATAGCATCATCAAGCTCCTTACCAGTCATAGACTGGGCATCGGAACGAACTTGAGGCCCTAAACTCATTGATTTTTTCAACGTATTCAAAGCCGCCATGTTAAGATTAGAAGATGCTTTGTTGTATTCATTCACTTGCCTTTCCAGCAAGATCTGACTATTGCTATACTCTTTCAACCCAAAGAAGCCTTCCCTCATACCGAACAAAGAACCGATAATAGCACCGATTCCTATTTCAGTCCATCCTTCTTTAGACGTATATTGCTTTTTAAATCCTTCAGAAATAGCATCAAGAACATCAACGGCTCCGTTCATGGCGACATTATCATATCTTGACTTAACATATTCCTCAGCCGTATTCTGGACAGCACCTTGAGATCCTTCTTCCCATAAGCCTTCAGATACCGGTCTTTTCATGATATTGAAAACATTGCCTGCTATCTTCTGTCCTATATTGGGATTGGTTATTTTAATAGCCATCTCTCCCGGCTTCGCAACTTCCGTCCCTAATCCAAATAAATGCTTGTTGAGCTTCTTTTCCAACCCTGGTATAGCTTTGCCTCCTAACCCTATATACTTACCAAAAAGAAGCCAGTTAGATAATCCTACTATACCCATATTGGCGGCAAATATAGCACTACCTACATCAGCATTAGAATTACGAAAAACAGCCATTTCCTCTGCATTGGGATCACGACCATAAATCTTACGATAATAATCCTTGAAATCAGACTCGGATTGCTTCATAAAAGAATTTGCTTCAACCGATGACTCGAATCCGGCACTGGTAGCCAACAACGTCATGGTCTTAGCCGCCTCCCCTACATTTCTTCCGGTAGCAACTCCTTTTCTTACATAGTCGTTAAACACGCTTTTAAGGCTTCCTATGCCCCTATTGGCGGCTTGCCTTGCTGCCAACTTAGCTCCGATTCTTCCACCTAATTTAGCACCTATATTGCCCAATGATCCAACTCCAAGTCCTCCGGTCATGTACGCTGATATCATGGCTCCTACGGTAAAAGACATTCCGTTACCAAGGACATCATTCCATAAGAAATTACCGGTATCCTTAAAAAGCTTCTGACCGAAATTATAATCTTCTACCTCTTTCTTGTAATAATGGGGAAGAAGCATGTCTATTTGCTGGTCAAGATCACCTACAAACTTATCCATGTTAGTGTTTAACGCAGCTTTGTAACTTCCCTCAGATGCCATATTGATAAGTTTGTCAGGCAATGACACAACTCCTTGAGCACCGTACAATGCGGACTTTAAAGCGAATTTGCCTACACCATTCCAAAACTTACTCCATCCGCTCTGTCTTCTGGCATAATAATCCTCATTATTTATACCCGGAATATAGTTGGGATATTTTGTACGCCATACCCCATCATTACCCATCTGATGACTTTCACGGATACTTACCTTCGGTCCATAGGGATTAAGAAGCGGCGGGGCAGGTGTAGCCCCCCTGTAGCTGTTACGAGCCAGTGCCTCCGAGTAGCTGTTGCTTATCTCCTTGGCTATATACGGTTCTTCGTATTCGGCAGCAGCTATCCTTGATGCGTAATCCGGAAATTTAGGTTGGGCATACACACCTTCACCAGGCATATAATTAGGAACCAGAGGTGTTGTCGTCTCTGGTAATGTAGCCGGAGTGTAATTCTCTTCTTCGGCTAATTTCCTTTGCCTTGCCACATCTTCGTAAGTGGTTTTAGCAGCAGGATTATATCTATCTATATTATTGTCAGCCATAAATTTTCTGCAAAAAATCGTTCAACTTACTAAACTTGTCATTCATATTGGGCGTGATATTTATTCCTCTCATATACGGATCCCTCATCTGATCAAGACGTTCTTGAACAGCCTCCTTCACGTATTTTACAAAGAAGTACTGAGGACACTTCTGGTGAATGCTATTCCAGTAATCCGCATACTCATCATTACCTGGATCCAAAGGAACAAAATCCGAGAACAACAATGCAGGATTTTTAGAATTTTTAGTCCTTTTGTCATAGAAATTGACCGCTACCTCTCTTGAACCCCTGTCATCCATTCCCTCCAACTGAACTGATATGTTATCAGACATGTCAATAAAATTATCAACAAGGGTTTTAACAACATTCATTTCTTCTGGCTTAAGGTAAGAACCATGAACCTTTACTATATCATAAAGATCATTCTTAACATCAGCCTTAGAAGCCAAACGGGGAAGACCATTACGTATAAGATACTTATCATAAGAATAACCTTCCTTCTTTCCGGTATCTACAAAATCACAGGTTCCAAAACTTGATTTGTAACCATCCACCGGATAATTACGCTCCTCGACCGAAGGATCTATACCCGCCTTAAGAAGCTCGTCATTCGTAATCTCAACCCTTTCTGTAACATAAGAATTTTTACCGGAACCTACTTGAGCAGTCAAGAATCTTCTAACAGTGCCATTATCTATCTCGGCATCCATATTAATGGCATTAATAGCAGTAGGATCCAGATTATTTACCTTTCCTGCCATGTAACCAGACAATCTTCTAAACTGAGCCTTCTGCAAAGACTTTTCCGGTGAATCGGCATTCCAATTGTATCTTTTGTAAGAATCAAGGTAATGATACTGAGATAACTTATCAGAAATCTGATCAGGAGATACAGACATTTTTATCTCATCCTGCATCTGACCTGCTATCATATCAGACACTCTACTGTTTTTCTCAGCATATCTTAGCTGGGTAATAGTTAATGGTTCACCTTCCTGATAATCTTTTAAATCTATATCACCATCCTTATCTATGGTCATATAATCTGATATATTAAAATCAGGATCGCCGTTGAGTTTCTTCATTCCATTAATAAGAGCCAATGTACCAGTAGAAGAACCATTATTCTCGCTTGTAATAGCATCAGATATGTTTTTCCCCAACTTGCCGGCACTCGCCTTAGCTCCTAATGACGGAGATATAGCACTAAGAATATCTATTCCTCTTGAAGGGTCCATCATGTATTCTCTGAACCCTACGGCATCAGATACACCAGTTGTTATGGCTGTGGCGAGCAGGAAGGCTCCAGCCTTGTCATCTGTATCGGTAAGATTTATAAAAGAATTTCCTTTCATAAACTTAGCATTACGAACTTTACTGATAATATCCTTATTTTTTTTAGTAACTATATTATCTATTTGATAATCAGTTATGTTATTTATAGCCTTTGCAGCTCCATTTGCCTTAGAATCAGAAAGAAGTAAAGCATCATAAGCTTCAGACAATCTGTTATTTCCTTGTCCGAAATATCCGTTTTTCTGACCTCCATTATTTTTTAAATAAGAATATATCCGTTCTTCAGGAGTCATATTAGCATACAATCCTGGGTCAGTTTTTTCTTCTTCGTATGATGCTGCAACGATATTACTTCTGTCTGTAGGAGATAATGAATTATATAATTTCAATAAATTTGCTCTACGCTCTGTGGAAGAAGATGTGAGTTGTTCATAAGGGATATTAGCCAAATTAACAGATCCTATCTTACCCGTTCCAGAATTGATAGCCGTAGGCCCGTCCATAGGAGCCATCGGCACTCCTACACCGCCTGCTCCTCTTGTGCCTCCGGATGAGCTTTCAGTTCCCATCTTGGAGCCGTAAGTGCGCATGTACTCGGTTTCAATCTTGGCCTGAGCAAGCTGCTCTTTTGCCAACGATATTTCAACCATAGACTTAGCATTATCAGTCAAAAACTTTTGCTGAGCCCTATCCTCTGCCAACCTTGCAAAATAAAGATCATCTTTCTTCCTTTCAAAACTTGTATTGTCGTATCTCCATGCATCAGTCATCTTATCGAAAAGATTATTGGTAACAACAAAATTAGCGGCCGCTACCGGATCTGACGAAGCTATTATCATATCTGCCTCCCTCTTGGCTTCCGCTTTCTGATTTTTAGCTTCCTGTATCTGACTGTCAATACGATCAATAATACTCTTATTATCACCTACTGATTTCTTTTTCGCTTCCAATGCTCCTATGTGTCTATCGTATCTTTCGACATAAGACCCAATGTATTGACTAACCAAATCCGGATTACTGAACACCGGATTGGTAGCTGCCATGTATGATGCTTCTATTCTCATCTGATTCCTCATGTTTTCAGATAAGTTAGCAGACACAAAATTCCTTATCTGGGAATCTGTAAGTTCATCTACGTTAACTTCTATAATCCCACCAGTAGGATTACCTTTAACATCATATTCTGTTGTCTGAATCTTCTTGCCTTCGTTGTTTTTCCTAAAGTCACTAACCAGCTTATTTATCTCCTTAGTATAATCGACATAAGGAGAATAATGAAGACCTCCTAACCTTGATCCTGCTTTACCATCTGACCTCCATTTGTAATAAGGATCCAAAGCATGCCATTCATTAATAGGAGAATAAAGTTCAGGATGATTCTGTTTTATAGATTCTATTTCCTTCATAACCCTCTTGCCTTCTTTTGTGCCGGCAATAGCGTTAATGACCGTATCATCCAACACCGAGCTAATCTCTCCTTGTATGGCTCTTGTAACACCATCAGAAGAAAGATCCACGCCTTTGAATTTTTGATTGATGTTAGCAATCACACCTGACATCTTATCTTCCATATAAGCGCGGGCTTCAGGCTTATCTATCTCTTGACCCATAAGATAATCTACCTGGGTATAGATCTTTTCACGAGCAGCATCAACCTTCTGCTGTTTGTACATCATGACGTCCTTAACAAGATCTATGTTGTAAGGACTAACATACGGGGCATATTGCCTTAAAATACTATACTGTGAAGCCACTATTTGGTCCTCCTTCTTCTTTTAATTTCATCATCTTCTTCATTTAAACTTCTCAAGTAAGGTGTAGAATAATCACCCATATTCATCACATCCTGATTACCTTGAACGTAAATAATTTGACCACTTGGAAGCATTCTCATATTCGGAGCTATGGAAGCTATGGTATTCAACGATGTACGAACATTGAACTTATTCTGTATCTCGCTGTTTATGCTATCATAATAACGAGCAAGATTTTCATCCCTTATAGCCATAGCTTTCAACAACCCAGATTCATAACGTTGCCTTTCTGCTATGTTCTTATCATCTGTCTGAACATAAGCCATTTCATTGAACCTGTCAGCTTCGTTTATTTGCCTTGCGTTATTGAAATTTACTTCATTAACGTACTTGGCTATATTGCTTCCAGCTATGGCGTTTATATTAGCCAGAATAGCAGCCCGCTGGGAGTCGGGCACGTCACCTACTGCGTCTAACTGAGCCGATGTCGCACGGTTGAGCTCGTTGATATACTGATCAGCAGATTGAAGAACCGGGTCTATTCTCGGAGCCTGATGTCTTTCCAGGCCTTCTATCTCCAAGCCAGTGTCAAGGGTTCTCAGCATTTCCGGGAAGATAGGACCGAACGCTGCCGGCTGCCCCTGTCTTTTAGTTCCGTTGTCTTCAACCACCTCCTCTGTATCGGTGTCGGTTACAGTCGTGGGTGTATCGGTTTTCGATTTTACCTCTATCCTTCCAGGAGATCCAATCTTAGGAGGTGTAAGACCTGGTGCTATAGGACCGGCCTCAATAGGCTTCATTTCTGGTTTAACAGACTCAAGAACGAAGTCCATTTCCGGCATTAACCCGCTATCTTTTAAAGCAACAAACTTATTATAATCGGAGCCCAGAATCTTCTTAGCGGCATCAGATTTATCACCAAATAAGTCAACATAATTCTTTATCCCTTTTTCGTTTAACAATCTTTTTTGCTCTGCCGAAACAACGTCCAATCCATAATAAGAACGGGTGGCTGTTGTCTGACCAAACTTATCATCTACGGCGAATGAATTATAAGCCTGATTACCTCCGTAGCTTCCGGCGTCCTGGCCCCAGAATCCGTACTCATCTCTGAATTTCTTGGCTGCATCAGCATTCGTGATAGCACCTACATCAGCTAACGCCCACAATGCATTTAATTGCCTGTTGTATCCTTTCTGGAAACCTTCTGTATCAAAATCACCATCCGTATTGTACTTGTTAGCCCATCGGTTTACATCAAGCAAATTAGATACCGCCTTATCATTTACCCTTCCGTATCCTAAATTGCTTCTATGTTGTAGATTCTGATTGGCATTGACACTGGAATCGGGATTAAGAATCTGCTCACGACCACTAACATCAGATATAGTCATATTAAGAGTTCGTCCAAATAACTGATTGATAAGCTTATTGTAGCCGATAGCATTCTTTCTAAGTTCCTCCAGCTCCTTCTGAGTAGGTCCACCTTCAGCCATTTTCCTGGTTTGCTTAACATACTCGTCATATATCCAGTTCTTGGCATCTGATTCTGCAATATTAAAAGCCTTGGCTTGTTTCTTTACCTGATTCAGATCAACAACCCCGCCATCCCTGAAGAAAGCATCCATCTTCTCGTTACGCTTAGATTCTTCCTGTTTGCCATAAACGATTTCAGCGAAAGAACGAAATTGTGCTTCAAGCTCGTCTATCTCTTTCTGGTTTTCATTGACGTACTTGGAAAGAATAGAAGCATTAAGATTAGATGTATTTTTATCTTTTACATCTTCATTTTTCTCTAATCTCTTATATACACGCTCCTGATCTTCGTACTTGTCAGCCAAACCAATCTTTTTCTTATATCGATCAAGGAGTGTAGCATACGTATCTTTAGACGTTGCCTTAATACCGTAATTTTCTCTAACGTAAGAGGCAAACTCATCATCTATCTTACGATAATCGGAAACAATATAAGCTTCCGGTAAATCAACTGGCGTGCCTCCATTCTCATGCCTGTTTCCTTTAGCTTCCATAGGCCCCACTGAATCAGGCGTCAGTACATACTCACCTTTTTCTATCTCTACATTCGCAGCATCTTCCATAGACTTGGGAAGAGGATAAATATATTCGCCGGTCATATCAGACGTATCCATCTTCTGACCGTTACCTAAATTCACGCCACCACCTTCACGTTCCCACTTGATGAATTGCTGACGACGCTCCTTGGCAAGTTTTTCCCTTGCAGCCTGCTCGTCTCTGCTGGCAGCATATGCAGCAGATGAAGCTCCCATGATATTACGGGTAAGACCTAATCCTAAACTAACACCAGATAAGGCAGCTTGAGCCACGTTAGCACCCACCTTATTACCAGCTCGTATCCTGCCAAGGCTGGATCCGAACATCTGAGCTCTGCTGGTTAGGTCGGGTGAGTAATATGGGATAGTCATAGGATCGAGAGGATTGCCGTCTTGAGATCGCTTATCTTTTTCATTGTTAGCATCATTAGCATCCACTACAGTACCCTTCGGCATAGACGACGGATCTACGGTGACGTTATTATTTACGTTCATGGTGGGCATAGAAGGCTCCTGTAATTTTATAGTAGAATAATCAGGACCTACTATATTATCAAAACCAGCCTCCATCTTGTTTATATCCTCATTTATCTCAATCATACCAGGAACATTAGACATGTCCATATTGATATAAGGATTAGATGTCGTGTCCGCCTGCTGGGTAACGTCTTGAACACTACCTCCTGGTGCGAATATTGGACGATTTTTTATGATTCGTAATCTCATATCTTCTCTTTTTTCACAAAGATAAGAGAAACGGACGAGAAAATCCAACGGAATCGAATCCATTTAAAAATCAAGATGGTAGAGGTGGAGCCTCTTTGTTTATAGGAGCGTTGACAGCCTTTTCTTTCTTCTTGTACAACTTGAGAGCTTTCCTGTATATAGATAATACAACCGGGCTCTGGATTTTCTTCATAGCCTTGGCAATAACATCTGAAGATAAGGCAGACATCACCACCGCATTAAGAAACGAACGAACAGAATTGTATTTCCCATCAAATCGCTTTAATAACCTAAGCCTAAATGATTTATATAGATAAGAATCAGACAATTCCTTGAGGCCGTTATTCTTAAGCCTTCTATTTAAAAATGCAACAGCCTTCTCTGAGAAGCACATTCGATTTTTACCTTGTTTATCTGTTGCATGTGAAAACCAGGACCATGCCGTGCTTGGGTGCTTGGCAATCCTATCAGCAAAGCTATCCAATATGCTGGTTCTGAGATCTCTTTTATGAGCATGGCAGGCGGCTATCTTCTCATCTCTACTAAGAGCTCCATTAAGACATCTAAATGTGGTACGTTCTTTCCCAATGAAGTATTCAGGATGCTCTTCTGCGAATTGAGCCCTAAAATCCTGATAACCATTCTTTCTCATTAAGTCTATCTGAGACCTAACATAAAACCTAACACACTTTTCTTCAGCTTCTTGAGCTTTCTTGCTACGAGGCTTACAAAGACGACCAAAACGACGGTAATCATAAACCATAGCCTCCACAAAATCATTGTACGGGAAATAACGACCAAATCCGTAGTTCCAGACCATGAAGCAACGCACGCGATCCTTCCAGTAGTCGGTGATTACAAAGTATTTACCAACCCTTTGTTTCTCATCAACTTTGTACCACCTATCAAATCTCCAGTTATAAAATAGATTAAAATACTTTAAATTGCCTAAACATTGACCGGCTGGTCTGCGTACTACATTATAGCCTAATTGATTGTGATTATTATAGATAACCTCAAGGGGTGAAACCGCTTCCTTTTTAAGGAGTGATTTGTGAATCTTGTCGCAATATGTCATTTCTGCTATCTTTGCCATTGGTTTTTGTTTTGTGCAAATATACGAAAAGTATTCATACTAACAGTAAAGAAATTGCACGACCCTGTATCCGGTTTGAGAAAAATAGGATACAGGGTTTTTGTTTCATATAGGTATGGTAAACGTAACCGATTCGTACCTTAACCGTAAGTCCCTGAACGTCAGTGGTGGGACAAGTTATCTAAAGGTATAATAGGATAAATGAATTTCCCCTATTATATATTCCATTCATACTCCATTCAGTCGTATTCATTTCATATATTTATATGTTATTCATATTTTTTAAATATCAATACTGTTTTAAATATACTTTTATAGTTTCGGAATCGAATCGAACGTAGTGAGTGAGATTTCGGAACGATTAATAATTTATCATTACGACTATTCACTTTTTAGCCTGATTGAGATTAAAAGTGATTGAGGATATCGACCGTAGGGAGATATGCGAAAGAACGAAAATATATTTTTATATTTTCAATATCTATATAAAGCGATTGAAACCGAATCGACCGAAGGGAGTGAGGTTGAGAGAAGTGATAACAGTTTTACGAGTAGCCACGAGATAAGCAGGCAGGCGGGTAAGCGAGGCCGTCGTGTGTTGTGAGGCAGGACAGCGTTAGCCCAAGCGTAGGTTCAGATCATTAGCTCCTATCATTGCAGAATGTAATCGTTACGAAGCATAAGAAAGCCGAGCCATCTTGATCACGTCCTTCATCCTTCGGAATCCGGGTAACGAGTCTATGGCTCGGCTTTAGAAACATTAATATGAAAAAAAATTGGTTTCAATTAAACTTCTGTCACTCCCTTAATCCGGAGTTGAATACTGGGAAGGACTGATTGGATAAAGGCTCGTCTTTTATCTTCTTCGTTTTCCTTCATATGTTGCTGGTATCGTAGTTCTTTATCATCATCCTTATCTTCTTTTAAACTCAACAAATGAGCTACGATATCCTTACCATACGTTTCAGTCCATGTACGGAATCTCTCTTCCTCGGACTGTCTCTCCTGGAACGGAGCTTCCGGGTTAGGGAGGGCGGCTGCCACTTCTACCTCTGGAAGTGTTACCGATGCTGCTATTTCTCCATCATCTCCGAATCCCATTTGACCATACGAAGATACGGAATTTTCTTCAATTTCCAAACCAAGATTTTTAGCAACCTCCATAGCATAGTTATAACGGTCATCGTTTCTTATGACACTTTTATGAGGACGTCCTGCTCCTTGGTTCCAAGCTACTACAGCATCCTTAAGGTTATCGGCGTTCATAAAATCCTGCCTGCTGTAGTTGTAATACCCTGGTCCTTTTTTTCCTTTTCTTGTGTATAAGAAATTAGAATATCCGGCCTTTCCTTCGTATTCGTCAGCCAAGAACTCAAGTTGGTCTTTGAATGTTGGTGTAGAATGACCTTTCTTTTTGGCGTGCTTGAATAGCTTATCCATGCGCTCATTATGCCATTGCTGTATGCCATATGATGTTCTGTTGTCTCCGTATATGTCATCTTTAAGACCGGATTCAGCCATGAGGTTACCTATGATGGCGAGCGCCTGTATCTTGGACATGCCGCGCTTATTAGTAAAGTAATCATATGCTTCACGTTGCTTGCCAATTACGCCACCTTCTTCAGCAAACACAATGCTTTTACTTGGTTTATCGTTTTCGTAGAAATACATGAATTTCCTACCAGGGAATCTGTGTGATGCATCTTTCGGATCTCCGTATTCTTTTTTATGATCAATAAAACGAAAACCAGCCTTGTATGGAGTAAGCTTCCCTCCGTTTCTTTTCTTTTCTTTTTTAGGATCAGCAATCCTATCCCCTACATAGTAGGCCCCTAATCCCACCGAGGCGTGATCTGTTATCCATTTGGCAGCCTTTTTATAGTCTGATATGGATTCAAAATATTCTTTCATCTCATTATCATACCCATAATCCTTCAAGTAATTTCTGGCTGCATATTCTAACATTTCAGGCGTCACTTCTTGAGCATCATCGGTCAAACCAAAATAATTTTTAATCTGAGTTCCTCTGGCCGCCATTTCCGTAAAATGATCCTCTTTGAAATAATCTTTTACTTCATCATCATCTATCTTATTCAAATCAAATCCGTTTTTATCTGCGCCTGAATCTGGATAATGAATTTTGTGTTCCACTTCATGACTTTTCACAAAATTCTCTACATCCTTGTTAGATATATTGGGGTTTCCTTCGAGAAATAAATCAATGAACTTATCAACGTTTTTAGACCTGATTATATTTCCATTTAATACCCCATATCCAGATATTTCATCTATTATCTCCCTTATCTCATCATCAGAGTATTCATCTCCTAAAAAATACTTTGCATCCCTGAAAACTTTCGGATCATCCCAATCATATATGTTGGTATCAAGCATATCCGGATCTGGCTCCCCATTTTTCATCCTTAACTTCTCCCCAGTAAGTCTTTCATAGGCTCCAGAGAAAAGTCGCTTTTTATGATTTTCCCATGCCTCGCCTATAGGAGATGCTGGTTTAGCATATTCAGGCAACGATCCTAAAAGTTCTTTATCTCTTTGAGATAGTTTTTTAGTAGCTCTTTTCGCTTGCATTGCTTTTTTCGATATACCTCCTACAAAAGGAATAAGACCCATAGCGGCCATAACCATTCCAAGCGCATCTCTATCTATGAAAGAATCATACGCATCCTTGACGTCCATTATATCACCTACTACAGGAACGCCTCCAGCTACAATTTCGTTTATATTCACACCATCAACAGGGATCGTACCATAATTAGCATTTTCATTTATTCCGCTTGACCCTACTGATGTATTATCCTTAGATGCAATGTACCTATATTTAGATCCGTTTTCTTCATCTACGGCTCCTCCTTCTTTTTTTATATTGGTATTGTATCTCTTTCCATTCCATGTAAATTCCTTAAGACCTCTTTTCCTGGCTTCTTTAAAGGCTTCGCCTCTTGTAGTGGAAATCGGGTCTTGTAATTCAAGATCGTTTTTTATGTCAAGAATAGCATCAATAATACTATTATTCTTTTTATCAGCATCATCTGAATTATTAACATTATCCGTAACATAAGATTGGCTTATCAAGTTTGATACGCTCTTTTTGTTTTTATAAGTTCCTTCTTTATCTGATGGAGCTTCAAAAGCATATACAAGTGGATACGAATAATCTGTATCTGGATCTTCTGACATAAATTCGTTTACTGCATGAATGGCTTTATCATATTTAGTATCCTTTATACTATACATCCCAGCATCTTGAACATGATCATAAAATCTGTCTATCATATAGTTGATATATCCACGCTTATCGCTCTTAAATCTCTCTTTATCTCTTTCAAACTCTTTTGGCGGATATCTTTTGTAATATTCTTGAAAAAGTCCCCTAAATTTTCCATCCTCAGATACAGCGTAGGGGTTTCCACCAGATTCTTCAATAATATTTCCAAGTACGGCTTCTATCTGGCGTTGATTAAAACCTTTATCATATAAAGCATCATAGATCATATTCATCCCTTCTACGTCCATAGTACGATGCTTACCCTTACCCACACGCTTCATATTTTCATATTTGGATTTGAATAAATCCCAATCTATTTCCGGCTTAGAAGAATCCCCTCCTTGTTTTTTGGATCTTATCTCCATCCTTTTATCCAAATCATTCTTTGAATCAATAATGGATCTAAACAGGATCTTGTTTGGATCATTCTCTTCGTATGGGATTTTATCTTCTACATAATCCCTTATTTCAAAAGGATATCCTATTGTATCAAGAGTCTTAGTAACAACCCCAACACCAAAAGGTTGATCGCTTCTATAAAAATCGTACTTATCTTTCACAACCATCCTACCTCTATCATCACGGTACATGGTAAAACTTGATAAGCCTGATAAATCATTTAAATCTCCGTAAGCATCCGGTATAAAATTATATTCGTTAAATACCTGATGTTCTCCGGTTCTGGCTTTTTTTAAGAGATCTATCCCCTCTTCCACCATTCCAAGTTTCCTACTTGTTACATCCCTTAACTCCTCCAAATCAGATACGTCCTTGCCTGCAACTTTTCCATCAATTATCTTATTATCTAAAGAATCAAGCTCCCTTCCATATTTTTTAGCCATTTTCTCCCACCCACCATTTATCCTGTCAGATATAATGGATTTGATATTGTCTGGTATTCTGACAATTCCATTTTCTTCTTTCAGATTATTTGGTTGGTTTAAGAATCTAAACCAAAGATTTTGACTAAAATCATCTACATTGGCTTTCGGAACATCTTGACCAAAAAATTCCATTATTTTGGTTTTTAATCCTCTTTCGTTAGCATACACATCAGGTGTTATATTAGATGCCAGATATTCTCTAAGTTTTACAAACGGACCAATTTTATTCCATAATGTTTTTGGTTGTTTGTCCTTTACATAATTTTTAATTTTCTTTGCCATCTTTTTCTTCCTCTAAGAATCCAAACATTTCACCTGCGCAATTACCAACAAATCCGGCTATGTAAGCTGCGTGTTCATCTTCTCCCACCTTAAAGCCAAGAGACATATTACAATGTTGGCATACCGACATAGCTGCATGAAATGATTCATGACATATGTTTCGCATAGTCATCTTATTCTCACTTTGAAAGTTCCATAATAACTTAAAAGCTCTATCATCCCCCTTATCACGAACAAGATTCAAGAAAGAGGCTTTTGAATCTAAATCGCCTTCATCTCCCCATTCTCCTTCATGATCCAATTCTGCATTCTCAAAACGATCACACAATGTTTTGTAATCTAACCCTATGGTGATAATCAACTTTAGTGGATATATCACAAAATCAAATTCTTTTTCTTTCATTTTTCTTCCTCCTTCTTAAATTTGTGGTAAGCATCACAAACCTTGTCAACCAACCATCCCATTAGATAGGCAGCGTGCTCATCTTCTCCGGCGTCAAAACTGTAGTTAATATTAAGATACTTACAGTAAAGGGAAAGACCGTGCAGACATTCGTGTCCTATGGTTCTAACATCCATATTAGACAGTGAATGAAACAAGAAACATATTTCTTTCCTGTGATTGGTTCGGTTTCCTACGAAAATAGTTCTGCCACCATAATCATCAGTCCACCCCTCCCAGCTCTGATCTTCTACTTCCAGGTTGGCGAACGTCTTAACTATATACTCTTCATCTGCCCCAAGCAATACCCTTACATTATAGGGGTATATGTCATTTTTATATAATACTTGTTTCATAACAAACTGTTTTTCAACAAAGATAAACAAAAAAGCCGAAGATATACTCACGTACTTCTTCGGCTATACCTTTAAAGCTAAAACTTGTTTACTAT